ACGGCTCTATGGAGCCGCCTATGGTTGCCTGCGGGGTCGCCGGGTGCCTTGGGCCGTGGGATGGCCCGTGGGAGCTTGGGAGTCACATTGGGAGGGATTCAGGGCGGGCCAGCCTTTTGGTGGCCCTTGGGCGGGTTTGGGTCACATTTGGCAGTTGGGGCAGGCTTTGGCCGCGGCTTTGAGGTTGGCCCGGAAAATGGCCCCGTTTAGCTTGGCAGTCCCGGATTTTTCCTGGTAGCGGATTTCCGCGGCGCGCTCCCGGGCGCCTTGGGCGGTTGCGCCGGTCACGGCGAGGGCGGCTGGGATGGCGAGGCAGACGATCATCATGGACAGGAAGAGCGAGGTGATTGAGTTCATTGCGGTATCTCCTTTGGTATGTGTTCATTCTAGGACGCCACGGGACGGTTGCAAGCGTTTTTTCGATTTATTTTCCACGGGAACCCAAGCCGCGGCTTGCCTCGGAATGTGGCCCGAAACCGGGCTTTAGCCACAAAATGCCGAAAAGCCAGTTCTGAGCCGGAACGTCGTTTATCTATGTGCGCGCTGCGCGACTATCACAGTGAACGCTTGCAGAGCAAGCATTTTTTCGATCTAAGCTTATGCTTTTCCGATCTGAGAAATAATCGAAAAATCGCTTGCACAGGACTTTGAGTCTGCTAATATTCATTTCAAGCAAGACGCACAACGCGACTTGCAGAGACTTCGCAATATCGCGAAGCTCACAACGAGAGAGTATTATCATGACTACTATCAATGCTAAAGCTGCATCTTTTAAAGAAGTTTTCGCTAACGCTGCTGTGAACTACAGCAACACTAAAACGCAAGCTTTGCAGCAAGCTGAGCAAGCGCAGTCTGATGAAGAGCGCGTTAGCTTCAACGCTACTGCTAAAACTGCGTCGACTCACGAGCGCTACACAGAAGCGCTGTCGAACATGAGCGAAAAAGCGCTCGCAAGTCTGAGCAAGTACAAAGTTGACGCTGCGCAACTTTCTGAGCAATCGCGTGAACTGAAAAAGCGTTCGATTGCGATTCTCGAAGCAATCGCAAACAAACAAAAAGTTAACGATCGTGCGCTTGACGCTGTGCTGCAATTCATCGTCGCAAAAGATGCAGTGAGCATGACGCTTGAACAAGTGCGCGCACAAATGCAACACGAAACTACTACGCAAGCGCAGTATTTCAAAACGTGCGCGATCTTCTTCAACTTCGCAACTTACTCGAAGTCTGAAAAGACTATCAACTTGAACAAAGATGCAGTTGTACTCAAAGAGTTGATTGCGATTTACAGCGCTTAATCAAGCGCACACACAAGCGCTCTCAGATCGTCTGAGAGCGCTTTTCTCTGATTCAAGCAGTGAGTATGAGCATGACACACGCAAAACGTCTCACAGCGCACGCTAGCGCGCTCGTAACAGATCGTCGCTACTATGTGACGTGCGCAAGTAACGCGCTTTTTCAATTGCGCTATGTGCGCGCTCATAAGCGTTACTATCTGCATCGCTCTGATAACGTTAGTGTGATGTTAGACGCTGCTAGTGCAAGCGCTGTATATGACGCTATCAAGCGTCATGTTGTACGCATCGCACTAGATGTTAGTTGCACTCGCACTAGTGTATATACAATGCGCTCTGATATACGCGCTATTGTACGCGCTAAGTTGTGCGCTAAGTTTGCACACTAGTTGTTAGTTAATATATAAGACAACTTACTAGTTGGAGTAAGTTGTCAAAGTCTTAGATGGTAGTTTGAAAGTGTGGCCCTATTGGCGCCATTGTCCCGGACTCCCAGGAACAGCCCTTACACAACCAGGAGTAGGAATTAACCACATAGCCCCTTACACAGCCGGATCGTAAACACTTAACCACGTAGCCACATAACACTTAACCACGTAACCCCTTACACAAGAGAGACCAACATGCCTAAGCCCTTACACGACCACTTCGAAATGCCCAAACCCCGTAACGGACTTGAACGCCTGTGGAATAAACTCGGGTTCCACACGCCCCACCAGCGTAAAGCCCTGAACCAATACGGGGACGCCCAGTTACACGAAGCCCGGCTTCGCCGGCTTGCTGAGAATGGCGGACTCGACCCCCACGACGAAGACGACTACATGCAGATCCAGATTCACCGTCACAAGGCTATCGAGCAAGCCAAAACCCGGAGTCAGGAAATCAAACGATTGGCGCGTGACATCCTGGTGCTCGAAACACAGTCCATGAACAAGCTCCAGACACACATGCCTACCGATGTCCAAAAGGCCATTGAGAAAGCCACTGCCATCTATGACTTGACCACACAGAAGACGATCCCGCTTCTCAAAAGCGTGCGCTGACGCTGTTACCTCATGAACGTCAAGCCCGGACTTCGTTCTGGGCTTTTTGTTGGGAGCCAACATAGACCTTGTGCAAGCGTTTACACTTATAAACGCTGAAAACAGACAAGCTGTACACAAAGAAGCACAGACAGAACGAGAGTACCTATGAAGATGGGAGAGATTTGGGGCGCTACAGACGCAGACAAGCCCCAGGAAAGCAAGCAAGAGGATCGGTTTCTGATGTCTGTGAGGGACTCGCTGGATTTTATCCACCACAAGATCGTCGACCTGCAAGACAAAGGCGAGTTCTGTAATGCGGAAGACATGCAGACCCTTAGAAAGAGCTTCTGCATGAGTCCAAGAGCGTTTGGAGCGGTGATCAGCTTGGAGCCTGAATACTTCGAGAGCTTCCCGCTTCAAGCGTCGCGGATGCAGAACGTGGCAGCTATTCTTGTGGGACTGACCACCGAAGACGTGGTAGAACTTGTCGGCAAAGGTGTTGAATTTTTCCCAACAGAGATAATAAACGATGACGCTTAAAACCAGTGATATTTGGGGTGCGACAGAGAACTCTGCGCCTCTGCCAGAAATGGACAACGTGGACACCACCGGAATGACACCCAAAGAGGCTTTCGAAGCCGGTGTGAAAGCGGGCAAGCTGGCCATCGTGAGAAAGATCGACGAGTTTTTCCTGCGTCCAGAGAACGCGAGGATGAACGCGGACAAAATCACCCGCATGCTTGGTTGCACGAACCAAGAGATGGACTGGCTTTGCACAGACGATGTGGAGAAGTTTGACCTCGATCGTCTGCCTCAAATTTACGAAAGCCTGGCGAACAACGTCAGATTAATGGGAATGACACTATGAGCACCCGTGAACGGCAGTTGGTGATGTTCGGCGTGAAGCTGAGCTTCGAAGAGGGAGAAAGGATGTTCTTCGAAGACCATGAAAATGGTGACTACAGAAGCGACCGCTTCATGGGTCTGCCGTACCGTATACAGAAAGACGTTCGTGACCAGCCGGTGGTTGTCGTGGACGACTGCATGAGCTGCGAGTACATGATCGCCGGGCGTGTGGTTGACTACGCGGACAGCTACGAGGGTGAAACGCTGGGCTTTACCATGTTCAGCCCCGAAGAGCCTATTACCGCAGCGCAGAAGCAAGAAACCATCGACACGCTGCGTTTTGCGGGCTTGAGCGAGGAAGAGCTTGAGCGTCGATTGACCTACATCGTTTTCACCCACGTCTCATGAGGCTCAGTGAGATTTGGGGTGCGAGCGACAAGCCCGAGAAGAGCAAGAGCGGTCTTGGCTTCATAGAAGACCACGCAATGAACGTCCGGGTTGTGCGTGACTACATGATCATGCAGAAGGATGAAGAGGCTCTGACGCGCTTTGAGATTGCCACCAAGCTGGACATGCTCAACCCAGATGGTGAGATGGATGTCGCGGAGTACACCAACTTTGCGAATCTGGTCACCGGGTACATCCCGCACACGCGAGCGTTCTATCTGGCGGAGCGCGTTGAGGCTCTTACTGTGTTCTGGCTGATACGCAGTTGGGCGCAGAAAAACACGGGCGTTGCAGGCTACACCAACAACATGGTCATAAACTGGCTAAAAATCGATCTTCCGCACTTGCAGAGTCTGCTGGATGACGATTTCGACGCCTGGGGCATCGATTACACCCAGGTGGTGGCGAAGACTTTCAAGGTGCTTGACCGATGACAAACCAACACATTGGCGTTTCGATTGCCGAGACGCTTCTGTACCAAGAACGACTTGCCCAGATGGCTGAGTTCGAAGTGGCAGCAGTAAAGACCCGGGTTCTCAAGCCCCGTGACTGCTACCGCGATCCAGAAGACGAAAGTCAGTGGATTCAGAGCAGCACCAGACAGTTATTCCAACTTTGGGTTGCGGGCGGACAATACGTGCGTGACCAGCTTCACAGTTTTAAGGAGAGCGACAATGACTTCAAATGCCAAACGATTGCAGGCGTTGTTTGAACACTGCGCACTGCACACCATGAGGAACATCGTCTTGCGGGCCGGGAAGCTGGACTTCTCGAAGCACGAAGACGGTACATACAACAGCCTTGAAACCGAAGACCTGTACAGCCTGTGGCTGTCGGGACATGGCCAGGGTGTCGTAGACCACGCAGCGGCGCGCGGAGACGTTGAGCTATGAGGCTGAGTGAACTGAAGAAACTGGTCGACGACGCAAGCGTTCGAGCGGCCAAGTTTCGTGAAGACCCGCAGGTTGCGATCTTCACTCTTGAACAAGCCAGCGGCCGGCATTTGCTGATCCCGGTCGAGTACGCGGCGATCGACAGCGCCAGTAATCTGGAGTGTCAGGCGTATGATCTGCTATCGCACCATGATGTGGTGATGACCCCTGAAAACCGCACTCTGTTTGTGCTTAGCGACGACGGCGAGGTATTGCAGTAATGCCACAGATTTTCATACCGCCTCTGGGCACTGTCATCCAGCTCGAAAAAGACTGGACGTTCAACCTGTACGAAGAGTCCCGGAACCAGAAGTTGATCGACCAGGCCGGGATCACACCTCCATATCGAGCGCACGATGACTGGGGTCGTCTGACTCTGGGTCAGCGTGCCGCAGAAATCGACAAGACCGACTGGGTGTACACGCCCTATCCCGGGCATCGCGGTGGTAACTACGACTACTGGAGCGGCGAGTGGAATCACTTGTTCACCTTTCGCGAAGGTACGGAGCTCAAGATGGACCGCATCTATATTCGCCAGGGCGGGCAAGACTTCGACAGCGTGACCTTCCGGAGTAAGCAATGGGTCAGTGCGATCGGTGATCCGCTGTTCACTGCCTCGCGCAAGTTGAAAACCATCCGCTTCTGGGCGAAGCTCAGTGACGTGAACAACATGATCGGGAGAGTGATCGATGGCTGACCAAGAAGATGGCATTCAGTATCTGGCTGACATGGTAGTCAAGTGGCATGAGTCCAGGCTGAGTCAGATCGACGAAATCCTCAATACGCCGGGCGACAAGGGGCTGAAACTCCGCAATGAGGAAGACGACAGCGACATTCTCATTGAGGGCGAAAAGCTCGCAGGCTTCCGGGCCGGGTTGCACGTCGCCAAGCTGATCCTGGGGGCGCTTCCGTTCAGTCTTGAGCCTCCCGATGAAGAGGAAGACGATGAGGAAGACGAACCTGATAACGAACCTCAATGGCCGGAGGGTTCTGGTCACTTCTCTTGACCTACTTGAGAATAACCCGCGACCGCATGGACTGGGATCGCGGGTTTTCTTTGTCCTAAGTTGACTTATCTTGTAAACGCTTGCAAAATAGCACTATACACAAAGAGATTTTTCGATATGAAACATAACCTGCAATTCGGCGAAACGAGTCTGCCCTGCCGTGAGGTAGTCGTCGATGACCAGACGTACCTCGTACCCAGAGGCATCGCTCGAAACCATCGGAACAAGTCTTGGCAGACGAAAATCAAGCGTAACGGCGAGCTGGTTCTGTCCGGGAACTACGCTGACAGCCTCTACGCTGGCCCAGAGGGCGCTTTGAAGGCTGCGATCGATCAGGTTGTAGCTTCGGGCGATGTTCAGCCCTCGCGCACGCTCAAGGTCAGCAACAGGGTGACGCTGCTGTGGGCTTTCAGCGGAGTAAACGTGCTGAGCATGAACGCTTTGGTCTACAGCCCGGTGCGCAAGCGTGCGACGACCATCTATCTGGTCAGCCACAACAAGCTGCTCGCGGACAAAGCCCCTGACTTGAAGAAGAAGCTGATCCGAGCGCTGCAACGGGAATGGCTTGAAGAGAATGGCCTGGTGACAGTGCCGGCTGCGATTCTGATCAAGTTGGATCGTGATGTGACCCGGATCATGACCAGCAAGTCTTGGGAAGACTTCGTGAAAATGGGTGCAGACATCGCCGGCACCCAGAGTGACTCAAAGATCGTCCAGTGATACCAGGTAGCCATCGCCTTCCTGAGCGATGATTCCGAACCCATCAACCAAAAACGCCGCTCGCATCGCCTTTTCATCATAGATGACGGGCAGTGCAGCGGCGTTTTGGCTTAGAAGAGGGTCGATCTGAGGGAGAAGCTCGTCCATCTTGTCGCTGAAATCAACGAGACGATGGCCATTTTGTGATTGTGTGACCAGATAGAACATGATGACGCCTCCTATGAGTGCGTCATCCATGTTACGTGATATCAGCCCAGCTTGCGAAGGACAGGAATCTCGCCGGCGCGGTATTTCAGCAGATCGGTGTAGCCGCCGATGTGAAAGCGCTCTGAGTTTTCGACGATGATCTGTGGAAGCGTGCGAACGGGGCCAACCGCGGCGATCAGTTCTTCCGGGGTGAACTGAGTGATTTCAGTGAAGTTCAGACCCTCGCGCTTGAACAGTTCTTTGGCTGCAACGCAGTGCGGGCAGTTGGGCATGGTGTAGATGGTGTAATGGTTCAACATCGGAAAGTTCCTGTGGTGTGAAAGGGTTTTGAAAGTCTATGATAATGCGTACATCACGGGCAGTCAGCCCAAATTCGCGGGGAAGTAGATATGACCACTATTGCTTTTGATGGACGCTACCTGGCCTCAGATGGACGTTGCACTACTGGGGACGGGATGATTGTTGGTCGTGCTGAGAAAAAGCTCCATGAGCTGGCGATCACTATCAACGGCAAGAAAACTCGAGCCGTAATCGGTTGCTCGGGCAACGTGATCAACATCACAGCCTTGCTTCACTGGCTCTCAAGTGGCGGCGACTTTTTCAGACGCGACCCGGAAGACCTGTTCAGCATCTTCGGCATTCACCCCGACCCACAGAACGCAAGCATCGGGATCGTCATCGTCACCAAAGAGGGTGAGTTCTGGCTGGTGACAGAAGAAATGGTTCCGTTCTCGGCTTCTCTGCCACTCGCAGCAGGCTCGGGTACTCCATTCGCGATGACCGCGATGTCGATGGGCGTGGATGCGGTTGCGGCCGTCAACAAGGCTATCGAGTTCGACAGCAACAGCGGTGGCAAGCTCCGGTGTTTCGACACTGTGTCCTGGAAGTGGGTTGAGCCAGAGGACCTGCGAGAGATTCATCCTGCCATCTGATTGGCAAGCTTCACTAGAGCGCGCTAATAGCGCGCTTTTTTGTGAGCGCTACACAGACGCACAATCATAGAGAAAACGTCTCAAAACGCATCAGAGAGCGCTTCCCAGAGACAGAATGTCGAGTGATTCAGACGAGAATATCGCAGACAAGAAAAAGCCCCTAGATTGAACAAATCTAGGGGCTAGGTCGTCTGCATGGAATCGTTCCCCTCAGACAGCGGGGTTTAGGAGGTCACAGATTTGCGCACCCGGAGTAAAGGAGGAAACCTCCAGGCACCTCGACAGGCTCTGTGACTTTTCGTAGTGACTCCCACGATCCTCGGAGATTGTCACCGCTACTTCATTACACCTGTTCGAGCCACAACAAACTTACCAGCACAACATCGCCACGCCTGACGAATTCGGTCGGGTTGGGAGGACTCGAACCTCCACCAACACCAAGCTCCACGCTTGGCCGATATCCCAATTCTCGTACAACCCGGTAAATCTTCATTGGAAGCGATTGGACCTCAATCTCTTGGTCACAGTCAAGGACTATAGAGAGGTGGCCACCCCGCTGTTTGCAAGTCCAATCGCTTCCAGTGAAGACTTAGGTCTGAACCATCGTATTGGCCGACGTTTCGTCGCCAGCATACGGGATCATCTGTGGCCACAGTCCGCGTCTTTACGTTTAGACGACAACACCAATGGTTCAGACCTAAATCATCAGTGAAAAGCCCCTGACTACAGGGGCTTTTCCTTTCAGTAAGACCGCCCTTACTATGCCTCCCCTTAGGAGGTCAGCTCTCCCGGCTTAATGGGCCGGTGCTCGGTCCGAAGGCTTAGAAGGGCTTTCTACTTTACTGCGGGCGGTTCTTTTTGGTTCTTGAGCAGTGGCCAGATCAAGACCAGGATCAATGCAACGCAAACCCCATCTTCGAACATGCTGATGATCCGGGACACCGAATCGAGCAGCACGACAGCCAGAAGAAGGATCATGATGAGAGCAGCCCGTAGGCTACTCCCAAGCTCACGCACCCAGGCCATCTTTACAGATAGTCTTTCAGGTTCAGGCCCATGATCTTCGCGGATTTCTCCAGGATGACCATTTCTTCTGCGCCGATGCCGTCTTCGTCAGCGATGGTCAGCATGATGTTGATCACGGTGACTGCATCGGTAGGGCTGTGAGCCAGATCGGCCAGCTCTTTTTCAGCGCGCTGACGCAGGATGCGAGCACCGCCTTCGGTGAATGCTTTTTCGGCCAGATCCATCGTGTTGCCCAGCTCGGGGCCGAAGCCTTTCAGCTCAGGGGTGTTGCTGATCAGTTTTTCCAGCTTGGCCATTTCGGCCGCGCTCAGATCGCCATCGGCCGCTGCGACGTAGAAGGCGCCGAAGACGACGGCTTGCATCAGATCGCGGTTGGTCATGACAGCTACGGCTGCTTGGGCTTCACGTTTCTTGCGCTTGAACATGCTGAGCATGGTGTAATCCTTATCGTTTGAGAGTTGTGGTCAGATGACCCGGGTTTAGTTTGCGAAATACTGGAAGTAGCCGTAGACCAAGAAGCCTACGAGAACGACCAGACCGGTGACAGCGCTGATGCGAATCAGCCGGGTGTTCTTTACGACGGTGTTATTGTTGCTCATGCGAACCTCAGTATTTGGTCATCGTGAAGCCAAAAGCGATGATGATGCAGGCGATCAGCACGATCCAACCAACAACCTTTGCAGATTTGGATGTCTCAATTTGAACCTTCATTTCAAGCACCTCTGTCGATCAACGACTGCATTACGGCTCGATCTTTTGTCAGAGCCAGGTTATACACCTTCACGCCGGCTGCAACAGCCTTTGTGATGTACCTGTAGACGTGATCATGAGGTGTAGACCACACGATCAACATCTTTGCCACGCTGACACGATCAAGACCGTAGATCAGCGAATTTGCTACCACATCCCACTGTTTCTCAACCTTCGGAAGCATCAGAAACTTGGGATCGAGGCTTCGAGCGAATGTGGCATCCGATGATCCCGGATCAATATCTGATGGGATTGCCCAGACGCTGTTCACATACTCGGGTCCGTCGGGGTTATCCAGGCTCTCGTCAATCACGTTGAACGGGACGAACGAGTGGAATCGACCTTTTGAACCTTTGATGAACGCTCTATCAGCCTCGCTGTGTTCTGCACACCGCAATGTGAAACCCTTAGCGGACATCACTCCAGCGATTTGACCCATCATTTCCAGCACTTCGGTGGGCGTATCGCTTGCTCCCGCTCCTACATATGCTTTCATTCTGTGTTTGCTCGCTGTGCTCGCTGCTGATGTGACGAACTCTATAGATGCTGTGTAAGTATTGCAAGCGAATTTTTTACAACTGCCTGCGTGGGATTTGTGATCCCCGACACTGTAACGGCATTGAGATATCGCCGTGTTTCGCATATAGCAGTGCCTCAGAAACAGCTCGATACTGCGCGAACTTAAACACGCATAGAGAGTGCGAAAATGCAGTCATCGGCCAGTCATGTATTTCTGTCGATAGCCCACGATTTAATAACCTTCATGTCCGCTCTCAGATCGACCGTCATCGATCAGCTCGAACAGGGAATGGAGCCACAGACGGTCAACTATCTCTTCAAGGGCCGGCTCAGTAGCTGGTACTCGCAGAACCATATGAAGATCGTGTCAACCGCTCACAGTCTCTGCCAGAACAAGTCGAACCTTGCTCACATCGGCAAGATCACCGTGAGCGCGTATACAGGCGGGTCCGGCATGACTCGACTGACAAAGGGAGCAGCGTTCAAGACCTACATCGAGTTCTTGCCGGCTGCAATGTCTGAAATCGGCCGTGCAGACCTGGGAACGCGGGCGCTGAGTGACTTCGAGAGCATCCAGAACCTGATCAGCGAAAGCGGTCAAGCTTCTGAGAGCGATTCTAAGCAACGCAAACAGAAAACGCTGATCAGTGCGCAGATTCAAGCGGCAGACGCTCTGTATGAGCAGATACTAAGCGACATGAGCGAACAGCAGCGACACGAACTACGTCAGCAGACAGCGCGAGCAGACAACAAGCTCACCGCACTCATGGGGTTGCTCCAGGCATCTTGACCTGATAAAGTCGCCTCCATTGCGGGATAGCTCAGCTTGGTTAGAGCGCCGGATTCATAACCCGAAGGTCGCTGGTTCAAATCCAGCTCCCGCAACCAGTTTTGGATGAAGTAGAGTGACTGGGCAAGTCACAGCGCACTGTAAATGCGCCGCCTCTGGCTAGTGGTTCGATACCATCTTCATCCACCAAACATAGGTCATTAGCTCAATTGGGAGAGCGGCGGATTCCAAACCCGCTGGTTGGTGGTTCGAGTCCATCATGGCCTGCCAAATTCGGTCCCGGCAGCGGGATAGTCAAGAGAGGGATTGATCAACCTTCGCCGAACCAAAAAAGCCCCTGAAAAGGGGCTTTTTCTTGTCTAGACTTTCGTGAATCCCGCCCCTTCGAAATCGAAGACCTTGAGGATGTTCTCTGCGAACCCCGGCGTTTCTTGAATGATCCGCAGACACTCACGACTGTGGCTGTTGGTGTGATTGTTCCAGGTGTCCTGAAACATGACCACGAAGCAGACGTTGGGGCCGGACTTCTTCGACCGTAATCCACGACCGATACGCTGACGCACCGCCACCTCAGCTTTGCCCCCGCCAGCCAGGATCACCTGACCAACAGAAGGGACGTCAACGCCCACGTCGAGGATCGTTGTCCCGATCAACACATCAAGCTTGCCTGCACCCAAAGCGTCGAGGGCTGCTTGCCGTTGCTCTTGGGAATCTTCACCCCTGATGAACTCGGCTTTCAAGCCAGCGGTCTTGAGCAGGTTCTTCAAGATGTCGCCGTGATCGGTACGTTGCACCAAGATCATGGTCGTCAGACCGAACTTCTTGGCTTCCATGACGTGCTGGAGAATCTGCGTGTTACGGCCGGCGTTCTTGACGATGCCGCGCTCGTAAGCAACGGGGAACGCAGAACCTCGGGTGACGCCAACTGGTGGACGGCTATCGACGAACTTGAACAGAGGTGTTGCCAGAATCCCCTTGTCGATCAGCTCTTTCTCGGTGACGCGGATACCGATCGTGCCTGCAACTGCTGCCAGGCGCATGTTGGCCTCTTCCGAGTCCTTCATGTTCGGGGTAGCGGTCAATGCCAGGCGGTAGTGAGCGTTGGTCATGGCGTTGCACAGACCGAAGAACCCGGTGCCGGACACTTCATGAGCCTCTTCGAGAGTCAGAAAGCCTACAGACTCCAGAAACTTGAGGGTTTCTGCGCGTGTCTTGGCCTTCTTGTCGGCGACAGCCTGAGCTTTGGTGCGCACTTCACGCTCGTTCAGCTCGTACTTCTTGGCGATCGCCGCTCTGTAGCGAGTCATCTTCTCGACAGTCGCGGCATCAGCCTTGCGGGCAACCGATGGATTGAGCGGCAGACCAGCCTTTTTGAAGACTCGTTCCGTCTCTTTCTCCAGCATGGCTACGTGCTTATCGACGATCCGGTTCAGCTCAATCTCAAACGAGGACTCTTCGAGCCTTGAGGTCAAGGTGTCGACGATGGCGAAGTTCACACCGGTAGGTTCCGGGTTCCAGTGACCGTCACCCAGGAAACCCACTGGCCGAGCAGACTTCACCGATCGGTATCCTTTGGCCATCTGGTACATCAAGGACTTTCGAGTGGTGATGAACAGGGTCGGCAGTTGCAGGCGCTCGCAGCACAGCTTGAAGATTTCAGACTTGCCACCACCGGTAGCGACTTGAGCTGTCATGCGCTGTAGCTGCACCAGACGCTCCATCGTCTTGGGCTGATAGTCGTAACGGGGATCGGGCGGGAACGAGCTTACAACAGGGTTTGCCGGCCCCTGGGGCTCAGGTACAGCTTTGCTCTGCACGATGATCCGGTATCCGTGCTTTTCGAGGGTCTTGCGAACCAGGCGAACAAAGCCTGTCGGGAAGAAATCCTTGTTCATGTCGAACATGGAACCATGAGCGACGCCCATGCCCTTGATCCCGCTTTCGATCTTGTACGAAAGCAGCTCGTTCACAATCAGCCGAGCATTGCGATCCGGTTCTACCAGTTTCGCCCTGACGGCGTTGTGGACAATTTTCAAAGTTTTGGACATGGATCACTTCCACTATTCGATGTCAACCGCTATTGTACTCCAACTGTAAGGTTATTCACCAACCCAGACAAGGCAAACTAATGGCTACTGACGATTTTTCTGACCTCGACGACCTCGAAATGGACTTGAATGACCTCGCGACCGTCGATGCGGCTCTTCAAGCTGCGACGATCACGCCCACCTTCGAAATGGGTGTCGAGTATGTAAGCCCGCAAGAACTGCGACCGAACCCCTGGAACCCCAATGCGGTCGACCCAATCAACCAGCAGAAGCTGGAAGCATCCCTCAAGCGTGACGGCATCAAACGCCCGATCGTTGTCCGTCAGCTCGACAATGGTGACTATCAGATCATCGGCGGCCAGCACCGGACAGAAGCTGCTATCAGCCTGGGCTGGAAAGAAGTCCCAATTATCAATCGAGGCAAAATCAGTGATGCCGAAGCCAAACGCGAAACTCTGCTCGACAATTACCGCTATGGGTCTGACAACCTTGACCGCCTATCTGCTCTGCTTAGTGATCCAGACATCGGCGATGCCGCTTCACTCCTGGACACAATGCCTATCGACGAGGAAGAGCTGGCCGAGTATTTCAGCCACCTGACTTCCGAGACTGTCGATCTGGACATCGACGACGCGCTCGACGACGGCTCCAAGAAAGAGGAAGACGAGGAAGACGAAACCCTCGATCTGGGCGCCGGCAAGCCTCTCAAGACCCACCAGATCATTCGCTTCCGGGTGTCGATGGAAGATCAGGCCAAGCTGGCTGAACTCTTCAAGAAGACCAAGATCGACGAGGGCTACGTTGCCTCTGACGATCTGACCAACGACGGCGATGCGCTGGTTCACCTGCTGCGAGACCTCTTCGAATGAGAGGCAAGCATATGCGGGACATGACTCCACAGGAACGTCAGGAAGTGTTCGAGCGGCACGCCAAGCGCCGTCAGGAGGAGTTGGCCGAACGCAATCGCCCAATGAATCCTGATCGGGATATCTCCTGGGAAAACACCAATTTCAGAGACTTCGAAAATGACTGACACCTACGAGAAGAAGGACGAAACCTGGTCCATCGATCGGCTCGTTCCATACGCTGCTAACAGCAAGCGTCATGACCCCAAGCAAGTGGCCAAGATCGCTGCTTCGATCCGTCGGTACGGCTGGACCACCCGGATTGTCGTCGAAGAAGACGGTACGATCATCGCTGGTCACGGCCGTCGTTTGGCTGCGATCGATCTGCTCCAAGAAAAGGTGCCGGTCACTGTCGTCAAGGGCATCACCAAAGAGCAAGCGAAGGCTCTGCGACTGATCGACAACAAGGTTCAAGAGGGTGGTCACGACACCGGCCTGCTGAGTCTGGAGCTCAAGAGCCTGGTTCTCGACGACGGTATCGACATGGGCGAGTTCTTTGACGTGCGCGACCTGCAATTCGCTATCGACGACCTGGGTGACATCGACCTGGGTAGCCTCAGCGAAGACATCGCGCCGGAAGTTGCTGAGCAGACCACTCGAACCGAAAGGGAAATCGAGACCACCGATGAAGGCGAAGTCTCATTGACCAAAGCCATTGGTGTAAGCAAAATCAGCGGCACACAGTCCCGTGAATTGAAGCGCTTCATCGGCGAAGCTCAGGACTACTACAACTGCGACCCGGCAGAAGCTCTGCTGCGTGCAATGGAAGACTGGGCTGACCAGAAAGCCAAAGACGAGGATGATGGAAAATGACCAAGTATGTCGTCAACAAGACGTTCCCCAGCTCGGTGATTCGTAGCCGTCGGGTGATCGAAGTCGCAGAAGGCTTCGGGCTGGGGCTGGAAGACAAGGAATTCACCGTCTACAAAGACTTTGAAATCGAGGTCAATCAGGGCGACGTGCTGTACATCACTGGCCAATCCGGGTCGGGCAAGTCTCTGCTGCTCAAAGAGCTGGCAAAACAGATGCGCTCGACCGAAATGGTCACTGATATCGACGAGGTTTCTCTCCAAGAGAAGCCTCTCGTTGATCAGATCGGGGGTAGCACCGACGAAGCTATCAAGATTCTGTCCCTGGCCGGTCTGAACGACGCCTACCTGATGATCCGCAAGCCAAGCGAGCTGTCTGACGGGCAGCGCTACCGCTTCAAGATCGCGCTCCTGATGACCTCTGGTGCGAACGTCTGGGTAGCTGACGAGTTCGGCGCTGTACTGGACCGGGTGACTGCGAAAGTTGTCGCCTTCAACCTGCGCAAGCAGGCAGCAAGAGTTGGTGCAACTGTGATCGTTGCCACCACACACAAAGACCTTCGCGAAGAGCTGGCTCCCACCATCTACGTGGACAAGCGCTTCAAGGACAAAATCAAAGTAGAGGTGGCAGCATGAACTCCAACGACTTCGCAATCTGGCTGAAAGGCTTCGTAGACATCAACGGCGACACAGCTCCAACTGAGGATCAGTGGAATAAGATCCGTGATCGTCTGGCTGAAGTCTGCGAAGCCCGGGCCGGTGAGGTGCTGAGCACCAAGCGCGACGAAGAAAAGACCGCTGACATGGGAATGTGGGGTGGCGGTGTTGCCGTCGCTCCAGGTTTCATGAAGAACAACACTGGCCTGCGATCGATGGAGCTCCGCGCGGAAATGAACCCGAGCATCAACATCAGTGCCGTTGCCAATGCTGGCGATGCAGCTCTCGCCACCAGAATCAACACTCTGATCAGAAACGAAGCCACTACTGCTATTGGAGGCGCGAAAAATGTCTGAGCTGATCAAAGTAAACTTCAAGAGCCGTCAGGTTGTCGGTCGACAAGACCTTGATGTGGTTCCAGCGACCGAATGGAAAGCTGCGAAAGACCCGATCTTCAAGGATTACGTCGCCGGCCTGGCTCTCGCCGCGGAAGCTTTTCACGCAATGGGCGGTGACTGGAGCAAAGCCATCATCGTCATGTGTGACCAGGCTGCTGGCCCCAACGGTGCGTGCTTCACGATCTGGGACTCGAACATCCAGACCAACCAAGAGGTGTCGGACGCGCTGATGCTGGCATGCAGCAAGGTCGATGTTGATAGCGGTGGTGAAGATGAGCCAGCCTGAATGGGAAATCGTTGTCGAACGGAACCCGGCCGCCAAGCCGCGGTTCTCTCTGCTGGATACCATGCGTGTCGAACGGGGCACCAAGGAAGACTGGGATGAACTTCACGACCTTCACTACAAGGCTGAGAATCTACCCGCCGGACCCAGGTACTGGCGTTGTGTTACTGATGATGGTTGTCTCGTTGGTATTGTGGTACTCAGCACGGTAAGCCTGCTTCTGGCGCCTCGTCACCAGGTATTCCCCAAGCTGAAACCGGGCAATGACAGCCATTTCACCAACGTACACCGGGCAACGTTCCTGAATGCGAACTTTCGCCGGGCTGCACGGATCGTGACGGACACCATGTACCGCGGTGTTGGGGTTTCGTATCGAATGGTGAACCTGGCCATGCGAATGGATGGGATGAGGTTCATCGAGATTCAGTCCTCGATGTCCAAATTCAATCCGTTTGATGTGAAAGCCGGGTTCCAACATGCTCATTTGAAGCCTGCTGCTGCCTACGTGCAGGGCTTGAAGTTCATGCGGAGCCAGTTTGCAGGCCACCCTGCTGACCACCAGGCGATCATGGAGGAGCTCAACAGCTTCACTCCAGCTCACCGAGCGCGTGTGATGACCGCGATGCAAGAGTTCTACTACCGTCACAGCGCGAGGGAGAAGACAGGGAGCAATCTGAATGCGGGTACAGGGAAAGTGCAAGGGATGAAGCCGGAGCACCTCCTGCGTGAGCTACAGCAGCTTGTGTTCGCGAGCCCAGTTTACGGAATCTGGACCAACCCGGACTTGGGTAGGGAGATTCCACAATCGTTACCGCTCCGGGCTTTCGACTTGCAAGGTCCGTCAGAGCCATTGAGGTTGGACCTGCTATGAAAGCGATGACCACGAAACAACGCGAAATCATGAAAGTGGTGGTACGTGGAAACTTGGACGCATCAGGCACCCGGGTTTCAGACGTTGACGTCTACCAAATCATGAGCCGGGTTCCCTACGAATCCACCCGTGAGTCCATGATGTGTAGCCTTGCTATCCTGAAAAAGCAGGGCTGGATCATTCCGGGTGGTAAAGAGATGAGAGATGGGAGGATGAAGCAGACGTTGGCACCAACAGCGGTAGCAATCCGGGTTGTTACACCTCCAAAACCTGCTCATGTTCCGGTGTATGTAGAGTCTGAGGAAGATGATGTGGTCTTGTTGGAACTGACTTGATCCGGGTGCCTTGTTTTCCCTTCTTTATAACTACTTCTTTTTCTTAGAGTTCTTACAAGTTGTTAGAAGGGACAAGCAGTATAATCGTCGAGCGCAAGCCCGGAAGCAAGAGGCAATACCGTACTGCCTCAAGGATGCCTTAGAAAAAGCGTTTATTTGACATTTTCCAGGTGATCCGGTCCAATGATGGCGCTAACGAGTGAGTCCATGAGGGTGAGAGGACCGCCTCTCACCTATTTTTCGTGACGGATGCTATGACCGAAACCATTGATACTCCATCTGTGCCGGAAGATGAAAAAGCCAAACGACTGACGCCCCGCGAATACGCCAGGGCGAAGACGATGTGGACTTCCGGGGACTACAGCCTCAAAGAAATTTCCGATACCGTCGGGGTCAGTGCAACCGCATTGAGTCGCCGGTTCAAGCGTGACACCCTCACGAAAGGCTCCGACGCCAAGAAAGTGAGCGCTGCGGTCAAACGTGCCATCGAAAAAACCAGTGCTGCTCAGGCCGAAGAGCTTGCTGTCCAGGCGCACGACATCAAAATGGTCGCGCTCAAGGCTCTGGAGCTGTTCAACAAGAAGGCTTATTCCGACGTCGCCAAGTCCATCAAGGACAATACGCCTCTGTCCGACAAGCTCAATGACCTGAAAGCTCTGAACGAAGCCTCGAAGATCATTCACCTGAACTACAACACCGGCGCCCGTATCCTGGGTCTCGACCAGGCGTTGAATCCAGATGAGCAGATGCCGGAACTCCACATCAAGTTGATGACCGAAAACGACGTGGCTGAACTTCGTGACCAGCAGCGTCGCGAGGAAGCAGAAGCGAACGGTGAAATCGACGATGACGATCTTCTGGGCACCGAGCTGAGTCCAGACGACCTGGATGCTTTGGATGCCGCGCTTGACGAAGGTGAAGATGACATCGTAGTCGAAGGTGATGAGCCGGCGGTGACCTGATGAAGATCACCAACGCTGCGCCAAGCGGCCTAACCCCACTCGCCACACAAATCGGCCTGCATCCAAAGCAGGCTGAGGTGTTTCTGGACACGACCCGGTTTCGAGTCGTTGTAGCCGGCCGACGCTGGGGTAAGACTGCACTCGCCAAAACCGAAATGATCCAGCGGGCCAAAATCCCGAACCAGAAAATCTGGTACATCGCCCCGACCTATCGGATGGCGAAGCAGATCATGTGGAACGACCTCAAGGCTTCGATCCCGCGCAAGTGGATTGTGCGCGAACACGAAACCGAAATGTCGATCACCCTGCGGAACGGGTCGGTCATCGAGTGCAAGGGCGCTGATAACCCTGACACACTCCGGGGTGTTGGTCTGAACTTCGTCGTAATGGACGAATTCCAAGACATCCGTCCAGACACCTGGACAACGATCATTCGACCTACGCTGGCAAAAGACCGCGGTGAGGCGCTGTTCATCGGCACCCCCAAAGCCTACAACCAGTTGTATGAGGTCTATCAGTTCGGTCAGGACGCTGCTCGCAAAGCCTGGTCCTCGTATCAGTTCCCAACGATCACTTCGCCCTTCATCCCTGAAAGCGAAATCATCGAAGCTCGGCGAGACATGGACCCTCGCACGTTCAGACAGGAGTTTGAGGCATCTTTCGAGACAATGAGTGGTAGGGTCTACTACCCATTCGATCGGCACGTACACTGCGACCCAAAGGTCAAGTTCAACCCGGGCCGCCCGATCTTCGTTGGCGTCGACTTCAACATCGACCCAATGTCCGCGTGCATCATGCAGCCTCAAACGAACGGTGAACTGTGGATCGTCGACGAGATTTTCCTGCACAACTCCAACACCCTGGAAGTGTGCGAGGAGCTGGAGAAGCGTTATTGGCGGTACATGAGCAACATCACGATCTTCCCGGACCCGGCCGGCGCTGCACGCCAGCACGCTCGCGGTGAATCTGACCTTGAGATTTTCAGGCAGAAGGGATTCAATCGGATCAAGTTCCGTCGCAAGCACCCACTCATTGCAGATCGGGTGAACAGCGTGAACCGTCTGTTGCTGGACGCCAGCGGGAAGATCACCCTGAAAGTGAACCCAGGTTGCACGAACGTGGTTCAGTCGCTGGAGCAGACGCTGTACAAGGCTGGCAGTCGAGACATCGACAAGGCAGCGAGCATGGAGCACATCACGGACGCAATGGGCTACTGCATCGAACTGGAGCATCCGGTGAAGAAAATCGTTCTCGTTGGACACTCTCTATAAACGCTTGCACTATGGCGAAGAAGTCCTTTACCATAGTGCCATTCAAAAGTGGATACCCTAATGCCAATCGACAGTAAAACGGCTAAAGCCATCGTTGAGCGCAAGCACCCTCTTTACGAAGAGTTGGTGCCGCATTGGTGTTTCCTCGAAGCCAGTTACAAGGGCGGGCGCGGTTGGTTCAAAGAGAACATCTTCCGCTACATCAAGGAAGGTGATCGCGAATACAGCGACCGTGTTGCGCGTGCCTACCGCTTCAACCATACCCGCGAGACTGTGGATCTGGTCAACAAGTACCTGTTCCGCGCTCCAATCAACCGCAGGGTTGACGATGCCCCAGAATCCATCCAGAAGTTCTGGAAGAAGGTCGACTCGACCGGTCTGGACATCGACGAATTCATGCGTGTGGTTTCGCTCAAGCAGTCGATCTTCGGTCGTCCCTGGATTGTCATCGACAACCGCGTGACTGATGTCCCGGTCGACGCTTCTGCTGCCGAAGTCGCTGAGCCTGATCTGTACGCCTACCTGGTTCCGCCTCAGCAAGTTCCTGACTACGCATTCGACGAAGCTGGTGAGCTGCTGTGGGTTCTGATCGAAGAACACTGCCGTGACGACGCTGACCCAATCAATGGATCGGGTGCGCTGTACAAACGCTATCGTCTGTGGACCCGGATGGAATGGGTTCTGTTCGAGTTCAAGGCGAACGCGAAAGCGAAGGACGGTGGGAAGTGGGAAGTCGTTGGTAGCGGCGAACACAATCTCGGTCTGGTTCCAGTCATCCCGGCGAACAACAGCATCGGTAGCGACAAGTGGGATTGCCCTGCTTTGATCGCAGACGTTGCCTACCTCGACCGCGCAGTCTCGAACTACGCCTCGAACCTTGACGCAATTATTCAGGACCAGGCGTTCTCCCAATTGGCAATGCCAGCACAGGGCGTTCTCCCAGGTGACGATGCGTACAACAAGGTTCTCGAAATGGGCACCAAGCGAGTGTTCCTGTATGACGGTGAAGCGGGCAACGCCCCAGTCTTCTTGTCTCCAGACCCTCGTCAGGCTACCCTGATCCTGTCGGCCATCGGCCAACTGATCAACGAAATCTACCATTCTGTGGGTCTTGCTGGTGAACGTACCAAGCAGGACAACTCACAGGGTATCGACAACAGCTCCGGTGTTGCCAAGACCAAGGACTTCGAGCGCGTAGTAGCGCTGCTCAGTGCCAAGGCCGACGCGCTGGAAGTTGTCGAGTACAAAATGATGCAGGTGATTGCAGCCTGGACCGGTGAGACCTTGCCAGAAGATGCAAATCTGGTAACGTACCCGGTAGAAAGCCAATTCGACGTTCGTACCATGTACGACGAAATCGATACCGCGATGAAGCTGCGCCTGATGGGCCTGCCACCGCTGGTAATGGAAGAGCAAGTCAACCGTCTGGTTGCCAAGCTGTTCCCCGATCTGTCGAAGGATTTGATGGACAAGATTCGTGCAGAAGTCAAAGAGTGGTCCAACGAGCCGACAGAGCAAGAGAAAGCGCTGGCGGCAAACGGGGCCGGTTCCTCGACAGCGAGCCGAGTCGTAGAAGAAGCCAAACGCAACCGCGCAGACGCTTCCTCGAAGAAAACCGATACACAAAGCCGAGAGACCGGCAAAACCAATGGCTAAGAGAACAGCCAGGAGAACGTAAAAATGCACCAGAATCTGATCAAGCTCTTGGGTCGCGCAGGCGTCTATCTCGAAGAAGCTGATGGCGACGGTAACGATCTGCCAGGTGGTCTGACCGCCGAGCAACTCGCTGCTGCCGAAAAGGACAAAGCCGACAAGGCTGCTGCTGATAAAGCCGCTGCTGACAAGGCCGAAGCCGACCGTCTGGAAGCCGAGAAGAACAAGCAAAACCCTGGTGACGGCAAACCCTCCGACGCAGAAGCGAAACTGCTGAAAGAGCTGATGGCTTTGAAGGACAAGGCGAAGAGCGCCGAAGCTGAGCTGAAAGCGTACAAAGACGCTGCCGGCGAAAGCAAGCCTGACGAGTTGAAGGCGTTGATCGAAGCGAAGAAAGAGGCCGAGCGCCTCCAGCTCGAAAAACGCGGCGAGTACGACCGTATCTTGGAGCAGGTCAAATCCGAGCATGCGAAGGAAATCGAAACCCTGAAAGGCCAGTTGGAGCAACAAACGCTCCTGTTGAGCCAGAAGGACGAGAGCCTTGTGAACCTGACCGTTGGCCGCGCATTCAGCGAGAGCGCGTTCATCCGTGAGAAGTCCCTCATCCCGGCATCGATTGCCCGGAAAGAGTTCGGTACTCACGTAGACATCGTGGACGGTGTGGCAGTTGTTTATGACAAGCCACGCGGCGCCTCCGAACGTACCCCTATCGTGGGTGCAGACGGCAAGCCAAAATCGTTTGAAGATGGCATCGCGGCGTTGTATGCTGCACACCCGGAAGCCAAAGCGATGGTTCGTGCGCAGGGCAAGCCAGGTGCAGGTTCGCAGAACGCTGATTTGGGCGGCAAGAAGCCAGAAGACGAGTCGAAGACTATTTCTCCTGGTGTCGCACGAATTGCTGCGGGTTTGGCCAAGAAAAATCAGTAAGAGCCTGATTGGTTCGGTGCTGATGGTTAAAGAACCCAATTGATTCAAATATCTAACGAAGGAGTTAGAGAATGCCACTGTTGCGATCTGTAGCTGAAACGCTCTCCCAAGAGGAGATGCTCCGCGGCGTGATCGAGGAAATCATCCATCGCGATGATCTGCTCGCTCTCCTGCCGTTCGCACGCACCGAGGGTAAAGCCCTGGTGTACATCCGTGAACTGACCAACAGCGAAGGCACCTTCCTCGAAGTCAACGACGTAGTGCCAGAAGGCACCAGCGACGTTGAAGAGGTCGTGACCAAGCTGCGCATCATCGCTGGCGACGTTGACGTCGACAAATTCCTGGACCAAACCATGTCCGATAAGAACAGCCAACTGGCTCTTCAGATCGCCATGAAAGCCAAGGGTATGGCTACTACCTTCCGCCGCGCGCTGGTGCAAGGTAACAGCGACGTCGATCCGAAGTCCTTCGACGGTATCGCGAAGCTGGTTGCTGACACCGGCAACTTCTTCGAAGCTGGCGCTAACGGCGCAGCTATCAGCCTGTCCATGCTGGACGAGCTGATCGACAAACTGGAAGGTCGTCGTCCTGACGCCCTGATGATGCGTACCGGCACTCTGCGTGCTCTGAAAGCCCTGTGGCGTCTGGCTGGTGGTAACACCGGCGGCATGCTGCAACTGGACAACTACGGTCAGATTCCGGCTCACGACGGCATCCCGATCATCATCAACGACTTCATCCCGCTGACTGCCCAAGGCACCACTGCTCAGACCTGCTCGGTCTACGCACTGCGCCTGAACGAAGTCGACGGCCTGCACGGCCTGTACGGCGGTGATTCTGCTGGTGTTCGTGTCGAAGACATCGGCACCGTGCAGAACAAAGACGCCACCCGTACTCGCTTGAAGTGGTACGTGGGTCTGGCGTTGAAGTCCACCAAATCGCTGGCTGCTGTCAAAGGCATCACCAACGTGTAAGGTGGCAGGTTGCTCCGGCAACTGCTATAAAGGGGGCTCGGGAAACCAAGCCCCCTTTTTCACATTCTGAATCTGAGGAAAATCACATGAAGATCCGCATCACTGACCCTGGCTTTGCGAACTACACCGGCTACCTGGGCAACTCCTACTTCGTCGATGGCGTCTGCGAAGACGTGTCGGCAAGTGAAGCCGAGCGCATGGCATCGATCGTCCGCGTCGAAGAGTTCGAAACTGGCGCCAACCCATCCGTCACTCAGCGTATGGTCGACCTGAGCAACAAGAACGCCGACGAAATGGGCATCAACTCCAACCCCGTTCTGACAAAGGGCGGCTCTCTGCCGACTCCACCACCGATTGTCGTCACCGCAGGCGCAGTGATCGATCCAGTCAAACCCGGCTTTGACTACAGCTTCACTCACGACGACCTGTCGAAGCTTGCTGACGGCGAAGGTATCGCCGGCCTGCGTGCTTTCGCTGAAACTTACGGCGTCAACGGCAAGAGCATCAAGGGCATCATCGCTGACCTGATGGCCGAGAAGGCTCTTCACGACAAGCCTGCTGTCGAGCAAGCTCTGACCGCTCAAACCGACGCTGACGTTGTTTCGACCACTGTTGTCGAAACCACCGACGCCGATGGCAATGTCGTGACCGACCTCGAAAGCAAGGAAGAAGAGCGCCCTGCTCCGACCGAAGTGCCGGTTGACGCTGTTGAAGCCCCAGTAGCCGACGCTACTGCCGAGCAGGAGTAACCGTCATGGCGGACGTTCTTCTGAGCGGTTCCGCCCTGACTCTGCCATTGACATTGAGTGGTGCTGACAAAGCATCGCTCTCTGTCGAAATCGCAGGTGCAGTGGCGTGGCAAAGCCCGGACCAAATCGACGTAACAGGCGCAACTGTCACCTTCCCTGCTGAGGCATCTGCAATCAGTGGCTGGAGTGCGTTCGCTGTGTTTGTGGTCGAGCTGTTCGCGGCCGATGTTTCTATCGGCACAGAACGAACAGAGGTCATCATCGAAGCCAAGGACTTGCTTCGGGTACTCGACAACTCTTTCGGCACCTGGGGCGATCTGTCCCTGCAAGCCAAATTCATGGTCGACATCGTACCGTTCAACCTGAGCCCGGTTGATCAGCAGAAAGCGGCGTTGATCCAGGCATACCACAACATCGGTGACGTTCATGTGGACTTCTGTCCTCCGCATCGTCGCGCTCGTTACTGGCCGCAGAACCGTATGTGGGACGACACCGGCATCTTCGAAAGCGATCTGGAGAAAATCTACTCCACTCGCCAGCTCAAGACTGAAACCTGGGCCAAGCTTCACCCAGACCAGAAAGAGCGACTGATCCGCGCACAGGTCATTGAAGCCAACTTCCTGCTCTCTGGTAACACGCCCGAGAAACAACGTCTCGCTGGTCTGCTGTCGCACAGCGCCGGTGAATCCGCTCACTTCTACCGCACAGTCAAACCACTGGAACTCCCGGTGTGCCGTGCAACTGCTCTCGCTTTGAAAGGGATCATCAGTTATGTCACACGTATCGCGGGATAACGCTGACCTGACGGCAAGTGTGGCTCGTCTTCGGACGGGCTACGCTCAGTTTGAGACAGCCCTTCGTGGAGCGGTTGTCGAGCTGCTGTCCGGTCTGGGTAATGGGACTGTCACGATGATGTCCATGAACCAGGTTGTGGAGTCGATCGGTCAGAGCTATCTGTCCACAAGTCGAATGAACATCCTGGATGATCTGGGCCAAGTCGCTGAGAGCGCGCTAGAGACGAGCAAAGCCCTGACTGATGCGTCGATCAGCCCGAAAGCTCTATCAGTCGCTGACGCGCTTCACAGGGGCTTTGCCGCTGAGCTTGAGAACGTCATTGAGCGAGCTGTAGCGCGAGACGTAAAGACAGCCCTCGAATTCGTCAGGCAGCAACTGATCGCAGGTCGCTTTGTGGCAACCAGCGAGCAACTGACGCATGACCTGACGTTCAACATCACGGGCAAGATGGCCATCCCAACAGTCGAGTACGTAGGCCGGGAAGTGAATTGGGCCTTCCGTCAGCAGTACAACACCATCATGGTGCATGTGATGTTAGCCCGAGACATCGAGCAAGCCCGGATCGATGGTGGTAGCAAGGACGGTGAAGAGATAAACCTGATGCAGTACGACCAGGTTCAAGGGAAATATTTCCACCACAACTCGAAATCCCTTCTCCAACCCCTTGACGTCGGCATATAATGTGGGCATGAGCGCATTTATCCCTACGACCATCGGGTACATCAAACGCGCCAGTGAAGACTTCACAGTCACTGGCGATCGTCTCTTTGGTCCAAAAGTGAAAGTTGGTCTGTCCATCGTCCGTGTTACGGATGGCGTGCAGCAAACTTCCGTGCGTGCAGACAAATCTGGCACCAAGTCCTTCGCTGACGAGAACGTCGAGCAAGGACGAGCCCTCATCCACCCGAGCTTCGTACCTCAGAACAACGATCTGCTGACCGTTGGTGCTGATGAATACGAGGTCAAAGGTGTTCGACCTGTCTACGATATGTACGGCCAGATCGATCACTACCAGGTGGAGCTACAGACGTGGGTTTGAAGATCACCGGTCTGGATAAAGTCCTGAAAAACCTTGCTCGTACAGAAGCCAGGACCAAAGCCGGTTCTCTTGCAGGTCTTCGTGAAGCTGCCCAAATCATTGTCGAGGAAGCCCGTGCAAACGCGCCAATCGACACTGGTGATCTTGAGAATGCCATCGTCGCAAGTGAAACCAGGGAGCGTAACTCTCTGGGTCAGTTCGGCCAGGTTCAAGTTCAAGTGGGTGTCGATGTCAGCCGTCTCAATCTGGAAGCGCACGACGGCTACGACTACTCGATCAAGATGCACGAAGACCCAAATTACAACCTGGGGCCGCTGTCCCAGGCAAAGCAGGATGGTAGCAGTCACACTGTTGGCTACAAGTACCTCACACGGGCTCTGAAAGAGAAGTCCAAAGAGGCGCGCGCAGTCATCGTAGCAGCCGTTAAAGGAGCGATCCGATGAAGTTGCAAGAAGCGGTTGTAGCAACCATTCAGCAAGCTGGCCTGGGTATCCCGGGCCGCACACTGTTTCACACCCACATGCCGGCTGGTATCAACACCGGCATTCTGGTGATGGCTCGCGTACCGGTCGGCATCGACCCGTATCACGGTCTGAAAAAAGGCACTTTCCAAGTCATCGTCCGAGCAGCTACTATCGATGCCGCTTACAACCTGGCTAACGATCTGATGCCGGTGCTGACGACAGAGGGCGCAGTACGAGGTGAGGTGAACTTCCGGTTCATCAAGCCAGAACACGACCCATTGGTGTTTCCACGCACCGAAGGAGGCCAATTCGAGGCTTCCGTGAACTACAATTTTGCAGCTAACTGGGAGTAACCCGAAAATGGCATCGAGTACCGAAAACATCCGCATGGGCACCTGCCGCGTGCTTTACGACAACGTTGACTTGGGCTTCACCACTGGTGGTGTCGAAGTTGCTGTTGCCACCACCACTCACGAAACCAAGGTGGACCAGTTCGGCGATACCGTCGCCAACGAATACATCATGGGTCGTACCATCACGGTCACTTGCCCGCTGGTGGAAACCACTCTGGAAAACATGGCCACCATCATCCCTGGTGCGACCCTGTTGACCGACAACACTGACCCGCAGGCGCCGAAGAAGAACGTTGTCGTCAGCTCCGGTACTGGTCTGTCGCTGCTGGAACGAGCCAAAACTCTGACCCTGCACCCGATTGCCAACGCCGACAGCGACCACTCGGAAGACCTGGTGATCCCGCTGGCCGCTACTGCTGGTGCGATGAACTTCGCATACAAGTACGACGCCGAGCGCGTGTTCAACTGCGAGTTCAAAGGCTACCCGGATTCCGAAACCGGTATCCTGTTCACCTACGGCGACAAATCTGTTACCGTCAACAAGCCTTAATCATCCTCACCAAGCGCCCCTCCTGTGGGGCGCTGCATTGGAGCTTAAACAATGGATCTTCTGAACCTGGACGAACTGACCGAACTGAACCGTGTGATCGCCATTCGTGGTGTCGAATACGGTGTGGTCGAACGCTCTGTCGGCGTACTGCTGGACAGCATCAAGGTAGCAAAGGCCGCCGCTTCCAAAGGGAAGGGCAAGGGCCAAAGTGAAGAAACCTTCTTCGAGAACATGATCAAGACCATTCAAACCATCATCCCGGAATGCCCGGAATCGGTGGTACGTGGTCTGTCGATGCCGCAGATGCTGGCGGTATTCGAGTTCGCCAACCGCGACCCGCAGAAGATGGCCGAAGAAGCACTGGCCGCGCAGGAAGCAAAGCTGAACGGTGAAGGTGTCGTCGAGTCTGAGGTCGAAGCCCCAAAGGTTTAACCGTCGAAGCGATTGACTTCTCGTTCATCTTTTCCCGCTTCTGCTGGTTTTACGGTTGGACTGATACCCATGTGCTGGCTATGCCAGCACGTCGGTTTTGGATGATGGAGAAACAGATCGGCAGGATTCAAGCGGAACACGAAATCCGCAACATTCAGTCAGACCTGCTTGTCCATCCGCCGCAATCCCAAGAACAGCTCCAGCGTATCAACGACCACGTTGGTCGACTTACTCTGGAAATTGGCGAGAAAGTGACGATTCGGCGGAACGCAATCGTAGCCCCGGAACCATCTGTTTCCGCCAAATTCAACAAACTTTTAGGCGGGAGTTAAAAAGCAATGGCCAACCTGGGCGAACTGGTCCTAGACCTGAGTCTTAACGGCAGTCAATTCACCGTGGGCTTGCGTCAAGCCACCGGTGCCCTTGGTCAGTTTGTGCTCGGTGCGCAAGGTGCGAACCGGGCAGTCAACAGTACCCATTCCAGTTTCAGTGCGTTTGGGCGTCTGCTTCGCGATACAGTCCTGACCCTTGCCCTTGTGCGTGATGCGTTCCGAACGGTCGCAGACGCTACTGTGGGCTGGCAGAAGGCGATTATCGACGTCAACGCCGACATGCAGCGTTCGATCCAGCTCATGAAGTCCTTCTCCAAGGAAACTGATCCTGTCAAAGCTACTGCTCAGGCAATGGCTGACGTGAACATGCTGCTGACCAAAGCTTCGAACGCACCCTTCTCTCTCAAGGCAATCACCGACTCGTTCGTGAAGCTGCGAGTGTCCGGCATTGAGCCGATCGAACAAGGCTTCAACGCTCTGATCGACTCGGTTGCACAGTTCGGTGGTAACGACGAAGCCCTGAAACGAGCCTCTGTTGCGATTCAACAGATGGCCGGTAAGGGTGTTGTCTCGATGGAAGAGCTGCGTCAGCAACTCGGTGAGGCTGTTCCGACCGCAATCCAACAGATGGCCAACGGCCTGGGCGTAACCTACTCCAAACTGGTGAAAGAGATTTCCCAGGGTAAGGTCAAATCTGAGCCTGCGATCATCGCGATGTTCCGTGAAATGGAGCTTGCATCGTCCGGTGCTGCTGATCGGATGATGAACACCTGGAACGGCGCTGTTGCTCAATTGAGCACAGAGTTCACCAAGCTGATGCTGACCGTTGGTGGCTTCCAAGAAGGCTACGGTGAAGGCACCTATATGCACGGCGTAACGTCGGGCATTCGTGAGCTGACCAATATCCTGAAAGACCCTTCGACTATCGCCAGCGCTAAAGCGTTCGGTGCTGGTCTGACTGAGGTCATGAACAGCGCAATCGATGGCCTCAAGTGGATCATCCAGTATCGCTCTGAAATCATCGAACTCGGCAAAGCCTTCCTGACGATCTATGCAGCGACCAAAGCTGTGACGATTCTCAGGGCTCTGACAGCGGCCACTGGTACATTCATCAGCTCGCTCGCGGGTGCAGGTGGTCAAGTACGCACCCAGTTTGCAAACATCGCTTCCAGCTTCACTCAGTTGAGCAACGGCGTGATGCAAATGCGGAGCGCATCCAGTGTAGCTACTGGTGCGATGACAGCCATGCGCGGTGTTTTGGGTACGATCGGTGGTATCGCAGCGGTCGCCACCGGTCCAATCGGTATGCTGACAGCAGCAGTTGCAGCCGGCGCTTACTCCTGGTGGGAGTACAAGAAGGCCGCACAAGCTGGTATCCAGGCGATGATCGATGCGAAGGGTCAGGGCGCCGGTCTCAAAGAGATTATGGATGCTCAGGAGCAGATCAAGACCAACGCGAAAGACATCAAGAGTCTGGAAGACGACAACGACCTCGCTACCGGCAAGAAAACGGGGATCATGGGTGCTCTTGGCGCTCTCAGCGGTCAGTACATCGACGTTGAAGGCAACAAGAAGAAAATCGATGAGCTGAAAAAGCAAAGCGCCCAGTTGCTCGATGCGATCAGCACCGGTGAAGCCAACGTAATCAAGTCGAAAGCCAACGTAGAGTTTGAGGCTGCGCGCGCCGCTGTGTCTGACGGTATGGCGAAGGTCGACAAAGAATACGAAGCTGGCATGAAGAAGTTCTCGGATCGTCTCTCCGAAGGCGAGAAGTCCGGCGCTGACAAGACTGATACCTTCAAAGCCGAAACCAAGTCGCAGAAACTGGCCCTGGAAAGAACCCGGCTGCAAGCTCAAGCCGATCTGTACAATCAGCAGCTCGACAAGATCCAGAAGGAAATCAACGACAAGGCTGAAATCACCAGCAACGGCACAGTGATCGGTCTCGACGACAAGGCTGTCAAAGCCAAAGTCATCGCTGCCAACCAACTGCGTGTGTCTCTGGGTGAACTGGGCAACCAGCAAACAGCTCTGCTCGAATCTTCCAAAGAGTTCAGCGACACCTTCCTGGCCGGTGGCGGCAAACCTCAGAAGGTTGCTTTCGACATGCTGACCATCTTCGTTGATGGGATGCGTAAGAAGCTCGCTACGCTCGATGCGAAGGTTGAGGAGACCAACCCATACCTCGCGCAACTTGCAGCGACTGTGGAGTCTCTGGGCGGCGTACACCTGCCCAACTTCGACAAGATGGTGTCCGACGGCAAGTCGTATGCCGAGCAACTGTTCGCGCTGGAGAAAGCTCAGAAGGCTGTAACCGCTTCCTCGAATGAGTACAAGGATGCTCAGGAGCGTATCAGCCAGATCAGCTCGTTGATCACTGCCAAATTGGCCAAGGTCGAGACTCTCAACCCCTGGGAGAAAGCGTCCGCGGATGCAGTTCGCTACGAGGAAGAACTCGTCGACCTGCAAACCAAACTGGAAGAAACCAAGAAGAAAGCCTATGACGCTCAAGTAGCCGGCTCGGGTGAAGGTCTGCTCAAGAAGCTCGAAGGCGAAGCGGTAGTCACTGCGGCTCAGATTGACGTGCTCAAGGCGAAAATCGAAGACCTCAAGGTCAGCGATACCGCCAAGAAGATGCAGGAAGACGCCAACGCGATCAGCGATGCTTTGCTGACCAACACCGAGAAGGTAAAACAGCAGTACGATCGGCAGGGCAAGTGGGCGGATGAGTTCTACGCCAACCACCAGAAACAGCTCGCGCAAGACTCCGACGCGATGGCCTCCTACAACGCCTACCGCACTCAGTTGGATCTGCAATACCAGCGCGACACTGAATCCGGTCTGGAGCAATGGATTCGTGTGAACAAGGATGCAACCGATCAGTACAAGTCGCTGTGGGGCGACGCGATGGACAAGTTCAACGACACGCTGGCTACCGGTCTGACCACTGGTAAGTTCGCCATGAAGGACTTCGTTGTCTACGTCCTCCAGGAGCTGTTGAAGATCCAGATCGCCCGAGCAATGGCTCAGGCTGCGTCGAGCGCTTCTGCGGCCGGTGGTTGGTTGAGCGGCGCGCTGTCTCTCGGTATGGCTGCATTCGGTGGCAGTACAGGCGCAAACGGCTTTGAAGCAGGTTCGGCCGCAGCAACCTCTTCGAGCCTGGGTGCTTCGCAAGCCGGTTACAGCAGCGCCTACAAGTTCGCCAACGGCGGCATCATGACTGAGTACGGTCAGCTCGCCTTGAAGAAGTACGCAAACGGCGGTGTCGCAAACACTCCACAAGTTGCGATCTACGGTGAAGGCAAGAAGCCAGAAGCTTATGTGCCATTGCCCGACGGTCGAACCATTCCGGTTACAATGACTGGAGCTGGCGCATCGAGTGGCGGTGATGGTGGCATCGGGTCCGTGAACATCAACATCACGGTCAACAACGATGGCAGCGAGAACACCAGCAGCGACTCCAGCGAGAGCACACTGACTGACATGGCCGGCAAGATTCGAAACATCGTTCGGGAAACCCTCCTGACCGAGACTCGACCTGGCGGCATCATCGATAAGCGGAAGTAAGGGGAAGCAAATGGCAAGACAGACATTCACTTGGCTTCCCGATATCTCTTCGGAGAATACCGAGGAGCCAAGAGTGTCGATCATCCAGTTTGGAGACGGGTATGAATCCCGTTTCTCCAACGTGATCAACGTGAACCATCAAAGCTGGGCCGTGACGTTCAGTCGCGGTCGCCCAAGCGGTGAAATCCAGGCAATCAGGACGTTTCTGCGGGCTCGTCGAGCCGTTGAAGCGTTCAACTGGACCAACCCGCTGGGTGAACCCGGTGTGTATGTCGCAAGAAAATGGACAGTCACATCCGAGGAAGGCTACCTTGTGCTCAAGTCAACCTTCGAGCAGGTATTTGAATCGTGAGTAAATTCACCGAAGAACTTCAAAGCCTCTCGCCTTCGTCCTTCATCGAGTTGTTCGAACTCGACATGACCAGCACGAAGAGCGGAGGCATTCTGTACTTCCACTCTGGCACCAACGGGCTGAATGCACCTGTTGTGTGGCAGGACAATGTGTACCAACCCTGGCCAATCGAAGCTACCGGTTTCGACATGACTACCCAGGGTGCATTGCCTCGTCCAAAGATCAAGGTCGCAAACACCGGTGGTCTGTTCAGCGCTGAGGTTGCAGCCAACGATGACCTGCTCGGGTGCGTTCTGACCCGCAAGCGCACGTTCGCCCGCTTCCTGGACGCTGTGAACTTCGAAGGTGGAGTCAACCCGGAAGCCGACCCAAGTCAGCATCTGGAAGACGACATCTGGTTCATCGATCAGAAGACAACCGAGAACCGTTACCAGCTTGAGTTCGAACTGGCATCGGTATTCGACCTGATGGGCGTCATGCTGCCCTACAGACAGGTGCTCAAGTCCGCATGTCCCTGGAAGTATCGTGGTGCTGAGTGTGGTTGGACAGGTGCTTTCTTCGACCGCTTCGACCAGCCCACTGCCGACGCTACAAAGGACGTGTGCTCGAAAATGCTTTCTGGATGCAAGTGCCGGTATGGTACAGGTGTCCTTCCATTTGGCGGTTTCCCAGGTGCTACCCGATATGAAGCCTAACGTCTCTGCGCTCGATAGCGCGTTTCAAACCGAAGCAGCAGCTCAGTTCCCAAATGAAGCGTGCGGGTTCGTTGTAGCGCAAGGGAAGAAGCAAGGGTTCGTTCCTTGCAAGAACTCTGCACTACAACCCCTGACGACTTTCGACATCAGTGTCGAGGAGTATCATCGGGCGTCAGAGGTGGGCGAAATCATCGGTGTCTGGCATTCGCATCCGAACAGGACGAATGTCGCATCCGAGTCAGACCTGGTTGAGTGTGAGGCATCTGAACTGCCTTACTTCATTACAGCCGTGTACAAGTCGGGCGAAGACTTCGTTTTCAGCGAGACTGCGGTCTATGAGCCATCCGGCTACGAGCTTCCCTATGTCGGCCGGCCGTATCACTACGGTGTGATCGACTGCTACTCCCTGGTGGTGGACTACTACAAGCGCGAGTACGGCATCGAACTGGAACGACTGCGTGAAAACCGCGACACCCGATTCTGGGAGCACAACAACCCGCTCATGGAACAAGCTGTCGAGACACTCGGGTTCGAGAAACTGTTCGGCACTCAACCAGAAAAGGGCGACCTGTTTTTGATCCAGACAGGCGGGAATGTGGCGAATCACGTCGCGATTTACCTTGGAGATGATATGATTCTCCATCATTGCGAAAACAGATTGTCTGTCCGGTCCATTTATGGTGGGTACTGGCAGAAGCATTCTGTGGCTCACCTCAGATATCCGGGATTGAATAATGGCACTCACGAAGGTAATTCTTGATGGTCCACTAGGGAAACGCTTCGGCAAGGAGTGGGACTTGGCTGTCTCCACTCCGGCCCAGGCCCTGCAAATCATCCAGGCCAACGACCCTGGATTCTCCAGTTGGATGAAGTCCAACGCCAGTAAGTATGCAAACTACCGAGTAACAGTGGTCGACAAGAGCGGCAAGAAAGTTGCCCTCAACGACGACACCTTCGGCTTGCAGAGAGCCCAACCAGCGATCATCCGATTCACACCCATCACGCGCGGCGCCAGTGCTGGTGCTCGTATCGTTGTCGGTGTGATCCTGATGATTTCCGCAATCTGGCTTGGCCCGGCCGCATTCTCTATGGGTGCCAGCTTGGCCCTGGGTGGTCTGATCGAGTTGCTATCTCCACGTCCGAAGAGCGATGACGGCTCAAGCGATGACGGAACGTCCTACTACTTCAACGGCCCGGTGAACACGTCAGCGCAGGGCATCCCAGTACCGCTCATTTTTGGCCGCTGCCTGGTTGGCAGTCAGTCGGTGAGTGCATCGATTTCAATTGACCAACTGATGGGTTGAAGATGACAGACAATAATTTGAAGCGAGTCGGTGGTGCTGGCGGTGGGTCCAGCGACGACGAAGCGAGAACTCCAGTCACAGCACCGGACTCGATCAAGAGTAAGGCGCTTCTGTCTGTTCTGGACTTGCTGGGTGAAGGTCAGATCAAGGGCCTGGTCAACGGCGCCGAGTCTGTGTTCCTGGATGGCACCTCTCTCCAGAACGCCGACGGCACGACTAACTACAACGGCTTCACATACGAGTTCCGTGACGGCCGCCAAGATCAGACAGTGATCGATGGCTTCCCTGATATCTCCACGCCGTTCAACATCGGCTTGAAGATCGTCTACGCGACTCCATACGTGCTGACCGTCAACGACATCGACGCGGACGCCGTTCGAATCGTCATGATGCTTCCAGCTCTGTCGTCTACCGACGAAGCGAGCGGTGACGTCTCGGGCACCCTGGTCTCCTACAGCTTCTCCATGTCCGTCGACAACGGTCCATTCTTGCCAGTGAAGGTCGCCGGCACGGAAGACTTCGCAGTCTCGATCAACGATAAGTCGCGGTCGAAGTACCAGCGTGAGCACCTGATCAGTCTGCCGAAGCCTGGTTCGAGCTACAAAATCCAGATCACTCGTATCACCCCGGACTCGACCAGTTCGTATCTGCTGAACGATACCTACATCGACTCCTACTACGAAATCATCAACAGCCGACTGAGCTACCCGAACTCGGTGATGTTTGGTTTCAACATCGATGCTGAGCAGTTCACCAACATCCCAAGTCGTTCGTACCTGGTCGATGGTCTGTACGTGAACATCCCATCGAACTACAACCCTGACGACCGTACCTACACGGGTATCTGGGATGGTTCGTTCAAGATCGGGTACACGAACAACCCGGCATGGATTCTGCGCGACCTGCTGATCAACAAGCGGTATGGTCTGGGCGAGTTCATCAAAGAGTCCAACATCAACGTCGGCAAGCTGTACTCCATCGCTCGCTACTGCGACGGCCTGGTGGACGACGGTCAAGGTGGGACTGAGCCTCGCTTCACCCTGAACACCGTCATCACTGCACAGCGCGAAGCCTACAAGGTGATCCAGGACATCTGTTCTGTATTCCGGGGTATGTCGTACTGGTCGGGCGGTATGGTTCAGGTCACACAGGATTCGCCGGCCGACCCTGAGTTCCTGTTCAACAACTCCAACGTGGTCGATGGTCTGTTCAACCGTGTGGGTTCTGCTCGCAAGGACCGTCACAGCGTCGTGCAGGTTCAGTGGAACGACCCGACTGACCTGTACAAGCAGAAAATCGAGTATGTGGAAGACAAGCAGCTCATCGACACCCTTGGCTACCGCAAGACGGACACAATCGCATTCGGTTGTACCTCTCGCGCACAAGCTCACAGGATCGGTTTGTGGATTCTCTACACCGAATCGGTAGAGACGAACGTAACCACCTTCGATGTGGGCTTGAGCGGGCTCCAGTGCGTTCCTGGCGACATCGTGAAGATTCACGACCAGTATAAGGCCGGCAAACGTGACGGTGGCCGTATCAAAGCTGTGACCCGACTTGGTTGCACGCTCGATGCGCCGACTGATATCGCTCAGGGTTCTGTGATCGCCATTCAGATGCCCGACGGCACCTTCGTCGAGAAGAATGTCGTACAGGCCGGCACAGGTTTGACCGACATCACCTTCACTGCGCCTTTTGAGGCAAACGTGAAGCTGCCTCTGGTCAACTCTGTATGGATTCTTACTGAGCTGAGCCTGGTTCCACAACTCGCTCGATGCGTTGGCGTGTCGCAGACTGACACACCGGGTCGCTTCACCATCAGTGTGGTGGATCACAACCCGAGCAAGTACGCCTCGATTGAGCAAGGTCTGAACCTTGAGCACTACCCGACCACCATTCTCGACCCAACGAACTCCAACCCGGAGTCGATGAAGATCGATGAAGTCACCTACCTGATTTCGTCTGGTCAGATCGGCACCAAGCTCGACGTGTCCTGGGAAGGCAAGTCGATGGGCTACTACGTTCAATGGAGAATGAACTCTGGCGCGGGTGCAACAGGTTGGACACAAGAGTACGTCACGAAGCCAGCCTATGAGCTTCTGAACGTCGCTGGGCAGTGCATTTACGATTTCCGTGTCGTGGGTGTCTCGCTGACTGGAAAGCTCTCACAAGAGCTTGTGGGCACTTACACGACACTGGGCACGCTGAACCCACCCAAGCCCCCTACAAATCTCACAGCAGTCGGCGATTTCCGTCAGATCATTCTGAACTGGAAGAACCCGGACATCATCGACCTGGACTACATCCGAATCTACGAGAACACCGTAGACGACCCGACGACCGCGTATGTGTACGACAGGACTCCTGGTGAGACCTACACCCGTACCGGTATCCCTGGTCTGATGAAGTATTGGTACTGGGTAACGGCAGTGAACCGTCGTGGGATGGAGTCTGCGAAGAACTCCACCGCCGGCACATCTGCTGTGGCCGGTGTGATCGCACGTACTGACCTCGACGAAAGCCTGGGCACCATCATCGACACCATCGGTGACGGTATCGACGGCATTCTGGATGACGTCAAGGAAATCACCGACGGCATCGATACCAAGTACGACGAAATCACCGACGGTTTGAAAGAGCGCGTGGACGATGCGTTCGCTCTGGCACAAGCTGCTCGTTCCGGTAACTCGATTGAGGGTCTGCTGCGGAACGACGACAACTTCCAGATCAAGCAGTCGATCACCGAACTGGGTGTGTCGATCGGCGACAACATCAACGCGAAGGTAACTGCTCTCCAAGAGGCTGCGGTATCCGATCGCCAGGCTGTCGCTCACTCGCTGGAGATTGTCCAGGCTCAGTTCGAAGAGCAAGACGCAGCCATCATCGAAGAGAAGACTGCCCGTGCAAGCGCTGACGAGGCTTCTGCTACCCGGTTGAACGGTCTGGACTCGAAGACCAACGCTACCAACGCGGCTTTGGTTCAAGAGCAAACGACCCGTGCAACCGCGGACAGCGCTCAGACGACCGACATCACTTCGTTGAAGTCGACCACTGCGGCTACCAATGCTGCGCTGACGGTTGAACAGACTACCCGAGCAACGGCTGACAGCGCTCAAGCAACCCGGCTGACAGCTCTGGACTCGAAGACTGACACCACAAACGCGAACCTGGTCAGCGAGCAAAAAACTCGAGCCGACGCTGACAGTGCGATGGCGAGTGACATCACCATCGTCAGGGCTTCGGTCGCATCCGCTAACGCTGCGATTCAGAACGAACAGACGGTACGTGCGAGCCAGGACAGTGCGCTGTCCACCTCTCTGTCGGCTCTGACGGCCGCGGTGAACTCGAACGGCACCAGCATCAACGCAGCTCTGGTGTCCGAACAGACTGCCCGTGCGAACGCTGACGGTGCATTGTCGAGCCGTATTGAAACCACTGTTGCTCAGAACGGCGCCAACGCTACTGCGATCCAGAATGAGACCAACGCTCGGGCGAACGCTGACGGCGCTTTGGGCACCCGGATCGACACACTGACCTCGAAGATGGCGGGCGATATCGCCGCGGCTATCCAATCTGAGGCGAGTGTTCGGGCAAACTCTGACGGTGCATTGTCTTCTCGGGTGGATACAGCTCAGGCAACCGCGAACAACGCAACAACCGCGGTTCAGGTAGCGTCGTCTTCTCTGGCATCGATGGATGGCAAGCTGTCTTCGCAGTGGACTGTGAAGGTTCAGACTCTGCAAAACGGTCAGACCTACGTCGCCGGCATGGGTATCGGTATCCAGAACACTGCACAAGGCATCAGCCAGAGCCAAATCTTGCTGCAAGCCGACCGCGTAGTGATGGTGAACCCTGCAAACGGCTATGGTGTAGCGCCGTTTCAGTTGATCAGCGGTATCGTGTTCTTGAACACCGCGGTGATCCAAGATGCAACGATCACCAACGCTCACATTCAAGACGCTGCGATCACCTATGCGAAGATCGGTGCAGGTCAGATCGGTACTGCTCACATCGGTGACGCAACGATCACTACTGCCAAAATCGGTCAGTTGCAGGTAGACTCGTTCCGCATCGGCAACAACGCAGTGACGATCCCGTACTACGGTCAAATCGGTGGCAGCGGCTCTCAAACAGCCGTGATTGGCTACCAGAACACCGTAAACATGGTCATCATCGCCAGCGTAGTTCGTTCCGCGAAGACGTTTGGTGGTCAGCCGATCTACATCAACCTCTACAGCTCCGCGGGTTCTCTGCTTGCTCGGGTTGTTGCTGGTTACACCAACGGCTGGGGCGGTAACGGTGACTACAACCAATCGACCGCGACCGCCGTGTACAACTTCTACGTGGGCGCCGGCAGCTACTTCGTCACCATCGACAGTGACAGCCAGGTAAATGCGAGCGTCGTCATCCTCGGAGCGATGAAATGAGTGAAGAAGAGCTGCTGCAAGCCGCACTGAGCGAGCTTGAAATCGAACCAGAAGCACTGCAAGGGATGGTCATGAATTACATGACCGTCTACGATCCAGATTCGGGGAAGATTCTGGAGACGCACGCATCACCGGTTAAGCTGGAGCTAGTCGGTGACAAGAGCTTCGTCGAACAGAAGGGCAACCCAAAGACTCAGTACGTCAAAGACGGCGAAGTCACAGACCGCCCGGTCATGAGCGTCACACTGGACGACAATATGCTGAGAGGTGTCCCGAAAGGGGCATCCATCCAGATCGACAGCTCGCAGTACAAGGCTGACGGCACTGACATCGAGCTGAGCTTCTCCATTCAGGCTCAGCACTCGATCACCATCGAACTCTGGCCCTACATCCAGGTGGATCTGACCTATGAAAATTGAGCACAAGTCGGATCACGTCAAACTCCGGCAAGAGGAATACCCGAACATTGCGGAACAGCTTGACGCTCTCTGGCATGCAATGAACGACGGGGTTCTTCCAAAGATCGAACCTATGTACAGCGATATCAAGGCAATCAAGGACAAGTACCCGAAGTCCTGATCGTGATATAGTCACCCGATAGTCCAATCTACATGAGGCGATACAGTGAGAGCATATCGTGAAGGCACGCTGACGCTGACAGCCAACAGTGACGTTCTCGTCGGTGTTGGTACTGCGTTTTCGACCAACGTTTCCCCTGGCGACCTGATCATCTGCGAAAGCAACCAGTGCTTTGAGGCGGTGTCCGTCAATGACGACACTCATATCAAGGTCGATGTCGCTTCGAAGGTATCCGGCTCCTTCAAATACGTGATCGTTCGCTTTGTGCAAGCGGTCAACTTCCGTGATCTGACCGTCAAGATCGAAGCCTTCTTGTCTGACCGTCAGACCAACATGGCCGAGTTCACCGATTGGCAGACTGGTACGAAGACTGGTGGCCCGAACGGCAACGGTTTCTACCCGATCACTGACCGCTACGGTACGACTCGCCTGTTCGCGTGCCCGGAACTTCTGTCGTTCGGTTACACCGATGCTCAGAACCAAGCGACTGCTGCGAAGACAAGCGCCACTGCCGCACTTGCGAGCCAAACCGCTGCGAAGACCTCTGAGACCAACGCGAAGACCTCTGAGACCAACGCCAACACTTCGAAGACCGCTGCTGCTGGTAGTGCTACTGCGGCCGCAGGTTCTGCGACTGCTGCTGCTACTTCCGCAACCAACGCTGCTGGTAGCGAAAGCACCGTGAATGCGTCGAAGGTGGCCGCTGCAAACTCCGCAACAGCTTCGGCTACTTCTGCTGCCGCATCGTTGGCAAGTCAGACCGCTGCGAAGACTTCGGAAACGAACTCGAAGACCAGCGAAACGAACTCCAAGACTTCGGAAACCAACGCCGCTGCGAGTGCTGCCGCTGCATTGGCGAGCAAGAACGCTGCTGGTACTTCTGAGACCAACGCTGCCGGCTCTGCTACTGCTGCGAACACCTCGAAATTGGCTGCTGCTACTTCGGCTACCAACGCTTCGACTTCTGAGACCAACGCAAACGCTTCGAAAGTGGCCGCTGCGACCTCTGAAACGAACGCTCTGGCTTCGAAGACTGCCGCTGCAACTTCGGCTACAAACGCCGCTACCAGTGAAACCAACGCGAACTCCAGCAAGGTTGCTGCTGCTGGCTCGGCAACTGCTGCTGCTACCAGCGCTACTCAGGCTGCAACGAGCAAGACGAACGCCGGCACCAGTGAAACCAACGCTGCTGCTTCGGCTGCTGCTGCGCTTGCAAGTCAGACCGCTGCGAAGACTTCTGAGACCAACTCGAAGACCAGCGAAACGAACGCTGCTGCCAGCGCTACTGCTGCGAACACCAGCAAGACTGCCGCTGCGACTTCTGCTACCAACGCTGCAACGTCCGAGACCAACGCGAACACCAGCAAGACTGCTGCCGCTCAAAGCGCTGCTGATGCTGCTGCTTCCGCTGCTGCCGCTTCCTCGGGCAACCTGGGTGGCACTGACAAGATGCCGGACAACTGGGTAGCCAACCCGATGTTGGTTGCAAGCGGTTCTTTGCCGATCATCAACAGCGCTGGTCACACTCTGGGTTACGCCGTAGCAGCAGACTCTGCCGTCCCAGCAGGTTGCCCAAGCGCTCGCATGGCAACCTTGACTCGCACAGCTTCTGGTAACGCCGGATACCTGGTCTTCCCATCTGTTAACGCCGATGACTGGATTCCAGTCGCACCAGGCGAGAAGCTCGATCTATCTGCATACCTCACTGCAACCGGTAACGCGACTACCGGCACAACTCTGAGCCTGTTCGTTGGTGAATACACAGCGACTGGCGCTACGATTCAGAACACTCGTGTTGCTACGTATGACAACACCAAAGGCGGCTGGCAGCGTGTGTACGGCACCGTCAAAGCTTCGGCGACCACCTACCGCATGAGAATGATGGTTGTAGCTGAATCGACATTCCCTACTGGCGGTGTGATCTACATCGCAGAGCCGAATATCTCGAAGCGCAAGACTCTGCCGATTCAAGACGACTTCTACGACAACACCAAGAACGCTCTGCTGCAAGTAGGCGCGTTCGGTCTGGGCGCAACAGACCTGGCAGACGTAGCGTCGGGTAGCTACAACGACATGAAGGCGACTGGCTTCTACCTGATGGGCTCTGCTTGCACAGACGGCCCGGTTGCAGGTTCTTGCAAGCTGATCACCATGACCAATGCGAACAACTACTGCCAGCAAATTGCAATGCCGCAGAGCCAAACTCGCATGTTCCAGCGTTCGTCGAACAACAACGTGTGGACTGCATGGTCTGAATCCTGGTCGTCGAGCAACCTGGTCAAAACCACTTCGAACCTGGATACCACTCAGGGTAGCGTGATGAAGGTGGGTGACTTCGGTATCGGCAACGTCGCCGGTATCAAGATCGCTCTCGCCTCTGACGCTGACTGGGGCAAGCCATCTGGTTGGAGCGGCTTCATTGACGTAGGTGCCTCGAAGACCAACGGCTGCACCGTGCCGACTGACCAAGCTGGCGTAAACCCGAGCTTCGGTATCTGGACTATCACTGGTCGTCGCGACACTCTGGGCGGCTACACCGGTCTGTTCGTTGATTACTCGAACGGTCGTACTTGGACTGGTTTCTGCTCTTCGGCTGCAAACCCTCCTGTGTTCAGCGAAATCATTTCCATGAACACCGGTGTGACTACCTTCATGCGTACTGTGCTGGATGACACCACCGCAGCGGCAGCTCAAGCCACTCTGGGTATCCCAGCTCTGGTTGCAGGCATGATCAGCGGCATCACTAGTAAGGCGCTGAGCAACACCAACGTCACTCTGACCGCAGCAGAAGCAGCCAACGGGGTTCTGTACCTCACAGGGGCTCTGGGCGCAGACGTGAGCGTGATCGTTCCGGCAGTGAGCGGCAGATACACCGTTTACAACCTGACCACGGGCAACTTCGGTGTAACCATTCGTGCGGGCGCTGTAGGTAACGCTGGTAAAACGGTTGCGCAAGGTCGCTCCGCTGATCTGACTGTGATCGGTACTGGCATCAGCTACTCGAACACCGGTTTCGATTCGATCCTCGCTGCTGGCGAGATTGCTTCCACGAGCGGCAACAACTTCCGAATCGTCTCTGGCAACTACGGCACCTTCTGGCGTAACGACGGTGGTTCGCTGTACCTGATGCTGACCAACAGTGGTGATCAGTTCGGCAACTACAACGCCTTCCGCCCGTTTGCTGTCAACCTCACAACTGGTAAGGTCAACATCAACAACGGCCTGGGTATCACCACTCTGGCTGATGGCACCAACACCGCTGACGCCGCGAGCACCGCGTTTGTCCAGAACGCTCTGGCTGCATTGGGTGTGGGTACTGCGATTGGCCCGCTGGCTACCGATCTGAACGCTGAGACTCTGGGCGGTTTCTGTCGTACCACTAACACGACGCTGAACATCCCGCTTGCGGGCAACCTGTCTGTGATCACCGCCCCATACAACGCTGGCGGCTGCATGCAGATGGCGGTTCAGTTGGGCGGCACGAGCCGTATGTTCTGGCGTACTCAGGCTGGTGGCGTATGGACTGCGTGGAAAGAGAGCGCTGCTGCTGGTGCAAACTCTGACATCACCTCTCTGGCTGGTCTGACTACAGCGCTGTCGATTGCACAGGGCGGTACTGGTGCGACCACTCAAGCGGGTGCTCAGACTGCATTGGGTCTGGTTCCAACCAGTTCTGGTCTCGACGCTACTACCGGTCGTCTGCTCAAGGTGGGTGACTTCGGTATCGGCGGTCCAGCTCAATCGACAACCAACATTAACCAACTGTTGGCTTCCGGTGCGTACCGTATTACTACTGGCGCTACCGGCTTCCCTCCAGATATTGGCGCTTCCGCTGCCGGTGACTTGTTGGAAGTTCAGCAGTGGGATGCGAACACCCAATATCAGCGCTACCGCTGCTACAGCGGCACCAACGTCAACCGTGAGTTCTGGCGTATCGTCACCGGGGGTGTGTTCACTGGCATTTGGTATGAAGTGTTCAGCAACGCCTGGCCTGATCGTAACCGAGCTTCGCTCAACGTGATGGGTCGTAACCGCGTCATGAACGGCGCGTTCCAGGTTGCTAACCGTCCTACCAGTGCAGCTATTGCAGGCACTGCAAACGGCTACATCTGTGACCGTTGGAAATTCACCAACGGTGGGGCTGGCGGGACTATCGCCGGGTCTCGAAATGCCGCTGTTGGTGTGAACAACGTTCCGACCTTCTGGGCTCGAACCACTTGTAACGCCGTGGTAACGAACCTGGGGAGTGCTTTCTACTGGGCTGGCCCGAGCCATATCATCGAACAAGCCAACTGCTACGAGCTTTCCTCGCAGCCAGCCAGCTTGTCTTTCTGGTTCGCAGCGTCGGTAGGCGGCAAGTATTACGTTTCGATTCGCAGTGGTGATAACGCCTTCTCGTATGTGGCACAGTTCAGCTACACCGCGACTGCTGGTACGCCGCAGAAAATGGAAATCAACCTTCCAGCTCTGCCATTTACCATCAGTCAGGGTACGGGCGCCGGCTTGTCGATCCTCTTCTGCGGTCTGAACAACGGTTCGCTGGCTGTAACTGCTGCAAACCTCAACAAGTGGGTGAGTGGTAACTACATCACCGGCCCGGCTGGTACTGGCATCTCTGCATGGGGCAGCTCTGCTGGTGCATGGGTTCAGGTTGCATACGTGCAGCTTGAGCAAGGTCTGGCTGCAACCACTTTCGAGCGGATTGACTACAGCGAAGAGATTCGTCGTTGCCAACGGTATTACGAAGAGGTTCCAGGTACTGTTGCAACCAACCAGCCTCGCTGGAACCACAGACCGTACAAGGTAACGAAGCGCGCTTCGCCAACTCTGTATCTGACTGTGGGTAACACTGGTGGCGCAGACTACGGCCCGGATTCGAGTGGTGGGGTGGGCAGCTTCCGTTTGCCTGGTAACACTCTCTCAACCTCTGACGCTGACTTCACTATGGCCGCAGACTGCGACTTCTAAGGGGAAGACCATGTACAAATTGAATCCATATGGGATCGAGCGAGTGGAAGACGGGGCAATCATCCCCGTCGATCCAGAAAACCGCTGCTATCAGGAATACCTGGCTTGGGTCGAGGGTGGAAACACTCCCGACCCGGAGTACACTGCGGACGAAATTAAAGCCAACAACTTGAAAGCCATCGCTGATCGTCGCTTCATCGAAGAGACGGCCGGCATGGAAGTCCAGGGGATGCCGGTCTACACAGACCGGACAACCCAGATGAAGCTCACAGCGGCTTCGCTACGGGCTCAACGTGACTCGGCCTACACGGTGAACTGGAAGCTCACCACAGGCGGCTTCATGACACTGGACGCAGCAACCCTGATCTACATCGGCGACAAGGTTGGTGACTACGTTCAGGAGTGCTACAACAGAGAGTCTGAGCTGGTCGACGCCGTTCTGGATGGCAGCTACACTGAGTCGATGCTTGACGAAGGCTGGCCAAACACTTCTGCGAACAAAGGAACCTCTGCATGAGCAAATTCTGGACCACTCTGAAAACGGAACAAATCAGCAAGTGGGAGCACGTTCTTCTGGACGTGCTCGTTTTCGAAGACGAAAAGGCCGGGATGATCACTGTCCCAGCCAAGTTCGAAACCGACTACGCCAGCATCCGCTCTCTGCATAACATCCTGCTGTTCGTGCTCTATGCCCTGGTGGCTGGGTACGGCAACTACAGCGCCACCGTTCATGACTACCTGTACTCGGTACGGAACTTGAGCCGCAAAGACTGCGACGATATTCTGTACCGAGCACTTCGAGCAGAAGGTGTGGCAAAATGGCGAGCGTGGCTCTTCTGGGCCGGAGTTCGCATTGGTGGCGCGAAGTCTTACGCCGCCGCGAAACAACCTTAAATCAATCGGAGAAACACCATGTCCTATTTCGTTTACAATACCACCAGTCCTTTCGATCCGGTCAACGCTGAGCGCTTCGACACCCAAGAAGCGGCCGATGCCCGAGCGAAGGAAGTGATGGCTGTAACCCCTCAAGCGGTCGTTCACGTCGCTGAACTTTTGGGCACTTACACCGCTCAAGTTTCGGTCTCTGTTGCCGTGCCTGAGAAGGCGAGCGTCGCAAAGACCAAGTGATGTCAAATTGATGAAACAAAAAGGGCCGTCTGGCCCTTTTTTGTTCTCTAAAGGCCACTCCATGAAATAGAATGTCGGCACTCCATCAACTTTGGATCAATGATGAAGCTCTGTATCCCATTCGAGGGTTTTCAAAGATGAGCGCCGGCCTGGATATCTCCATCGAAGGAGTAAAGATTGCACCGCCGGCGGCAGTAACGGGAGCGCTTCTCATGGGCATGACCCCAGCAGAATGGATCACTGCCCTCACGCTCCTTTACCTGGTGATGTCGATCGGTCTTTTGATTCCAAAATACTGGGCGCAGATCATGGAGTGGCGAAGAGGCTGGATCGAAAAACGCAAGATGGCAAAAGAGGAGAAGAAAAATGGAGATTAAGAACAAGGTAATCGCCACCACTTTCGCTGGAGCCATCGCAGCCGCAGCCGCATTCATTGGTCCAGAGGAAGGCATCAGCATGAAAGCCTACCAGGACAGTGTGAAAATCTGGACGATCTGTCGAGGTCACACTGGCCCGGAAGTGAAGAAAGGTCTTGTGCTCACCAATGCTGCCTGCGAAACCCTGTTTCGCACAGACATCTGGAAAGCTATGCAAGTCGTGCTCGATACAACACAGGGCGTAACGCTCCCTGAGCCCGTTCTGGTCTCTTTCACAAGCTTCACGTTCAACGTGGGTGGGCAGAAGTTCAAAACGTCTACAGCGCGCTCTCTGCTCGTCCAGGGTAAATTCGAGGACGCTTGTCACCAGCTCCCACGCTGGAAGTTTGCAGGTGGCCAGGACTGCTCGGTTCGTGACAACAACTGCTATGGTGTATGGCAACGCCGGCTTCGCGAGGAAGCCTATTGCATGAGTGCTTTCCCATGATGAGATTGTGTGTGGTTCTCCTGATCGCAGTGATTGGTTTGGGCAGTGCCTGGCAACTTGAACGCAGCCGGAGTCGTGTCGCCTTGCAAGATGCGACCATCACTGCGCTGCAAGACCAGGCCAAGAAAGACACCATCACTATCAGCCAAGAACGAGAGTGGGCACAGAGTCGTGAAAACGTCATCAAGTCGCTTTTAGAGATTGGCAAAGACGTCCAAAACATGCAGGATGAAATCAGGCAGCAAGACAAAGCGCGCGCTGCCACGCTCCAGGAGCTGATCAAAAATGACAAGGCTATTCGCGACTACATGGCTATGGCTGTGCCTGATAAGCTCGGGATGCAGTACGAGCGCGCCGCAACCACTGACCCCACAAAATACGGGGCAAGTGGAAGCATGTCCTCTAGTCCCGTGCGTAATGCCGGGAAGAGCGCGCCCAAAAAGTAACGAAGACTGGACCAAAGCGGTAGATGATCTTGAGGCTGAACTCAAGTCATGCTCGATCCAGGTTCTGCGTTGTATCTCTATCCAGAATATCAACGGCGGTGATAAGCAGCAGCCTTCACCGTTGAAGATCAAGATTGAAACCGCTCCCGTCAAGAAGCCGGTGACAGTCAAACCCTCGCCATTGAAGTAAGGAATGAGCTATGTCCGGGAATCAAAGCCGTCAAAATCGTCGTGAACGCCGCGAAGAAGCACGCCGCGAGCGTAAGCATGGTCAAAAGTTCCCAGAGCTGAACGCATCCCAACGGGAAACGGATGCCAAGCTCGAACGCGAAATGAACCGAATCCGCTTTGGCGAGTTGGAGCCTCGCAACGAATCACAGGCGCGCTGCATTCAGGTCATCGAAGACACCCGGCTGGCATTCATCACCGGTCCCGCGGGCACCGGCAAGACCTTCCTGAGCATCAGCCTGGCCTGCGAAATGCTCGAAGCCAACGAAATCGAACGGATCATCATCACTCGTCCAATGGTGGGTTGCGACGAAGACATGGGCTTCCTGCCTGGCACCGAATGGGAGAAGTTCAAAGCCTGGATCGGCCCAGCTCTTGAAGTTCTGGAAGGCAAGCTGGGCGCCAAGAAGGTCGAAAGCTACGTCGCCTACAAGAAGATCGTCGGCGCACCTCTGATGATGATGCGTGGTTCGACCTTCCGTAACAGTTTCGTTCTGCTGGACGAAGCTCAGAACAGCACTAAAGGCCAGATGCAGATGTTCCTGACTCGCCTGGGTGAAGGTTCGAAGGTCGTCGTAGCAGGTGACTTGCGTCAGTCTGACCGTGCCGGCGATGACAATGGCCTGGCAGACGCCACCCACCGTTTCCGCAACGCCAAGACGATGGGCCGGTTCGAGTTCGACGAAGACGACATCACCCGCGACCCTCTGGTTCGTGAAGTCGTGAAGGCTTACCGCGACTGATAAATCCACGCCAACTCTTCCCTTATTTAATACTTCTTACAAGACAAGATTGTTATAAATAGGGAAGAGTTGGACGCGGACACCAAGCAAGTCCACGTTGCAAACCCAGATCATTTCTCTCTATCATCGTCGCTCGAATCACGCAGAGCACTCCACGATGAACCCTCAAAATCCCGGCGCTGAATGGTCCTCTCTTGAGTGTGATGCGCTCGCACTCCGGTTCATCCCCATCAAGCTTCTCCAGGAAGAGGCGGAGCTCAATAAGACCAAGTTCTGGGACTACCGGTTCCTGCACCCCACCCAAGCAACCCAGCTCTACGCTCAGCACTATGCTGCGGCTCTCAAGCGTGCTGTCAGCCGGCGTACAGACCTGTGGATGGGTTTGAACATGAAAGGCTTGAAGAAGGCTTGCATCTTCGAACTGGACGCTCGCTCGATCACTGGTTTTTGGAAGGGTCGTCAGATGGCAGACCGCATTGGGTGTCCGTATGACTTCTATTGCGAGCACGCAATGCTGTTTGCCGACAAAGCCCGCATGCACTTCTTGCCCAGCAGCTCGCAGATGTACACCAGAACGGTCCCAGAGCACCTACAAGGGCTTCCGTCACTGGTCGAGTACGTTGTTGAGCGTTGGGTAGCCCGCACGTCTCACAGCACGTTTTACGCAGCCCACGAAGCATTCAACACCGACAACTTTCAGGAAGGCCCGGAGCAGATCGACTACCTGAATTTCCTGTTCACCAAGATCAAGCGTTCGAACATGCCGGAAGGTGTGCTCTCCACGATCATGGACAAGAACCAAATCACCCGCGATCAGGTCATGTTCGCATTCCCCAAGACCGGCAATGATCTGCTTCGCCGTGCGGCAGTTCTCTCCCAATAGTTTTTGCCGCTCTCGCTGCGCGTATACTCGCAATCGCAACACTCAAACACTCACCCTTAGCAGGATCAACCATGAACTCTCCGAACACCCACTCCAACAAGAAGCCCCAGGATTTCAAGAACGGGCATCAGACGATCCTCAAGACCTTGATTCGTGAGAACAGCTTGGCTGTATTCGACATGCTCGACGGCACGCAGCTACGCGGTCAGGTAACGCAGTTCGACAACTACACCATCACCATCACCCGTCACAGCGATGGTCAGTACCGCACAATCTTCAAGTCGGCCATCAAGTGCTTTGGAGCCTGCAATGTCTGACGAATCCGAAATCAAGGATAGTCTGGCGGAGCAGATGGCCAGACAGATGGGTATCGTCGCACCGGAAGAAGACCTCGACCTGGATGACGAACTCGAAACCGTGATGCAGGCAGCAAAGCGCATCACCCCGCTCCCTACTCTCCCAGAAGGCTCAGAAGCCTTTCAGTTCGAAGGTGAGTTTCAGCAGAAGATCGCGGCGCTGATCTGCCGTGACGAAGCTTTCTATCGTCGCGTAGACGGCCTGGTACGACCTGAATACTTCGAAGAGCGCTCACTGTCGGCGCTGGTTCACATCACAACGACCTATCATGAGAAGTACCGTCGTCTGCCCGAGCGCAGTGAATGGGCTGAACTGATCAAGGATGCGAAAGCTGAGAAGGCGATTCGTGACGATGACGTCCCGGATATGGTCACAGCGCTCAAGAAAATCCTGACTGGAGCTCTCCCGGCCCGTGACTACGCTGTAGATAAGGTCGCAGAGTTCGCCAAGAAGCAAGCAATCACAGCCGCATACATGATGACCATTCCACTCGTCGAGAAAGGCGAGCATGAGAAGGCTCAGAAGATCATGCAGAAGGCGTTCGCAACGGGCGCGCAGGCTGTGGTCGAAGACAACGACTACTGGAACGACATCGAAACCCGGACACAGTATCGTCGTGATGTTGAAGCCGGCCTGATCACGAAGGACGGTATCACCTCGGGTCTACCGAAACTCGACAAGATGTTGTACCACCACGGATGGGGCCGTAAAGAACTGTCCGTCGTCATGGGTGGTGCCAAGAAGGGTAAGTCAACGGGTCTGCTTCACTGGGCTCTCGCGGGCTCTCAGAAAGGCTTCAACGTTCTGTACGTGACCCTCGAAGTAGCCGCCAAGATCATCATGGAACGTATGGACGCCAACGTGGCGGGCATCGACATGAGCGACCTCAGTTCACGGGGCAATGACGTCGAGAAGGGCGTTAAAGACCGTGCTGGCCTTCGCAAGCCTGGCCACCTCAAGGTCGTCGAGTATCCGTCGGGTCAAATGACCTGCGCTGATCTGCGCAAGGTGATTGAATTCTACCGTGCCGAAGGCATCATCTTCGACATGATCGTGGTCGACTACGCCGACATCATGGCCGCTGAAATCAAATCCGGTAACGACATCAACGAGTCGAAGCAGGTTTGGCTGGGTCTGCGGGCAATCGCACACGAAGAGAACGCCGCAGTTCTGACAGCGACACAGACCAACCGAGCTGGCTTCACAGCAGACGTGGCCAAAGCAGAACACGCCGCAGAAGACTTCAACAAAATCCGTATCGCTGACTTGGTGTTGACCATCAACCGCACGGACGAAGAGAAGACCAAAGGCGAAGCCCGAATCTACTTTGCAGCCTCTCGTAACCAGGCCGGCGAGTTCACCCTGAAAATTACGCAGGAGCTCAGCAAGATGCGCTTCATGACAGGGATTCTCGAAATCACCTGATCGTAGCCCGCAACACACCAGACTCAGACGTGCATACTCGCGTCTGAGTCTTTTTCTTTACACATCAAACGAGAATGAATATGGACTGGGAAGAACTTCGCAACATCGTAGCTTGGATCGTCGTTGCGCTAGCCGCAGTGTTCATCGCATGGGCACCGGTTAGCTGCTCAATGGATGGCAATGCAAAGATCGCTCAGGCGATTCAGGCTGGTGCAAACCCTATCGACGCCAAATGTGCTTACTCTAGCCAGGGTGACACCGCTGCATGTGCCATTCGTGCGGCAATGAGCGGGGATAAAGCCAAATGAAACAGTTCGCCAAACTGTTCCAGTTCGAAGACATCGGCCAGGTGCTTCTAACCATCGATGCTTCGGAAGAGCCGAACACCTACGGCCCTGAAATCAAGATCACCTTCAAGCCTAAAAACTTGGGCGTCTGTGCAGTCAAGCTGTCCAACTTCGGCAAGGACGAAGACGAAGCCTGGGTAAAGGGCGAAGACAGCTTTGTCGCGATGGACGAAGCCTTCGCATACAAGACCGCCAAGAAGGTGATCGACGAATACAACTCGATGTTCGCAACCAAACCTGATGATGGAGACGACGAATGAGATTCTCAATGGATCGTCTGATCACCAAGCTGACCGGCCGCAACTGGAACTACTTCATCACGTTCGTCTACCACATGAACCCGGGTCAGCCGAACGGCGGTAGCGCAACGAAGTCGATGACCTTTAGCGTCAAAGACCGCAACGTGCTGGGCAATCATCGCCTCTTGAAGAAGGAGCTTCTGCCTCGTTTCGTCATTGATTTGCCCAAACAGTATCGTACAAACGGCTCGATGGAAGTTCAGAGCATCACCTACGTGGGCTGGTTCAAACCCACTGATCCAAACCCGAACAGGGGTACTGGCAAGATTGGGCACAAAAAGCCCTGGTTCGCTGTATGAGCCGCGATCCGAAGAAAGCATGCCGTGAGTGTGCGTTCCGTCGCGATATCGCCCCAGGGGCTTTGGGAGGGTCTGCTCCAGAGGTGTACGTGGGACAGACCAACGGGCCTTTCTACATCCCGTGCCACTGTCACTACACCAGTGAAACGCCCGACTGGAAGGAGAAAGCGCTGCAAGCACCTCAGTGTGCCGGTAGTCGAATCTTCCGTGCGAACATCGAGAACCAGAACCACCCGACACTGCTCGGCCTGGAAGCGGATCATGAGTCCGTGTTCAGCTCTCAGGCAGAGTTCGTGGCGCATCACAGACAGATCAGCTTGGAAGAGGCTGAGTACCGTCTCAACGCGATCACTCCAGATACCTGGACCCAGATCGAAATGCAGAAAGCCGACGTGCGAAGGAAGGAGCTGTAATGGCAACTAAGACAAACGGCAAAGAGCTGAAAGAGTTCTGGGAGCTGGGCGAACCCTGGTGGCCAAAAGACGGCTTTGTAGAAGGTGACTCCTACACTGTCAACGGCGCTCAAACGGATGACAGTTTCGAACCCGGTTCCTGCGCTGACACCGATCAAATCACCATCATTGCTGGCTGCATCTGCGATGCCACTAGCACTGACGATGGGCGTGACTTGCAGACCGTGTTTCGCAAGTGGCGCAAGTCACTGACCACAACCACCGTGCTGATCGAGATTGACCTCGACAAGCTCGATGACCTCAAAACTCATGTGAAATCCCTGAAAGGAAAAATCCTGTGACCCAGAAAGTTTATCTGTTCACCCAAGACTTGGGCGACGGCAGCAGCGCCGTTCGTTTCACCCGCGACCCCGATCTTCTGGACAAGCTGTGCGAAGAGGACGACAGTTTCGGCATGAATGAGGGCTATAGCCGCACCCTCGAGTTTCCTGACGACCTGGATCTGAACGCTGTAGGCTTCGACTTCTACGAAGCCGACGAAGACTGATCTACCTTTGCGACACCCATAACAGCCCGCTTTCGGGCTGTTATGCTTTCAACTTCAATAACTTAGAGGTGCAACATGAAGAAATTGTGGAGTGGTGATGATTCGACTTTGGGCAACTGGCGCGAAATCGCTCGTCTGGCTTTCGGTGAAGAATCGGCCGCAGTGAAGTACCTCGACGAGAAGATCGCCGAGCAGGGTCCGAACGAAGAAGTCATCGCGGACATGAGCCAGATGAACCTGATGCTGGCGACTCTTCACGACCACCCTGAAATGCTGAGCAAGTAAAATGGCCACTGCGAAGGATGACTCCGAGATTCAAGACCTGATTGATATGGTCGACATGGAGGATTTCCTGAGCGTGGAGAGCATCGACTACCGGGTCACTCGCGGGCGATCCGGTACTCAGCTCAACCTAAAGGAGTGCCCTCGCTGTGGGGGTCGCGACTGGAAGGTCTACCTGAACGCTGATACAGGCTTGGGTAGCTGCTTTCATGGGTCATGCTCAGGCGAACCCGGCTTCAACAAGTACAGCTTCATCCATCACCTCAACGACAAATCTCACCGTGAGACGATCAACGCCCTCAAGCGCTACGCAAAGACCCTGGGCTGGTCTTCTACCCGCAAACGCGCTCCACGCCCAGCAGACGAGAACCCCGATGAAATCAACATCCCGGACAGCTACGCCCTGCCCATTAACGGAAAGACTCTCAAGTACCTGTCGGCTCGTGGATTTGGTATTGAGCTTGCCGAGTATTTCGGGTGGCGATACAGCAAGCACGGGGTCTACTCTTACACTCTCGGTGGTGAAGAGAAGACCCAGAACTGGGAAAACCGAGTCATCATTCCTGTATATGGCATCGACGGGAAGCTTGTAACGTTCCAGGGTCGAAGCACTGAGCCTAATTCTTTCCAGAAGTACCTGTTCCCACCAGGACTCGCGGGTGCAGGGCGGTTCATCTACAACGCACACAACGCACTGGGCTTGAAAGAGGTCGTACTGGGCGAGGGCGCGTTCGACGTGGCTGCAATCAAGAAGGCTTTCGACGAAGACATCACGTTCAGGGATGTGGGTATCTGCGGAACATTCGGTATGCACCTGTCGATGGCTGAATCCGGCGCAGAAAACGACCAGCTCTCCGATCTGAAACGGATGAAAGCAGCCGGCCTGCAAGAAATCACCATGATGTGGGACGGATCACCCAGCGCAATCCTCAACGCTGTCAAGACGGGTGTGAAGCTGCGCACATATGGGTTCAAGGTCAAGCTGGCCATTCTCCCGAACGACAAAGACCCGAACGAAGTAGATACCGAAGTCGTTCGCCAGGCGTTCGTACAGGCAAAAGAGTTAACCCCGCTCTATGCCGTATCGATCATGTCAAAATTCAGTCTATAGCAAGAAATAAACAGGATCGCTCGACATGCTTATCACCCCTTACAGCCCAGCAGATTGTGGAATCAAGCTGATTTCAGAGACAGTCAGATGGCAACTTTCTGGACATCACACCGGCCCAGATGAATACCCAACCGTCCACTCTCTGATCGATTGCTCAAGCTCAGCCTACCCAGCTTCGATGATCGAGTGCCGCCACCCGGAAGGAAAGCTGTGGCGATCGATGTTCATCGCGACAACGCCTACTGGTGTTGACGGCTTCTCCCTTACCTGGTGGGGCAAAGATGATCAGGTAAAAGGCCAGGCGCAATGCAAGCGCGTCAGCGAAAGAGAGTGGTACTCGGTTGTCAAGTCCAAAGCAGTCTCGAAAGGCTACACGGTTGAGAACTACATTGGCCGTGAAGTGCCTCTCCAAGTTGGTCATGAGTTCGTTGTCGAACTTTCAAAAGGTACGAAAAACGCAGCTCTGCCCATTCTTGCTATGACAGACATACAGGCCGGGACATATGGAGTTGAGGGTGGTCATGACAAGATCGGCCGCATCATGGGCAAAGCTCTTGCTAACCTTCTGCCGACAAGCAACTTCTTGAGCAACATCAACGGCAAGGGTCACAGTGTAGGCGCCTTGCTCGCTCAAGCTCGCAGTGAAACCGCGAGTCCGCAAACCGCCGATGTGGTCGAAGGCATTATGCACTCGGTTGACGGCACGTTTATAGACGTTGCAAGTGTCCCGCATGGTGTTCGCGAACCAGAACCGAAGATCGACCGTGAAGAGGTCTACGGCAGCGGCTGGGGCGCTTTCGGCTGACAGCAAGCCCGCACATCCCCTAAAGCGCGCTTGTACACTGCAAGCGTGCAAATCAAACGAGAGCATTCCCATGTCCGAAGTAAAAGAAGACCCGGAGTTAGCAGTTCTACTTCCGGTCGAAGCGAGCATGTCCGGCCGCAATTCGGTTTATAACTTCTGTGAAGAGCGTGGGCAGCATGCGAGCTATGCCGTCTGCCTGCACACCATCCGCCGCATCGAGAACAACGATCTGCCGTCTGGTATCGCAGTCGAGTGCCAGCGAGCCTACTGCCATAACAACTGCATTGCGAAGAAGCACAAAGCACAAGAGGTTGCAGCAGGTCACGCGCTGTACTTCAAGCCTCGCCCACGTCACATCACCGACCCGGTCGCTGTCGAGAAAGACAACAAGTCGGCCGGCGCAGTCAGCAGCGGCAAGTACGATATGACCAACCCAAGCTATGCACGCGGTTGGGCGATCGGTGGTGGACCAGGTGAAGTGCGTGAAACCAAGAAGCGTATTCCACCTGCACCTCGTCCAGCGCCCAAACCGAAATCAGGCTTTGTCGAAGCGGGCATGGCCGATGTCGTCAACGTCCTCATGAAAGAGAGCGCGGAGAAAAGTGTCCCGGCAGTGAAGAAAGCTGCACCGCCGCCCACCTGGAAAGAACCAGAAGCACCTGTCCCAACCATCAATCCACTTCGCCCATTGCCAGGTGAGTCCACTGCGGACTTCATCAAGCGCCGGGCAGCAGAGAAGGCTAAGCAATGAACTCCAGAAACGTCATGAAGGCGATCGAAGAAATCGCCTTCGTCAGCGGCAAGAACGACAAGCAGGCTTTGCTCACACGCTACATGGCTGAGGCTGACTTTCTGTCCATCCTCAGCCTGGCTCTGAACCCTTTCGTCACGTTCGGGGTTCGTCCCGCTCGTTACACCGGCTTCGCTGGCAACTTCGTGTGGGGCGAATCGACGTTCATTCTGCTTAAAGACTTGCAAGATCGCACGCTGACCGGTGATGCAGCGAAAGCAGCCATCGAAACTGAGTACAAACGCCTCGACGAGAAGTCGGCCGAGCTGTTGTGGCGCGTGATGAACAAAGACCTGAAAGCAGGCTTCGGTGAGAACAGCGTGAACAAGGTGAAGAAAGACTTCATCCCTTGTTTCCCGTACATGCGCTGCTCGCTGCCGAAAGACTCGAAGCTGGATGAATGGCCGTTCAACACCGGTGTCATCAGCCAGATCAAAGCTGACGGCATGTTCTTTGATGGCAACATCGACAAGACCTTCGTCAACTTCACCAGCCGTCAGGGTCAACCGTTCCCAAGCAGCCCAAGCTTCGACCGTTTGGCTGAGCAATTCCGCATCGCGTTTGGAGGTCTGCTGACCGAAGACTTCGAAGCAGGCGCACAGACTCACGGTGAGCTTCTTGTCGAAGACTCGGCCGGCAATATCCTGGCTCGCGAAGTCGGCAACGGCATGATCAACAAGCTGATCCAGGGCACCGAGCTGCAACCCGGCTACACGCTGACAGCGGTTCTGTGGGATGTTATCCCGCTGACCAGCGCTGTGAAGAAGGGAAGCTACAACGTCCCCTATCTGAATCGTCTGCGCATGCTCAACAGCGCTGTGGGCATGCTCAGAGCGAAGCGGGAAGATAGTCTGATCGCTATCATCGAAACGAAAGTGGTTCGCAGCTATCAGGAAGCGATGGACCACTACATGGCTGCTCGCCGTCGCAAGCAAGAAGGCACGATCGTCAAGAAGCCGACGATGATCTGGAAGGACGGTACTTCCAAAGATCAGGTCAAGCTCAAGCAGGAAGTGCCTGTCGAGCTGGAAGTATTCGACTTCGAAGAGGGCAAAGAGGGCGCCAAGACCGAACTGACTTTCGGATCACTGATGTGCCGGACTTCTGATAGCCTGCTCGAAGTCAACGTGGGCACCGGGTTCAGCGATGAACTGCGCCGTGAAATCAACGAGGCTCGCGAAGAGTGGATCGGGGCCATCATCACCGTTAAGTCCAACGAAATCATGGTCAGCAAAGACGGCAAGAAGAAGCACAGCCTGTTTCTGCCAGTCTATGTCGATCGTCGCCTGGACAAGTCTGTGGCTGACACTTACGCCCAGGTTGTGGAACAGTTCGACAACGCGGTGGAACCAGCATGAGCCGAACCAACTTCTTGATCGTGATCCGCGAATGTTCAGGGTCGCCAGAGACTCGCCACATCAGCGTCTATGCCGATGACGAAGACGCCGCTCGCGAAATGGGTCACGTTGCAGCCAATGCAATGGATGAGGACTTTCACAATGGTCGAGCCTTCTACGTCGAGCAGGTGATACCTCTCGAATAACTACCTGCTGGGGACCGCGTGTCCCCAGTTTCTTTCGCGCATACTCTGTTCTGTAAACAAACACTCAAACAGGTTGAAACTATGGATCGCACTCAACGCGTCGTTATCATGAGGGAAGCAATCACCAAGATTGCGCAAATCCTCTCTGACGGCAAAGTTCTCGTCACCCAATCGGGTGTAAAGGCGTTCGTGAAGTATGACGAACGTACCATGAAGGCAACGCGCGTCAACTTGCCGATGATCCCGGACGACGCCAGCGAAGAGCTGATCGACGCGATTCAAGGCTTCCTCGACAGCGAAATCTCCAAAGTCCTGTACGCAGACGGCAAATCGAACCTGCGTGCGACTCACGAGAATATGAGCGGTCTGTATAACCCGCTCGAATCCTTCTTCTGCGAGAAGGAAATGGTCAAGAACTTCCAGGGTTCTCGCCACAACCTCGCGAACATGCACCAAACGTTCGTGGACAAGTTCATCACGCCGAAGCTGAAAGAAGCCCTCGCAAACGGCGCCGAAGAGCAAGAGCTGTTCCAAGTCCTCGCGATCCCCGCATTGCGTGCTTGGGGTGGTCAGAAGTTCTTCCAGGACTACATGAGCGACAAGTGGTCCCTGATCGCCGGCATTCAGAAGCAGCTTGACCCAATCGCTTCCAAGATGAAGACGATGACCAAAGCGTCTGACTGCTACGACATGGCGAAGCAGATTCGCAACGTGGTCATGGGTGAACCCCCAGAAGGCGACGGCAACAACCCATTCGGTGATGAAGACCCGAGCAAATCGGGCAAGGGTGGTGGCAGTGGTGCGGGCGGCATGGGCGGTAAAGGTGGTGGCAAAAAGGGCAGCAAGCCACCGAAGGGTAACAAAGGCGCTGGTGGCGGTGCCCTCGACGAAGAGGGTGAAGAGGAAGAAGGAGGTTCTGGCGGCAAAGGCGACAAAGAAGAACTTCCCGAAGATGAAGAAGCCGAAGATGGGGCCGGCGAAGAGGAAGACGGCGAAGACGATGCCGACGAGGAAGATGAGGGCGAAGGCAGCAATGATGGTGAGCGTCGTGAGGAAGAAGCTAGCGACGGCGGTGACGGCATCAGCAGCCAGCAAGAGAACAAAGGCCCTCAAGAAGACACCGAGTCCGCACAAGCTGAATACGGTGGCGCCAACTACCTCAAGGACTTCGACTGGAACAAAACCCAGGATATCGGCACTGAGTTTGGCCAGTACGTCACCGATCTGTGTTCGACAGAAATGGAAGAGGAAGACTACACCGTCTTCACTCGCGAATGGGATCAGCTCGAAGCGCCCAAAGTGCCATCATCTTACAGCCCGAAATGGCTCGAAGACATGGAAAAAGCCATCATGGGCATGGTCGGCCCAGTGTCTCGCAACCTCGAACGAGCGTTCGCAGCCCGGAACAAGTCGCTGACTCAACAGGGTCTGCGTAAAGGCAAGCTGTCGTCGAACAACCTGTATCGTCTGACTGCCGGCGACGACCACATCTACAAGAACAAGATCGAGCACAAGACCCGGGAAGTAGCCGTGTCGCTGGTGATCGACTGCTCTGGTTCGATGGGCGGTGCCAAGATTCATACAGCCATGTGTTCTGCGTGGGTGCTTGCAGACGTCCTGGGTCGTCTGGGTGTCGATTGCGAAATCATGGGCTTCACGACTGGCGACTTGTACGCTCAGCGGTCGAAAGACCTGTACAAAGAAATGTGCGAAGAGCACAACAGCGGCCGGTCCTGGGATCGCTGTGAGCCACTTCGACTGCCGATGTTCAAGACCTTCAAAGAGAAGTTCTCCATCGAAGTCAAGAAGCGCATGGCGAGCTACGCTCACGTCCAGTCATCGATGGCTTCGAACATCGACGGCGAGTCTGTGCAGTATGCCTACGAGTCCCTGTGCCGACATGCCAATCGGGGCAAGAAGAAAGGCAAGATGATGATCGTGTTCAGCGATGGTCAACCTGCTGGTGGTGTGCCTGGTGCCAAGCTGAACGCCCACTTGAAAGCAGTGGTCAAGCGCATCGAGAAAGACGGTACGAACATCGTCGGTGTCGGCATCATGTCCAACGCCGTGCAGAACTTCTACCGCAAGAACGTCAAGCTGGATAACGTCGAAGAGCTGCCAGGCATCGTCCTCAAGCAACTCCGGGACGCGCTGCTTGCCAGCTAAACCCCATTGAACGCCCGTCAGTGAGCGTACAAAATGCGCTCACTGAATCAAACGCGACAACTTAAACTTAAACGAAGAGAGGATTCACCAGTGAGCAACGATAAAATCAAGTGCGAAGTATGCGGCGAAGAAGTACACAGCATTGCAAACCACCTCAAGACTGCGCACAGCGAGGACTCGGCCGTTTCGATGGACCTCGAAACTTATCGTGCCAAATTCCCAGACGCAGAGCTGCTGTCTGAAACGGCCAAGCTGAAAATGGCCGAAATGAAAGCGAAGCGCGAAGCCGAAGAGGCTAAAGTTGCCGCCGCCAACCCTGGTGCTGGCGCGAAACCCGCTGCATCGGCCGATCCTGATGTCGAGAAGGTCTTCTTCCACGAAGTCTTCCGCTTCCCGAAGAGCACCAAGTCTGCGTACACCAAAGCTGGCACCGGCATCCCTTGCACTGCTGACGCCCGTCGCGGCGGTACTGACGAGCACATGGTCCCAGCCTGGAACGACAACTACATCCTGAACCCCGATCTGACCAAGACCGTGATGATGGCGCTCGAACTGCGTACCCCGATCTTCCTGTACGGCCACTCTGGCGTTGGTAAGTCCTCGATCTTCAAGCAAATGTGCGCCGGTTTGAATCGTCGTCTGTTCCGCTTCCAGCACACTGTCGACACCGAAGAGTCGCACATCGTCGGCCAGTGGGTCGTCAAGCCTCACATCAACCCGGATGGCTCTGCTGTATCGGTCACTGAGTTCGAGCTGGGTCCACTGCCTACTGCCATGCAGAACGGCTGGACCTACCTGGCTGACGAAATCGACCGTTCAAGCCCAACCGTTCTGTCTGCGTACCAAGCGATCCTCGAAGGCGAGCCGCTGATCATCAAAAACGCCCCGCCACATCTGCGTGTGATCAAGCCTCACCCTCTGTTCGCATTCGCAGCAACGGGCAACACGAACGGTACTGGCGACCAATCCGGCCTGTACCAAGCAACCATCACCCAAGACGCCGCGACCATCGAGCGTTTCGGTGTTGTAGCGATGGTGGACTACCCACCAGAGAAGCAAGAAATCGCGATGATCGCCGCTGCGACTGGCCTGTCAGAAGCTGACGCCAAACGTATTCGCCAGTTCGCTGACGAAATCCGTCACAAGTCGTTCCCGAACATCGTTTCGCTGACCATCGGGCCTCGCGTTGCCATCAACATCGCTCGCATCGGCATGATGAAAGCGGACTTCGTAGAAGGCGCGATGTATGCCTACTGCAACCGTCTGCCAGAAGCAGAAAAAGAAGCTGCGCTGGGTGTCGCGAAACGTATCCTCGCGTAACATCGGCAGCAATTGAGAAAGCAGGTCTTCGTGACCTGCTTTTTTGTCTTCAACGTAGGAGTTCGGTGGATGCAATTCGACAAACCCGGGTGCTTTGGCAACGCCATTACCTACAGCGTCAAGTCCATCGTATGCCAGGCATGCGAATACTCGTCAGAGTGCCGCACAGCAGCTCGCCAGCGCATCGAGGAGCTTCGACCCCTCATCAGCGTAGATGCAATCCTCAAGATGTCTCACAAAGGCTCTGAGAAGCTCGCAGAGCAACCCAGATTCGACGCTGACTTGCCTGAGACTGCCCAGAAACTAATCAGTATGATTCCTGAGAACGCGCAGCGCGTAGCAGCTTCCCTACTCAGGACGAAGGTCAACTTTCGCAAGATGTTGATCGAGGGTGTGAACCCAATCCGGGATCAGAAGCCTCTCGCCGTTTCTGTTTTGTTCGACCTGCTCTTGAAAGGGCCAGTTGATCGCTACACCTACATGCTGGAACTGAAAGACAAACTAGGGCACAGCCCGTCTGTAGCAGCATCGCAGGCAAGTATTGGGGTGTCGGTCGTGACAGGTCTTGGTATTGCCAGGATCGCCGATGAGAAATTGATCATCAGGAGTTGACCATGAATAACCTGTTGGGGGCCAAGACCCATTTTTCACTTGGAGAGTCCATCTACGACCCGGAAGCCCTCGCAAAGAAAGCGGAGCTTGCCGGGTATGATGGCATCGTGGTGACGGACGTGGAGTCAATCGACTCGATGCCGATCATCGCAGGCAAAGCAAAGGGCCTGAAAGTAGGACTGGGCGTGCAGATTGCGGTCGTCCATGACTTGGACTGGGTAGCAGCGAAGCGGGGCGAGCCAAAGAAAGCGCCCAATCCTTTCTTCGTACCCTCTCTGTATGTGAGGAACGAGGAGGGCTTCAAAGACTTGTGCGAGTTGTTGACCCTCGCGCAGCGTGAAGACCACTACTGCACCAAGCCTGCTCGTATGCAGATCAGCTTGGACGAGTTGATCTGGTTCATGACTCGGGGCAACCTAACGATGACCCTGGGCAGCGCTTATAGCGTGCTACAGCACAAACATCGTGAGAGCGTACTAGATTCACTCTGCTATGCGCTCGACGTCTCACAGCTACTGTGCGAGCTGATCCCAGTTGATAGTGCGTACTACAACGCGCACAACTTCAACACGCTGAAACTCATGCAGGAACGGGGCATTGAAGGGATCATGACCCGGCCCACGCTCAATCAGAAAGACGAGGCGAAGTTCCGCAACACGATGAACTCCATCTTGTCGCATGACAAAGTTGATGGGATGTTTCGCCGTGAGCCGCCCGAAGACCTTCATGTGATCGAGGCAACTGAGGTTGTCACACACATGGGGTTGGCGATCGATCGTGTAGTGGCTATGGGTTTCGACGACGATGCAGCGACCGATCTTTTCAACCAAGCCTGGTGCAAAACTCAAGCCTACTTCAAAGACCACCCTTACAAGTGGTCGAAGATGACCCCAAGTCTGCCCGTCATGTCGTCGAGTCCAATGGCTGACATCGTGGCCATCTGCAAGCAGGGTTGGAAAGAGCGTCTGGGTAAAGAAGTGTTCGGCTACAAGCCCGACGCAAGTCTGCTGCCCAAGTATCAGGAGCGGTTGAAGTACGAGCTGAGCATTCTCCAGAAGATGGAGTTCGAGCCCTACTTCCAGTTGGTTCACTACATCGTCAATTGGTCGAAGAACGACGACATCATGGTAGGCCCGGGTCGGGGTTCGGTAGGTGGTAGCCTGGTTGCATATCTGATGGGCATCACTGACGTGGACCCAATCCGTTTCAACCTGATTTTCGAGCGATTCATCAACCCGGAACGTATCGACTTGCCCGACATCGACCTCGACTTCATGTCCAGTCGCCGTCAGGACATCGTTGATCATCTGGTGGGCAAGTTCGGCAGCAATCGTGTCGTCCAGATCGCGAACTACAACACCATCGCGGGTGCTGGCGCTATTCAAGCGGTGGGCAAGGCTCATGGTCTGCATGAGAACCAGTACGACTGCTCGAAGCTGGTGCCGAAAGAGTCGGGCGTACCAATCCCACTTGAGAAAGCGGTTGCGTTCGTACCCGAGTTGGAGAAGCTCGCACTGAACCACCCGGAAGTTTGGGCGGCATCTGTAGGTTTGCAGGGCACGTTCAAGAACTTCGCCAAGCACGCAGCGGGTGTGGTTGTAGCAGGAACAGACATCGTTGAACGTGGCGTAGTCAACACTCGCCAGGGCGTGGGCATCGTGAACTGGGACAAGCGGGTCGTCGAAGACTTCGGCTTGATCAAGCTCGACGTGCTGGGTCTGTCCAACTTGGACATCCTTCGACTCGCACGGGATTACATTCGTGAGAGCGCCGGCATCGATGTGGACTTCACCACCCTTCCACTCGACGATCCGAAAGTTCTCCAGTCGTTCGCAGAGGGCAAGACCTACGGGGTGTTCCAGTTTGAGTCTGGGGGTATGCGCAAGCTGCTCAAGGAACTCGGTAGCGGGGGCAATCTGACCTTCGACGACTGTGTTGCCGCAACAGCTCTGTTCCGACCAGGCCCTATCAAAGCAGGTCTGATGGATATGTATGTGTCCATCAAGAAGGAATTCACCGAGCCTGAGTACCTTCACCCGAACATGAAAGCGGCACTGGAACCCACGATGTCTGTGATGGTGTACCAGGAGCAGGTTATGCAGATTTCCCGAGACCTCGCGGGCTACACGTTCCCAGAGGCTGACGGACTCCGGAAGATCATGGGTAAGAAAGACCCGGTGAAGATGGCCGAACAGCGCGACAAGTTCGTAGACGGCTGTATTGCAACGTCGGGCCTGGATCACGCAACCGCGACCTTCATCTTCGAGCAGATCGAGAAGTTCGCTGGCTATGGCTTCAACAAATCCCACTCAGTTGCGTACACCCTCATTTCCTACATGACCATGTGGGTGAAGGTCTACTACCCCGAAGCGTTCTATGCAGCCTGTCTGTCGATTCTGGATGAACAGAAGCTCTCAGGGCTCGCCAAAGATGCTCAGGCGAACGATATCTACATCGTACCCCCTGACATCAACCACAGCTCGAACCGCTACGAGGTCGGCTTTGACGCAGCGAGAGGGCAGAAGATCCTGTATGCACCGTTCCAATCGATCAAGGGCATGAGCGACAAGTCTGCCAACGCAATCGTGGAAGCTCGTAAGAAGCTGGGTCGCGGGTTCAAGAACAAAGCGGAGTTGATCCTCGAAGTTGACCGGCGCGCATGCAACAAGCGTCACCAGGAGGTTCTGGATAAGATCGGTGCGTTCGCGAAGATCGAGCCAGGTCAACTGGACAGCCGACACCCGGATCGTCTGCGTGACCAGAAGGAGCTTCTCCCTGGGATCGTGGTTAGCAACGTCAAGGCAGAGCGCGTGATCGAAATCACTGGCGACGTCAGCGCTGAACTGATCCAGATTGTCGACGACTTCCAAACGAACAAAGGTTGTGACGGCTGTCCCTTTATTGGGCGCAGACACCCTCAACCTGTCCTGGGCAAGAAGCCGAAGGTCATGATCGTTCTGGACGGCCCATCGTACAAAGAGGAAGAGAAGGGTCAGATGATGGTGGGTGATACTGGAGCATTCATCAAAGCGGCGATGACGAAAGCCGGCTTGAAGATGTCCGATGTGTACGTCACCAGCTTCATCAAGGCTCGCAAGCTCAAGGAAGAGGAGATTGAGAACACGACCGCAAACGGATGTGCCCGCTTCCTGGATCGAGAAATCGCCCTCTTGAAGCCTCCGGTGATCGTCGCACTCGGCAGCAAAGCGGTTCGACAGCTTGTTGCGGATATCAAGGGTGGCTGGGAAGACAACTGCGGCAAGTCTTTCTTCGATCCAAAGACCGACTGTACTGTGGTCAGCGGATTCAACCCGGCGATGATCTGTTTCGACGCCAGCAAACAAGCCTTACTCGACCAGGTGTTCCAGCAGGTAGCTGACATCTTCGACTTGTAACCCATAGAAGCCCCAGCGTCAGTACGCTTTAATAGCGTCTGACGCACTCACACAAACAGCGAGACTCACCCAATGACCAAAGAAGTGAACGACATCGACGAACTGGAAGCATTGCTTGCAGGTCTTGACGATGACGAACTCAGCCAACTGGACGAGCTTGACGCCCCAACGGCTAAGCATCCAGTTACCGACAGCGACGTGACCGATGCTGAAATCGTTGAAGAGCTGCCGAAACCACCTCGCAAGACTCGTCCAAGAGCAGTAGCTGCGAAGCCTGCTGAACCCGCCCCTTCGGCCGAAGACGATGACCTGGCGTCACTTGCTGACCTCGAAACCGAAATCACCCAGGAGCAACTGGACGCAGCATTGCTTGAAGCAGCCGGCGGTGACGTTGAGCAAGCCAAGATGCTGGGTATGGTTGGAACGCCAGACGCCACTCAGGCTAAAGAGCTTGCTCTGGCCGAGCAAGTGATCGATCTGTTGGTGAGCCTGCCGGGTGAATTTGGCCTGGACCCTGATGCCGATCACTCTGCAATCACCGAGCCTGTTCTCGCCAAGATTGACGCGAACTCCGAAATCGGTCAGATCGAGAAAGACCTGCGCGCGGCGTTCAAGAAAGCGAAAGCACTCACCGAGCCTAAAGCCGAAGAGACGATCACGGTAGAGGCTGAAACCAGGCTGAAACCAGGCATGCAGGCTGACGGCACTTATGTCGTTGATGATCTGACGGCTAAAGCTTCTGAGCGCAACCAGAAAGTCGAAAAGGCTTTCGCAGACGCAGAAGCGAGCGGCAGCGATGAACCGACCGAAGACGAGCTGGACGCATTGCTCGCGTCAGTACCATCGGCAGCACCTGCCCCGAAAGCGGCAGTCAGCTCGCCATCGAAGCCGGTGTCTGTGACCCCGACCAAGAAAGTTGGTGGCTTGAACACGTTCATCGACGCTGACCAGCTTCAAAAAGACCTGCACTTCACCGAAGCCACCATCAACGACGGCATGACTCGCCAAGCGGCGCTGTTTGCCCACTACGCACGACTGTCGGCAGACGCTACGTATCAGTCTGACCGTGCGAAGCAGCAAGTCGAACTCCTGGAAGCGCAACTGAACCAGAAGTTCCGCGATTCGATGGTCATGGCCGGCACGAAGTTCACCGAAAAATCCATCGACGCGATGGTCATCCAGGACAGCGGTTATCAAGCTGCTCAGGAACGCGCTCACGAGGCACGAGCGATCGCATCGATGGTTTCATCTGCGGCGGACAGCTTCCGTCATCGTAAAGACATGCTGATCCAAGTGGGTGCAGACCTGCGACTGGAAAAGCAGGGTGAACTTCGTATGAAGGAACACCCGGGTCAACGTGCTGTGGAGAATATGTAAATGATCCAAGACGAACCCGATAATGAAGATGCCCCAAAGCCTGGCGATGATGGTCCAGGTACAGGCTACGGCGATTTCTAACCAGGAGTGTGAAGAATGGATTTACTGATTGCAGGCTGCGCTACGACCTCCCTCGTAGTTGCAGCCGGCGTCACGGTTTATTTGAACCGTAAGCGCCGTCGTCAAATCGCAGCACAAGAACGCCGCGCAAATGAGCGTCGTGAAGCCGACCGTCTTCGTCCAGGTGGTGATCTGTACAAGGCGATACGCGAATCACGACTCGATGCAGGCCCGCAAGACATCGCACGCAAGCCAATTGGCGTAGTTCGCATGGGCTCTACTCGGGAAGGGCAGTCCAACTACCCTATCCCGAAAATCGACCCTCGCCCAACCCGGGTCAATGATCGTCAGGACAAGACCAAGCGTGAGCGCGACGATGCCTACTACGATCGCCAGCGTCGTGAAGCGGATGATGCACGCCGTCGTGACAATGACACCCAGGAAGAGCAACGCCGGCAGCGTGATCTGTATGCCTTCAACAGCAGCGCAGACGATGAGCCTGTTCGTAGCTCTAGCCACAATTCGTCGCATCACGGTGGCGGTGGTAGCTTCGGTGGCGGTGGTGCAAGCGGCTCTTGGGGTGATAGCAGCGGCTCTTCGTCGTGCAGCTCTTCGTCCTCTTCGAGCAGCTCCGACTCCGGTTCGTGCAGCTCTTCGAGCGACTGATTTCTGCCTCTGATCTGCCTGTAGCACAGCAAGAAACAACGCAGTAGAATGACAACATCAGAAGGGCGCTAAAGCCCAGGTTAGTAGCCCAGGTGCATAATCCCTTCTGATGAAAATTTCGACAGTTCGACACCTCGCAATACAAACCTAATCGACATGATCGACATATAAGCGGAGATACAAAATGGGCACTTCGATTCAAGACCTGATTGCTGGCAAACAGAAAGACATGGCCGCGAAGAAATCGCGCCAGAACACTCTCAAGCCGCAACCTGGTACTCACACCTACCGCGTGCTGCCAAGCTGGCGTGGTGGTGACGAGAAGCAATTCTGGCATGACTTTGCCATGCACTTCATCAAGACCCCTGAAAGCGCTGGTAAGCCTGCTGCGGTGTACGTATGCAGCGACAAGACTTTCGGCAAGCCTTGCGAAGTCTGCGAAGCAGCCAAAAAGCTGATGGCTGTATCGACTTCGGACGATCAGACCAAGATGCTGAAAGAAGCATTGTCCGCTCAGCGCTACCTGCTGAACGTTCTGCACCTGACCGGCCCAGAGCCAGAAAAAGTGCAGATCATGGAAGTCGGCCAGGGCGTGTTCGAAGCAATCTGCGGCCTCATCGGCGAGTACGGTGATATCACCGACCTCAACGAAGGTACAGACCTCAAGATCACCCGTACCGGCTCCGGTCTGGACACCAAGTACACTGTCATGCCGGCTGCGAAGTCGAAACCAGTTCCTGCGAAGTTCCTGACCAACCTCCCGAACCTCGACGAGTTCGTAGCTCAAGAGAACCCGGCTGGTGAAACGAAAGCTCTGACCTCTGTCGGCGCAATCGTGGGCATCCTGCCGAGCAACTCGGGTTCCCCTGCAAAACGTGGTAGCCATCCTGCATTGGCGGATCTGTCCGCGGATGCCGATGATGCAGAGTTCGAAACGGTCAGTCCGACTGCGAAAGGCTCTGTAGGTGGCAGCACCGCTGCCGACGATCTGTCGGACCTCGACGAGCTGGACGAGCTGCTGGGTTAATCACCCAAGCGGATCAAGTGAAGGGGCTGCAAAGCCCCTTTTCTTCTCTTTCGAGGCGCAAATCATGACCAAGCAATACGATCTGATCCTGATCGACGGCAACTCTATTGGGTATGCCGCTCACAATGCTCGCGTGCTGAAACACCGCACCGGCGAAATTCAAGCTGTCTTCTTCGGTCTGAAAATGATGAAGAAGGCAATCGAGCAGTTCGGTACACCCGGGCGCACTCAGTCAGCCTGCTTGTGGGATGACAGAGCAAAATGGCGTTACGCGATTCACCCTGAGTACAAAGGCAAGCGCGACAACACTCCCGAGAAAGCAGTCTCTCGCCGTGAGTACAAGCGCCAGGTTCCGATTCTTCGCCAAGCGCTGTCGCTGGCGGGTCTGGAGCAACGCTTCGCAAAGGGCGATGAAGCAGACGACCTCGCATCAGCAATCGTCCACAACCGCACACCGAACCAGAAGATTCTGTTGGTATCCGGTGATCACGACTGGCTTCAAATGGTCTGTGATGACGTTGACTGGTTCGATCCTCGCACTGAGGGTCTGTTTGTCGACGTGAACAACTTCGAGGAAGTGACCGGCTGCAAGAACGTGGTCGAGTTCGCTCAGTCGAAAGCAATGATCGGCGACGGCAGCGACAACATCAAAGGCGTCGAAGGCATTGGTGACAAAGCAGTACCGCTGATCTTCAAGCAGTGGGGCAGCGTAGCCAAGCTGTTCGCTTGGGCAGACAGTCTGCCTGTGAAAGAAGTCAGCAAGTCTGACCTGCCACCAGAGCTGTCGTTCTGGCGCAAGAAGATCGAGAACTTCGTCTTCGGTGATGGCCGGGAAGTGTTCAAGCGGAACATGCAACTGATGAGCCTGCTCAGCAAGCGCCATCGCAGCAACGAAATCATCAACAACCAGATCATTCTCAAGTCGGCATTCAACGAGAGTGGTTTCATTGATTTGTGCCACGAGTACGCCTTCATGACGATCATCACCGACATGAAGAACTGGCGCAAAACCTTCGCATAAGGATCAAACAGATGGCAAAGTCTAAACTCGCATTGGCACTCGAAGGCATCATTGGCGGTAACGCTAAGCGTGTCGGTATCAAAAACTGGATGTCTACTGGCATCCCTGAGCTGGACGCTGCACTCTCCGGTCGCTTCGACGATGGTGGTGTACCAGGCGGCCGCATGATCGAGATTTTCGGTCCAGCGTCGTCGGGTAAGACCTTCTTGGCCACAATGATCATGAAGGCCGCGCAAGACGCTGGTGGTATCGCCGGCTTCTCTGACCACGAACGTAGCTTCGAACCACTGCTCGCTGCGTCGTTGGGCATGAATGTGGGTGAAGATGAAGGTAACTTCGTCTACAAGCGCCCAGAGACGTTCGAAGAGTCGATCCAGACTGCAATGGCATTCTGCGAAGGCGTTCGCAAGAACAAGCTCATCCCGGACGAAGCTCCCCTGGTTTGGGTGTTCGACTCGGTTGCGTCGATGGTGCCTTACGACAAGCTGTACGACGACAAAGGCAAGCGTCGCACTGACCGGATCAACATGAAGGACAAGCTGGCTCTCGCTACTGCGACCAGTCAGAACTACCCTCAGTTGGCTCAGTTCGCGGAAGATTACAACATGACCGTGATCTTGCTGAACCAGATTCGTATGAAGCCGGGTGTGATGTACGGCGACCCAACCACTACCCCAGGTGGTAACGCTGCCGAATACTACGCTTCGATCCGTATCAGCCTGGGTCGCAAGATGATCACCAACGGTGAGAAGGACGCTGACAAGAAGCAGACGCTGGGTCAGGAAATCACCGCGAACGTGGTCAAGAACAAAGTGACTCGTCCGTTCCAGCGTGCGAAGTGGCGTGTGATGTACAACATGACCGGCTTTGGTGCGACAGTTGACGTTGTTGGGTCTACACTCGACTTCCTGGTCCGCAAAGACCTGCTGCCGCGTGATGGCAAGTACATCATCTGGGAAGGCAAGAAGCTGTATCAGAGCCAGGTTGAAACCAAGCTCCAGGCTGACCCTGATGCGATGAAGAAACTCCGGGCATTCCTTCCTGAGAAGGTGGAAGACCTGGCTACAGCGGACGCTGAGTCCGAAACCCTGCCGACCGAAGGCGGCGAAACAGAAGTTGGAGAAGCAGAATGAAAGAGTACCTGAAACGCAAGTTCGAAGCCTTGAAGAACCTGTACGCAAGCACCATCAAGCCGAAGATCGATGCGAAGATCAAAGCTTCCGGCCCGGTCGTATCGTTCCTGATTCTGGCCGGTGTCGTGATCGTCGGTGTCGCGCTGTTTCTGGCTGCAATCGCAGCGGTCGTCTTCGTGATGGTCCTTCTGCCGGGTATGGTCGTCGGCTTCTTCGTGTGGTTCGCATGGACCTACATGCAGTTGGGTCTGACGTACTTCCCATCGCTGCCGCCGGTGTATCAGACGATTCCATACTGGCACTTCGCTTGGGGTTTCGCAGCTTTGATCCTGCTCTGGAAGATCGTGCGCAAGTCGCCAGCTCAGCGTCGAGCGGCAGAAAGCAAGAACGTGACCATCAATAACAGTCGGTCATAAGCTCCAGAGCGACAAAGAAAAGGACGGGAAACCGTCCTTTTTCTATTCTACCTTCGGGTAGCTAGCAGACCCCACGCAAGCCCATGCGCAATCGCGCAGAATAGCAACTCAAATCAAACAGCGAGACGCTCAACCAATGAAACCTTATGGCGTAATCTCCGATGTACACATGCACGGATGGTCCCAGTTTTCACGAATTCTCCCGAGCGGCGTGAACAGCCGACTGCAAGACATTCTCAATGCCACTGAGCTTGCCGGCGATCAAGTTCTGAGCAGCGGTGGTGACACCCTGTACATCACCGGCGACCTGTTTCATGTTCGTGGCTCTGTCAGCCCGAAGGTTCTGAACCCTGTCAAAGACCTGTTCATCAAGCTCGCCATCAAAGGCTTGAAGATTCGTGTGCTGACCGGCAACCACGACCTCGAAAGCCGTGACAGTGAAGCGCTGAGCAACGCCTGTGAAGCTCTGAGCCCAATCGAAGGCGTGACTATCGTCAGCCGTCCGAAGACCTTCCACGATGACTGCGTGGTCATGATCCCCTGGTATGACAGTCTCGATGACGTCCGCAAGCACATCATCGACGCGGTTGCAGAGATTCAAGACCTGGGCGACGACGCTTCCAGCTACACTCTCATGCTGCATGCGCCCGTGAACGGCGTGTTGTTCGGTATCCCTGATCACGGCTTCTACGCCAAAGAGCTGGAGCGTCTGGGCTTCAAGCGTGTGTTCTCCGGTCACTACCACAATCACAAAGCGTTCGAAGGCGAAGTCTACAGCGTGGGTGCTCTGACGCATCAAACCTGGAGCGACGTGAAGACTCTGGCCGGCCACATCATCGTCGATGACACTGGCGTGAATCACTTCAAGAACAACAGCCCGCAGTTCAAAGACTTCGACCTGTCCTGGGACGATGACGAAGCGGCCGAGCAGTGCAAAGGCTCGTTCATTCGTGTTCGCCTGGGTGAAGCTGACAACGACGAAATCGACATGATCCGTGACCACATCGTTGGTCTGGGCGCGCTCGGTTGCAACGTCGATGCAATCCCGGTTCCAAAGGGTACTGCGACAGCGCGTCCAGCGCCGGGTACTCCAGCTCCAACCGCACCAACTGTCCGTCAGTCTGTGACTGATTGGATTCGTGCGAACTCCGCGACCAGTACACAGCCAGAAGTAGAGAAGCTGTGCATGGACATCCTCACCGAAGTCGAGAGCATTACCGTATGAAGATTCTTGGCCTGACAATTCAAAACTTCGCCGCGATCGGTGAAGTACAAGTTGCCCTTGATGACAAGGGTTTGGTTCTGGTGCAAGGCGACAACAAGGATGACACCTCGCAAGACTCGAACGGGTCTGGCAAGTCGACCATCCCGGATGCCCTGTGCTGGGCGTTCTACGGCGAGACTGCGAAAGGTCAGTCTGGTGACAAGATCGTCAACCGCACAGCGAAGAAAGATACCGCTGTCGAAGTGACTGTGGTCGACGAAGACACTGATGACGTGTACCGCATCGCCCGCTACCGCAAGCACAAGACCTTCAAGAACATGCTGCGCCTGGAGCTGCAAGTCGGTACGTCGGGTTGGAAAGACCTGACTGGTGGCACCGACAAGATCACCCAAGCGCTGGTCGAGAAGGTGATTGGTTGCAACCTCGAAGTCTTCTCCAGCGCGATCTACGCCGGGCAAGAAGCGATGCCCGATCTGCCAGGCATGACTGACAAGCAATTGAAGGTGCTGATCGAAGAGAGCGCCGGCATTGCACAACTTCAAGCGGCCGCAGACATCGCGAACCGTCATGTCAAAGACCGCAAGCTGATCGTTCAAGACCATCAGGCCAAGATCGACAAGCTCCAGTCCAACATCGAATTGCTGAACAGCAACATCGCATCGCTGGGTGTGCGTTCGACCGACTGGGAAGCGAGCAAGCTTGTCCATATCGCAGACGCAGAAGCGAACGTGGTCACACTCGAAGCCTCTTTCGACGATGCTCTGGGCGACCGGATCGTCAAGAAGAAGGCCCAACTGACCAAGCAACTGTCTGACACCCGCGACAAGATCGCCGGGTCGGATGCAGAGCGTGTGGAAGAGCGTCGTCTGGCTGACGTAGCAGGCGATGCTGGTATGGCTGATGCTCATGCCGGTATGCAAGTGAAGTCGTTCCAGCAGCGTCTGGATGAGGCTCAGCACAACCTTGAGCACGTCGGTGAAGACGTCGGTCAACCGTGCAAGACCTGCGGCCACGTTCTGGGTTCAGAAGAAGTCGACCTCAAGGCCAGCCTTGATCGTGCCACGAACGTGCGTGACGCAGCAGCAGCGAAAGTGAAAGCAGCAACAGACACGCACGACAAAGCGTCTACAGCGAAAGCAGCAGCGCAAAGCGCGCTCAGTGCGTATCGTGCGAGCATGACAGACGTTTCAGCGCTCACAGCAGAGCTGACGACGATTGGAGAGAACGTCGCGAAGCTGGACGCGGCTCTGACAGCCTGGAATCGTCAGAAGACCGGGCTCGAAGCAGCCAAATCGGCCGTGCAGGCTGAGAAAGACAAGAAAGACCCGTACACCCAACAGATCGACGATGCCCGTGACCAGATCGACACGATCAATGCCAAGATCGAGGAAGTGGAAGAGAAGCGCGTCGACGCAGCCAAAGACCTGTTCGTAGCCGAAGAAGCCCTTCGCGTGTACAACCCGGCCGGCGTTCGTGCTCACATCCTGGATACAGTCACGCCGCATCTGAACGCCCGCACGTCGCACTACCTGTCCACGCTGACTGACGGCAACGTCGCAGCGATCTGGTCGACCGTCAGCAAGACCGCCAAAGGTGAGCTGCGCGAGAAGTTCGTGATCGACGTCCAGTCCAAGACTGGTGGCGAGAGCTTCAAAGACCTGTCCGGTGGTGAGAAGCGTAAGGTCCGTCTGGCGTGTGCAATGGCCCTGCAAGACCTGGTTGCAAGTCGAGCCAACAAGCCGATCAAGCTCTTCATCGCGGACGAAATCGATACGGCCCTCGATGCAGCCGGTCTTGAGCGTCTGATGGCAATCCTCGATGCCAAGTCTCGCGACAAGGGTACTGTGCTGGTAATTAGCCATAGTGATCTTCGTGATAGTATCCGCAACAGCGTGACCGTCACGAAGAAGGGTGGTAAATCTACCATCGAACCTAACACTGTACTGTGAGGAAAAGATGCCTCTAATCAAAGGATTAGAGACTGATCCCGATCTTTGCGGCGAGACTTTTCGCCGCAGAGAGTGGGCACTCTCTAAAGACTACATCCGCAGAATGGAGCTTGGTAAAGAGGTGTCCATTCGCGCGGTGACTATCAAAGGGGCGGCGATCATCAAAGCCCTGCGTGAAGTCAGCGAAGACAATGTGGTCATCAACGACGACGTTCTCCAAGTCTATGCAGATGCAGAAGACTGGCTGTGCCGGAAGATGAACAGCCTGTTCCAGACTGTGCGTCACCTGGGTATGAACCCGGTGCAGATGAAACAGCAGATCGCGGCGATGTACGAGGGTGGCGGTCCAAACACCAACGCTCCGATCATCGGGAAAGGCTGTGAGCTGGTCTGGGTGCCGATGTGTGCCCACGTTGTTGGCGATGAGCGTGTGTACCTGTTCAGAGTCGCAGCGCTGGGCTCAACCAAGCTACACAGCATGAATACCGGTACGATCGGCTACACCCGTGAGTACCTGAACACTGTAAGCCCTGAAATCGCAGCGTACATCACCAAGCTTGAGAGCAAGGCGATGGACGACGCTGATGTCCGGGCTGCATTCACAAGACTTGGCTCTATTCTGCGACCGCAAGCCTACAAAGACGAAATGATGGCTGAGCGAGCGAAGCAATACGGGCAGACAGACTTTGGTGGGTGGGCATAATGCAATACTTCCTCAAGACAGCCGGCTACAAGACCGTCAATGAGTTCCGCGAAGCAATGCTGAACTATGACGTTCTTGCCAATTACGGTGGCATACCGACGCCACTTGGGCGGTTCATCGATGAACCGAAGGTGACAGCAGAAGAGATTCTTGGCTTCATCATCAAGACGCCCAATGAGCTGGTCAGAAAGGTCAACGGCTGGCTGACCAGGATCGAAGGCACCCTTCTCTCGGAAGAGACCAACGAAGATCGTCTGGCTGCTATCAACGGGGTCAGGCGAGTTGGAGCTCGACTCGACGAGTTCACCAGATGGATTGCGAATGCTCGGCATTGGGGACCAATCTACAACGGGCCGATGAAAGTCACCCGTGTGTGGAGAACGAAAGCTGACGTCATTGTTGGATCCCCCGAAGAAAGAAATCTGCCGATCGATCAAGTACCCAATCGTCTGTCGAGTCTGGTAGCGGCCGAGAACGATGACGGCACAAACAAGAAGTTCATGATATCGGTCAGCACCGGCACCTATCGTGATGGTGGTGACCCAGAAGGCCCGCTTCGTGAAGACTTCCTGATCGATCTGCCGGAAATGTACGAGCACGGTTCGAAGGTTCGAATGGCTGGTCGTCACAGAGGCTGTTCGCGTGACACAGGCATCGCTCTGTTCAGTGAAATGGTCAACGAATCGATGGCGGTGTTCGATGCGATCCTCGATCTGGCTGAACCACTTGAGCGCCAGGGCGTGCTGAACGACAAGCGCTTCCTGTTCAAGAAGCCGGAAGTGATCGTTAAGGCTGAGTTCAAAGCCGAGAATAATCCAAACGCAAAATACGAGATTGGAGGTTGGGCATAATGAGAGAAGATTGGCGCAACATCGACGGCTTCCCGGACTATCAGGTGTCAAGCCTGGGCCGGGTACGGTCGTTTAAGGGTCTGAACCCACTGTTCCTCAAGCAGAGCGTTCACAAGAAGACCAAAGACTCGAAGACCGAGTACCTTCGGGTGCGCATCAGAGACGATATGGGCGTCGAAAAGAACAAACGAGTACATCGGCTCGTCTTGGAAGCGTTCGTGGGCTGTGCGCCCTCTGAGAAGCATCAGGCAGCGCATATCGATGGCAATTCTCGCAACAACTGGCTCGCAAACCTCAAGTGGGCGACTCAGGAAGAGAACGAGAATGACAAGGAGCTTCACGGAACCAAACTCTGGGGTTCTGACGTGACGGGTGCGAAGCTGAACCCGGCAGCAGTGCGTCGAATTCGCAGAGTGAAGAAGTGGAGCTCCAGTTTGAAACTCAAAATGGCAAGAGACCTTGGCGTCTCTCACCGCACAATCAACGACGTTCTAAGCGGTAGAACCTGGAGCTGGCTGAAATGAGCAAGATCAAAATCATCGGCATCGACCCAAGTCTTCGGAACACCGGCATCGCAAAGGGCTGGCTCGACTTGAAAACCCTTGAGTGGGAAGTGGAAGAGGTCGAGCTGGTCAAGACCGAGAAGGGCAAGTCCAAGACTGTTCGCAAGAGCAGCGACGACTACGACCGCACCCGGATTCTCTACGAAGCCATCAAAGCAGCCGAGGCTGGTGCCGAAATCGCATTCGTTGAAATGCCGATCGGTAGTCAGTCTGCTGACGCCATGAAGTCCTACGGGGCTTGCATCGCTCTGATCGCATCGCTGGACATCCCGGTGATTCAGGTCAGCCCGAACCAGGTTAAGGTTCACTCGACCGGCGATCGCAATGCGACCAAAGAAGAAATGATCGCCTGGGCACACGCCAAGTTCCCAGATATCAATTGGTTACAGCGCGGTGGCAAGCTGACCCTCAACAACGAACACCTTGCAGACGCCGTAGCGGCTATCAATGCGGGCATGGCAGAGGATGATTTCAAAGCCCTCATCACCATGCTCCGCAAGATGACAGCTAGCTTTACCAAGTAGCTGCCGGGTACACTTTCTCCCCCTCGATATACAATGGGCTGTGTAAGACAGCCCATTTACCCACAACATCATGTGTAAGGACTCAAACATGCAGGTCACTAAATCCAATGGCTCGTTGCAAGATTTGGATATCACCAAGATCATGGCTCACAGCAAGTGGGCATGCCGAGATTTGAACGTCTGCCAGAGCGAGCTTGATGCCTCTCTCCAGATTCAGTTCTACGATGGCATGCCGACCAAAGAAATCGCTCAGGCTCAAATTCAAACCGCAAGCTCTCTGATCAGCCTCGCACAGCCGGACTTCGACAAGGTAACGGCGCGCTTCATCCTCCAGTCGATCTACAAGCAAGTCACCGGCGGCGACATCAAGTACCCTTCGATCCGCGCAATGCTCAGCCAGGGCATTCTGTACCAACAGCTCGACAGCCGTCTGATGGATGGCCGGTTCGACCTCGAAGCAATCGATGCCGCTATCAACCCAGAGCGTGACGATCTGTTCGCCTATCTGGGCATTCAGACCATCGCTGACCGCTATCTGCTGACCCGCCCACTGGCACACAACAGCGGCAAAGCGATCTACGAAATGCCGCAACACTTCTGGATGCGTGTCGCAATGGGCCTGGCTCTGACTGAGCAGAACCCAACTGAACGCGCCATCGAGTTCTACAACGTCATGAGCCAGATGGACTACGTTCCGTCGACCCCAACGCTGTTCAACTCCGGCACTCGTCACAGCCAGATGTCGAGCTGCTACCTGTCCTACGTACCAGACGACCTGGAACTGATCTTCGACCTGGGTATCACTCAGTCTGCCTTGCTGAGCAAGTTCGCAGGCGGTGTGGGCACCGACTGGACCGAAGTCCGTGCGAACAAGTCCGTGATCAAGTCGACCAACGGAAAATCGAACGGCATCATTCCGTTCCTGAAAATCTACAACCAGACCGCAGTCGCAGTGAACCAGGGCGGCAAGCGTAAGGGTGCGTTCAGTCCGTACCTCGAAAACTGGCACGACGATTTCATGGACTACTGTGACCTGCGCTTGCAGACCGGTGATGACAACCTGCGAACTCACGACATTCACCCGGCCGCATGGGTGCCTGACCTGTTCATGGAACGCAAGAACGCCGGCGGCATGTGGTCGTTCTTCTGCCCAAGCGACGTACCGGGTCTGCACGATCTGTACGGCGACGACTTCAAGAAAGCCTACGAGGCAGCAGAAGCAGCAGGCTTGGCTCGTCGTCAACTGCCGGCAATGGATGTCTGGAAGAACCATCTGGACAAGCTCGTTCGTACCGGCTACCCCTGGGTAACGTTCAAAGACGCCTGCAACCGTCGCAACCCGCAAGCTCACGTCGGTGTGGTTCACAATAGCAACCTCTGCACTGAAATCACCCTGATCAACAGCAAGGAAGAGACCGCAGTCTGCAACCTGGGCTCTATCGTTCTGGGCAACCATGTTCGCAACGGTCAGATCGACAGCGACAAGCTGCAACGCACTGTCAACACCGCTGTGCGTATGCTGGACAACGTGATCGACCTGAACTACTACCCAACGCCGGAAACCAAGCGCAGCAACATGCGTCACCGTCCAATCGGCCTGGGCGTCATGGGCTACGCAGAAGCCATGCTGCAATGCGACATCGACTGGGAGTCGCATGATCACCTGCAATGGGCTGACGAAACCTTCGAGCAGATCAACTTCTACTCGATCAAGGCTTCGATGGAGCTGGCCAAAGAACGCGGTGCTTACGAAACGTTCCCAGGTTCCACTTGGAGCCAGGGTAAGCTGACCATCGACACGGCCAAAGATCAGAAGGTCAACTTCTTCTCGCCGATGGAATGGCAATTGCTGCGTGAAGATGTCGTCAAGTACGGTATCCGCAACAGCAACATCACCGCACTGGCCCCGACTGCAACGATCGCCAACATCGTTGGCACGACCGAGTGCATTCAGTTGCCGAACGAGCTGGCCATCACCAAAGAGAACCTGTCCGGTCGCTTCTTGCAGATCAGCTCTCTTCACAAGTACAACAAGCCGGAGCTGGTGAAGACCGTCTGGGAAGTTGATCAACTGTGGTCCATCCGTGCCGCTGCGAAGCGTCAGAAGTGGATCGACCAGTCGCAGTCGCTGAATCTGTACCGTACCAAGAACATCAAGGGCCGTACTCTTGACCTCTGGTACACCACTGCATGGGAACTGGACGTGAAGACGACCTACTACCTCCGCAACCAGGGTGAGCAAGACGGCGCCGGTCGTATCGAAGACAAGGCTGAGAAGACTGAGCTGGAGAAGATCGCAGAAAAGTTCCCAGCAGGATCGATCGTTGCAGCGAACATGCCGGAAGCTGGTTTCGAATCGAACCTCGATCTGATTTCAGCGACCGGCCCAGCAACCTACTTCGAATGCGAAGCCTGTCAGTGACATAGGTAGCAGCTCAGGGAAGAGCTGACTCCCATCTAACCCCTACTTTAGAGCGCTACTATTAGCGCTCTAATTCTTTAAACAGCGCGAGACTCTAGCAATGATCGAATTGAAGGCAAAAACCGTTGAAATGGACGCGATGTCCGAAGAGCAGTGCTGGGAAGTGATCGAGCGAGCGGCAGCGTTGTTGACTCAGCCAGGCGCCATGCAGGTCGAAATGAAAGACGACCCGGTGATTGGCCCGTTGTTCAAGGCAAACTACACTGAGCTGATGGCTATGCTGGTCGAGCACTACGACTCCGGCACTGGCCCAGAGAGTGAAGAAATCTCGAACAAGGTCAGCAATCTGTTTGGGATCAACCAACAAATCCAGTCCACCTACCTGATCAAGATTCTGACCGACGTCAGCGTGGCGATGCAGCAACTGCCGATCACCAAGCTGATTGAAAGCATCGAAGCCCCTACGGCAATGGAAGGCTTGACTCAGGAGCAAATCGAAAGGCTGGAAAGCTTCAACACCGAACAGCGTCAAACTGGTTTCGCCAAGCTCGATCCGCGTGTGATGGCAATCATGTCAGCGGGCATTGCAGCGGCCGGCGGCCACATGCAGTTCGCGGAGATTCAGCGCGATATCGTTGCCGGCATGCCGAAAGAGATTACGGAGATGAACGATCCATCTGTGTTGTTCACCGGGCAGATGATCGGTGCGGTCATGCACGCAATCACCGCTCGTTCCGCAAGCCCTGAAATGGTCGTGACACAAGCCCGTGCCACCATCGAGAGTGTCATTGGTGCCAAGCAAGCTCTGAGCATTGCCAACGTCGCTGTCTACTCCATGAGCGCGGCTGATCTGGTCGATACGATGACCTACACCGTAGGCGAGCACACCAAGCGCGCTGTAGCGACCAGCATGAAACTTCGCGATGAGACTGCAAAGCCTGCGACAGCGGCTCCGAAGACCCAGGTGCAAGCAGAAGCGACCCACATCGCTGCTGCCAAGCCTGATTCGTTCCGCTTCGACGGCAACCGGACTATCAACTGATGAACGCCAAGCAGCGCAAGACCGCCGAAAAGATGCGTCAGCGGGCCTCACTTGACGCTGACTCGAAGGTTCGCGAACTGGAAGAAGCACGCCGGCTGTTCGCAGCCGAGCGTGAAATCGAAAAGATCCGCGTCGAAGAGCGTATGGCTGAGCTGAAAACCCTTGAAGCCCATTACCAGGGTTTGGAGGTTCAATTCAGTAAGCGTGAAGAGGCTCACCGTGTAAATCTGGCGAACGATCGGTCAATCCAGCTCACCAAGCTGGACCTGCTGAAAGAGGCCAACATCGTTCGTGAAACACTTCTGCTATTGGAGCTGGATGAAGATCCAGCTACCATCGCACTGCGGATTCGTGAGAAATTCGGTCTGCTGATCCCGGAGTGGTAACATGGAATTCAAAACCGTTGAAGATTACGAGGCAGCGAAAAACTACCTCGAAAAAATGATGTATGAAAACCACGTTGTCTCTCAGAAGGCCAAGTATCTGGTCGAGCAAGTCGAAGAGCGCGAAGCCAGTCTGAACCACTGGCAGAAGAGCTTGGAAGAAGAGACCAAGAAATACGAAATGAACCAGATGGAGCTGAAAACAGCGGCCGTCAGGAACGCAAACGAGAAGCACAACAACGAGAGAGCCGCAGCGCTCCTTCAAATCGCGAACCAAGACCCTCTCCAGGTGATCGAAGAGATTCTTGTGCTGCTTGAGGTCGAAGAAGACCCGGCTGCGATCGCGAAATTCATCCGTGCCAAGCGTGAACAACTATCACCACAATGGTAACAACTTCGAAGGTAGAATCGATGTCGAGCATCATCCTCACCCCGCAAGAGCGGGCATTGAAAATCATCAACAACCGTCGCGTGATCTTTGGCGAAGACGACGAGCTGATGGCTCCGTCCCCTAAGAAATACGCAGAGCCCATCGCCATTATGGACAAGGCTCTTCGTGACGACTGGAAGCACTGGCACGTAAACCTGGTCGATGACCTCGCAGACTTCCGCACCCTCAACCCGAAAGCCTGTCGCTCTGTCCAGATGAACCTGGGCTTCCTCTCGAACCTCGATGGCATTCAGCTCAGCACCCTGGCGAACAACATCCAAGCGCACGTCACAGCGCCGGAATATCGCATGGCTCTGACTCGTCAAGCCTACGAAGAGCTGGTTCACGTTCTGACCTATGATCGAATGATCACCAGTCTGGACATGGACCCGATCGAAACCTACAACCTGTTCATGACCGACGAAATCCTCGCGGCCAAGAACCAGCACATCATCAAGATGGCCAACCTGCTGGGCGACGACTTCACCGGCGAGAACTTCGTCCGTGCCATCGTTGCGAACCAAGCACTCGAAGGCGTCTACTTCCAGATGGGCTTCAAGCGGTTCTACATCCTGCACAAAAGCGGCAAGATGCCCGGCTGCGCGAAGAACATCCGCTACATCCAGCGTGACGAAGCCAGTCACCTGCGAATCTTCAACAGCATGTTCCGCGAGATTCGCAAAGAAAACCCTGAGCTGTTCACGGTAGAGGTGCTCAAGGACTGCGGTGAGATTCTCCGCCTTGCCGCTGAAATGGAAATGACCTGGAACCGCCATGTGAATCAGGGCGGTCAATTGGGCGTCACGGATGAAATCAGCGACGGCAGCATCATGTTCGGCACCAACGGCGTAGCCCGTGCTGTGGGCATCGAAGCTCCATTCCCGCAAGTAACGAAAGATCCACTGGCGTGGACCGATGCTTACCTTAATGAGCACGGGATTGAGACTAATTTTTTCGAGGATAGAGTTGTCGAGTACGAAGATCGCGGTCTTGAGTGGGATTGATCTGAAATGTCTCTAGCCGGTCAAACTCATACGAGTCGCCGCCTGGTGCAAGGGAGGGGCGTCTATGACGCTCCAACCAACTGTCAGAGCGACCCAATTTACAAGCTATGGCACCGACTCTTTAGTCGGTGTTATGGCGCTCGGAACTCAGGCAACAAATGCTACATCGGCTGCGAAGTAGACCCGGTGTGGTACAGCTTCACCGCTTTCAAAGCGTGGGCTGAAAAGCAAGATTGGGTAGGCAAGCAACTCGACAAAGACCTGCTTGTTCCCGGTAACAGAGTCTATGGCCCAGACGCCTGCTGTTTTGTTCCTCAGTACATCAACCTCACTGTAGTCGGCTTGAATTCTGATGGCTATGTATTCAGAGCCAACAAGAGGTCAAAACAGTACGAGGCTGGAGTGACAGAGGATGGGCGCAGTCTGTGGATAGGCTCTTACGACACGGCCGAAGAAGCGCGTGCGGCGTGGTTGAGAAAACGTGCGGAGATGATCGAGAAAGCCGTCGATCGTTACCGCAAAGAGTCAAGCCCGGATCAGCGAGTCATCGCCGCTCTTGAGGCCATTATTCTGAAATTGAAACCTATCGAGGTGGAAAATGTTCAACTGGGAAAATGAAACGCTTACCATGCTGAACCTGGCTCTGACCTTCGTGGTTGCAGCCTTGATTGTGAAGGATGTCCGGCTTCTGACTCGACGTGCTCATCGCCGGGTATTTCAGACTGGAGTTGGAGTTGGTCGAATGGCTCACAGTTCGTAATCCCGCCGCCGAAAATTTAGCGGCTCCAAAGCTGCCCTTACACAAGCCCACACAATCCCTCGTTCTGCGTGACATAGTGATCAAGACTATTAAACGCATGAGCGAGGGATTTTTCATGAGAGCGCATATAAGAGCGATGCAGACTGTTTCTATCGTCGTGCTGATCATCGCAGCAAGTGCAGCGCTAACAGCGTCAGCGTTCGCATCAGAGCGTCACAGCGATGAACGCGAGCACAGACACGACAGCGTTAGCTATGAATATCCGCATCATCACGCTGCCCGTGAAAAATACGAACACCCTCCTTTGCACAGCGAAGGCACACGGGCCGATGAAGAACGCCCATCCCAATACGAAGACCCTGACGATTACCTTGAGCGTCAGCGCCTGCGTGAACTATCCGATGAACCATACGAAAACGAGTGACCAATGAACGAACACGACAGCCTCTACCTGCAAACCTGTTCCGCATTGCTGCATGATTTCGGTCGTGCAAGCAGTGATCGCACCGGAACAGGTACGACCAAAGCTGCTGGTCTGAACATGCGTTTCGACATGCGTGACGGTTTCCCCTTGCTGACCAGTAAGTTCGTGCCAATGAAAGCAGTCGAACTGGAACTGCGCATGTTCCTGAACGGCATCACCGACAACAACTTCCTGAAAGACCAGGGCGTAAACATCTGGAACGCTTTCGCGAACGAGAAGGGTGATCTGGGTCCAATCTACGGCGCAATGTGGCGTAACTGGCCTGTCATGTGTCAGAACGGTGAAAGCTACGAAGTCGACCAGATTGCCGACTTGATGAAGGGTCTGCGCGAGAAGCCAATGAGCCGTCGTCACATCGTCACTGGCTGGAACCCGGCTCTTCTGCCTATCGAGGGCAAGAGCCACGCTTTCAACGTCAACGCCGGCCTTCAAGCGCTTCCACCGTGCCATACCATGTGGCAAGTCCACTGTCATGAGCTGACCGTGAGCGAACGGCATGAGCGTCTGCCGAAAGACCTGTTTCTGACCGCAAACCACAGGACCGATGCTCAGTGGCATCTGATCTACGACGCGCACAAGATTCCACGCTATGGCGTCAGCTTGCAGTTGTTCCAGCGTTCGGCCGATATGTTCCTGGGCGTGCCGTTCAACATCGCTTCGTACAGCCTGCTGCTGCACTATATCGCTCACAGCCTGAACATGGTGCCCGGCGAATTCATCTGGAGCGGTGGCGACTGCCACATCTACAACAACCACCAGGACCAGATGAACCTGCAATTCGACCGTGAGAAGGATGCACCACCTTCTCCGACGATCAAGTTCAAATGCGCGCCAAAAGACCTCGAAGACTACACCATCGACGACTTCGAAATCGTTGGCTACGAGCACATGGGCAAGATCGCTGGCGCGGTAGCTGTATGAAGTATCTGCGGCGCGTTGAGCTGACAGAACCAGGCTACTATTGGTGGTTACCGGAGTATCTGGAAGATCAGCCAGAAGATCCTAAAAACTGGACCATCGTCAGTTGGCACCCCGCTGACGATCGAATTGAACGCTGTGGCGTATTTCATGGGCCAATCCCGGCCCCAACTTACAAGGTGATTTCATCGTGACCCCACTTCGCTTGCGTCAGATCGCAATTTCCATGAGCCACACCGGTGTGATCGGTGTTGGTGACAAGCTGCTGTTCTCTTCGACGGCAGACTTGCATCGCTTCGCCAAGTACACCGACGGCACGGCTGTCATCGTCGGTCGCAATACCGGTCAACAGATGGTCGAATTCGGTGCCCGTGTCGCACCACGTCGCCCACTTATCGTCATCAGCGACCATCAGCGTCTCAACGGGACGAACGGTGAAGACGATAAGTGGATCTACTACACCAAGAGCCTGGAATCTGCGCTGCAACTCGCAGAAACCCTGGCAATCGAGCTGGGTCTGAACGGCTACACCATCGCGGGCGGCAAGCAGGTGTATGACGAGTACCTGGATATGGTCGACTCGGGTGGCAAGGTTCGTCCCAACAGCGCCTACATCTTCTCCCACGACTCTGAGCCAGCTTCTGGCGGGGTGAAGCTGAAACGCGACTTCGCAATGGTGAAGAAGCTGATGGAACAGCGCATGCTCAACCCGTCGTATGTGTGGCACGAGGCAGACGTTCTGGGTAAAGACCACGCCGGCGCTCTGGTGCGTGCAGAAAACGGTCGATTTGGCTTCCTCTGCGACAAGAGCGTCATCGACCCGGATGCGGTCAAGCGGGTCGGCACCCAACTGCGGATCGATACTGACGGCGGTGAGGTCTGCATCAGCGTTTACTCCATCGTTGGCTGGAGTCGTCGCCCCGACATCAACTCGGTCGACATTCGTCTGACGGTGAGCGAGACGATTACCGTGCGTCCACGTAGTAAAGCCGCGTTGAACTCCCTGCTTTTCGCGCTCAACATGACAGCGTTCAACTGATCAAACAGCCCGGTGTAACAGCCGGGCTTCAACCTGAGAGAAGAAACCATGAAGCATCAAGAACACATCGTAGCCGTCAACAACAGCGCTCTGGTCAAACACGGCCTGACTGGCGACGATCAGCAACTGTACCAGCTCGATATCGGTCAACTGATGCCGGAGCTGCTGGCAGATGTCGTGGTTGAACAACGTGCGGGCCTCGAAAAAGACGAGAGCAAGCGTCAGCTCATCCTGTACCTTCTGTTTCAACAGATGACCGCGGAAGGCGCCAAATTCTTTGCGTATCGTCGCGGAAAGGGGGTTGGTGAAAGCCGTCTTGCTGGCAACGTCAGCGTCGGTGTTGGTGGTCATGTCGATGGCCCGGACGTGGTTTACAGCGAAAGCGGCGTCATGGATGTGCTGAACACGGTTCTGCATGCAGCCGCCCGCGAAATCAAGGAAGAAATCCTGTTCAACGATGCCGACTATGAAGTGGCGATCGGTAGCGTGGGCGTTCTGCTCGACAACACCGACGAAGTTGGCAAGGTTCACATGGGTCTGGTGCTGCGTGCATTGCTCCCAGAAGGCGCTCAAATGCAGTGCGCAGAAGAAGAGCTGGAAACCCTGGGCTTCTTCACTGCGACCGAACTGCTGAACTCCGGCCTGCCTCTCGAAAACTGGACTCGCACTCTGCTTGAATCGGCAGTCGAAGCGGAGGAAGCGTAATGGTCTTCCTGGGCTTAGCAGGTACTCACGGCAGCGGCAAAACCTCTCTGTGCGAGGCTTTCGTGAATGAGCATAACCGTGCTCATTTCGTGAAAACGTCCGTCAGCGACGTTTACAAGAGCTTCAAACTGGACCCGAAGGTACGCATGTCGCTGGAGCAGCGCATGGAGATTCAGGAGAAAGTCCTGGAGGTTCTGTGTGATCAGTGGGAAGAGGGTCTTCTGAAAGCCGGCCCGAGCGCTACTATCATCACCGATCGCACTCCCTTCGACCTGATTGCCTACACCCTGGCAGAAGTCAGTGGCTACGACGAAATCAGCGACGAGCTGAGCACTCGTATCACCGGCTACATTCTCCAGTGCAACCTCGCAGCACAGGCTTTCGATGCAATCGTCCATGTTCCAATCGCTCTACCGATGGTTGCTGATCCGACTGGCAAAGTCCGTGCTGCAAGCAGCCTTATTTATCGCGTGCACCTCGACATGCTCATGACAAAGGCTATGAGCGACGTGGGCGTTACCCCGCATCGTCTGCATGGGATTGACATGATCGAGCGCGTCAAAGCGGTTGAGCGGGCTTTAGAGCACGTTCGCACGTACCCCATCTAAGCCCTGTGTAAATCTGACAGACTGTCTCTTATAAGAGCAGTCTGTTTTTTATTGTCGAGAGGAAAGTGGGAATGTTCAGAACCAACAAGACGGTACTCGGGGCTTTCGTTGCGGGCATGATGCTCATGGTAGTGGGTGATCAGATCGCAAGCGTGATCCAGAAGCCTAAAGAAAACCCAACGATGAACGACCGCATCATTGCAGACACCAAGCGCTGTGAAGCTGCCGGTCTGGGTGCAAACGTTCAGTACCGACTTGCTCCATTCTGGAGTGACGAATACTACGTCGTCTGCAAGCCGGTGGTTTCGTTGAAAGCCTACTTCGAGGACCGTGACCCGAAACCTCAAGCTAAGCCTGAAAAGCAGAAGTTCCAAGTTGCGAACCCGGACAGCTTCGAAGCGAAGTCAAAGGCTACGCAATGAGCCGCAAGCAGGAGGCTGTCAATGGCGGTAAAGACAGTCTTCACCTCTTCAACGTCGATGAAGGTTCAAGCACCTACGATAACGTCCAGTTTCTCGTTGAAGGTGAGGTTATGTGGATCAAAGTCGACGTTGGAGGTCGGGTGCAGATGACGGCCATCAACAAAGACGGTGCTCAGGGTCTGCGCAAGTGGCTCAAAGACGCCATCGAATGTTTCGAGGAATCGAAGTGAAAGACAAGTACAGCCGCGAAGCCTGGATTGAAGCCGTTAAAAGCGGTGCAGTCCTGGCCAGCTACGAAGTATGGGTCCGCAAGACCCGTGAAGCAGATCAAATCAACCAATCAAACGAGAAGAAGACCATGACCACAGCTACCAAAACCGAAGCTCCACGCGGTCGCACCGTCAGCCCTGAAACCAAAGCTCGCATCGAACGCCTGGTTGCAGCCGGCCTGGCCCATCAGGAAATTGCCGACATCCTCGAACTGAACGTCGAGTCGGTTGAGCGCTCTCTCCGCACTACTCTGGAGAAGTTCACCAGCGCAGAAGTATCGGTGATCGCTCTGGCGCTGGGCATGCTGCGTGGTCGCAAGGATCGTGACTTCCACGATGATCGCGAGTTCGACCAACTCCTGCTGCAATCGAACAGCGTCAGCCTGGAAGTGGTTGAAGCCCTGCACAAGCGCGTGTCCAACACCGGCCTGCTGGTTGACTGATCATGAAAAAGAAGAAAGACGTCCGCATTCTGAAAAAGAAGATCGGCCCGGTGGCTCACCTGGGCGAGAGCATGTACGTCGGCACTAAGCGTCACTTCTGGGTTGTCTACGGCAACGTAGGTATCCAGGTGACACGCAGTCCAAAAGAAGCGAAGGCTGCGTGGCGTATTTGGAACGCAGCAGCATGGCAGAAGAAGGTGACTCAATGAAAGTATTCCTCGCAGCAGCTCTGGGTATTCTCCTGGTCGCATTGCTGGTGACATCAGGCATCCGGCTGTTCAGCAGCGTGACCACCCGTGTTGATATGGTCTATCCAAAGCCTGGCGTTGAATGCGCTCTGGCTTCGACTGCTGACGGCGCCGCTCTGTCTTGCTGGAAGGCTGATAAATGATCACCTTCCTCACAGCAATCGTTGCCTTCATGATCGGTCACACTGTCGGGTGGGCTCGCGCTCACTCGATGGTAGCGACAGAGTGCCAGCGCCTGGGCAAGTTCTTCGTCAAGAAGGACGTCTACCACTGCACGAAAGTGGAGTGGGCGCACCCGGAGCCTGAGAAAGAAAAGGAAGAGCGCACCTATGGCAATTGAAATCAAAATCGAAGACACGGTGATCCAGAAGCTGGCTGATGATGCCGTTCAGCGTGCCGTCAAAGACACCGTGCAGAACTCGCCGTCAATCAAGGCTGCGATCGACAAGGCTGTAGCGTCGGTCAAGATCGACACCAAGCAGATCGAGGATGCAATCTCTACCTCGATTCGCAACGTCACCAGCAACCCGGCGTTCCTCGACGACTTGATCCGCGTTTCAATTCTGAAAGGCGCAGACAAGCTATCCGGGTCGTTCGATGCCTCTCTGAGAGCCGCTGGTAAGCGCATGGCGCTCGATCCAAAGACGCTTGAGCAAGTGGTCGACAGTGTGAAGAGCAAGCTTGCGCTGGAAGCAGAAGAGCGCATGGCTGAAATGGAACTGCGTGGTGCGGGAGCATTCGCGTGAAGTGGCTGTCTACTCTGAGCGCACCCAAAGACTCGACTATGGTCCTGCTTTTGGTGCGCTTCGAGGAACACGGCATTGAAGACGGCAACGGCCTCTGCGTGACTATGGGGTTCAACAACTTCGACAACAACGGCGAAGACGAATGGTTCTTCGCTGGTTGGAACTGGACCTACGACACATTCACCAACGGCAAAGGCGATGTCGTTGGCTGGTGGCCTTTGATCACACCGGAGATTTCAAAGTGAGAATGAACGCCCTCGCATACGCAATCGCAGTGGCATATCAACCAGCTCGCTGGCCAATGCCACATCACCTTCGCAAACCCTTTATCTGGAACGTCCAATGAAAACACTTGAGAAAAACGTCCGCCGTCACGAATCGAAGGCGAAACGTACCCTCGCTCGACGTCAGGCTGCAAAGCTGGCCAAGCAAGCTGCGAAGTTCCGTCTCGATGCTCTGCAAGCAGGCTGTGATGTTCATGACCAGGGCGGTCGCGTGTACACCGACAGTCATCCGGTATACAACGAGCTGATCGAGCCGCTTCTCAAGGAAGTAACCTTGATCTGCCAGGCACAAGGGTTCGACTTCCTGCTCCAAGTTCGCACGCCAATGACAGATCATCCGAATCTGACGATGGCCCTGTGCGGCATCAAAGATCAGCCAACCCCGACGATGAACGAACAGCTTGAGCTGATCAAGGCTCGTCCGCAGATCGTCAAGAAAGATGGCAAGCTGGTCGTTGAGGAGAAAGCGGAAACACCTGCTGAGCCCCAGATCATCCACAAAGAATAGCTGCGATAATCGCAGTTCATTCAACAGCGAGGTGGCAAGTGAGCGACGAATATTCCCTCGACGATGAACTGACCCGCAAAGCAGGTGAAGCTGCTTTGTGGTTGGACAACGAAGTACGACGCGGAGCAGTGACAGGCCCACAAGCCTTCACTGCTCTTGTCGTTTTCGACATGATCACTTTGGGACTCATCGACCCCAAGTTCAATGACTGGTCCCGTGACAGCCGTGACCTGGTACGCGCACGCTACCCGGACAAGGTTGTCATGCACGCATACGGCGCCGGCAAAGAAACTGTGATCGCGGTAAACCTCGACCGTGTGAGAGGCAAGGTGATAGTCACCCAAGTCACACGAAACCCGGAGTTCACAGCGAAGGTTCATACCTTCGAAGATGAAACCGATCCCGTAAGCGCCGCTTGCCAGGGGTATCTCGACATCATCGAGAGGCTCAAGAGCAAGGGCTGTGTGGTGGTGGCTTAAATGGCATGGAAAGTATTGGCAGTTGGTGACATCGAGACCACTGGCCTCAAAGTTGAAGATGGGCATCGCATCATCGAAGTGGCTCTGTCTATGTGGGCGTTCAACACAGTGACGGGTGACAAGCGCAAGCTCGGCAAGCCGTACATTCAGCGCATCAACCCGGAACGACCAATTGATCCGGGTGCAGAAGCTGTCCACAAGATCAGCCTGTCTGATCTGCGTGGTAAGCCGAAGTGGAAGGAAGTGGCCCCGATCGTCAGCAAGCTCCTGAGCAAAGCCGACATCTTCATTGCGCACAACGCAGCATTCGATGCCCCGTTCGTTGCACTGGAGCTGGTTCGTGTAGGTCTGCCCATGCCCACCTTCGACGTGTATTGCACGATGGAGAACGGCCGCAAGGCTACAGCGATGGGCAAGGTTCCGAATCTGGGTGAGCTTGCATACGCTTGTGGGTTCGAATACGACACCGATTCAGCGCACAGCGCTTTGTACGACACCGAGTTGCTGGAGAACTGCTACTGGGTCGGCGTGGAACGTGGCCTGTTCAAGAGCCCGGCTGACATCTAAACGCCACACTATGCCTGCGAAATCAGAGCATAGTGTGCTTCACAAGAAACAGCGCAACATCAGGAGCAATCATGAAAGCAAGACTGTTAGGCACAATGACACTCGCAGCGGCAGTAATGCTTGCAGGCTGTGAGAGTCGCGAGGACTTCGATCAGCGCCGGATCACTGTGAAGGTCGAGAGCGTCTATCTGACGAGCAAGACCAACAGCAAGGTCAACCTGCGTGACATCAAGACTGGCCAGCTCTACGAGAACAACCGTCTGAGTTGCAGCAAGACCAAAGCCCAGAACGTCAAGATCGGCAGTCTCTGGGACGTTACCGAAAAGACCTACATCTATCGCAAAAGCAACCGCTTTTCGACTGAGCTGGTGGGCACCCCCGCAATCTGTGATAAGAGCAACTGACATGGCCGATCTGTATCAGGACATCGATGGTTCCGGCTTGACCTCCAAAGCCTGGGCTGAAAAGAAAGACACGCCGGCGTTCACGCTGAAAGAGTACCGCAACGGCAAGTTGTGGGTTCGCTTGCACTGGATCGGCCGCTACAACAAGAGCTTGCCTGCTGAGTACCGTCATAGTCACGGCATCCAGGTGTACAACCGCGTCATCGTCAAATCGTCCGAGTGGGACGAGGAGAAGATGGAAGACAAAGGTTGGGTGCTCGACCCGGCTGCAACCGAAACCTTCCGCACGAAGTCTGCGGCCGAGTCTGCGTATGAGGACATGCTGCTGCGCTACACCAACAGCACTATGGACATCGACGAAGACGGCGAGACAACCTTCATCGAAGCCGACAACGAGTTGGCACCTGTCGTCAAAGGCAGTTCAATCATCATGGACGAAGAGCAGATCGCAGCCGCAGCCGAAAAGGGTGTAGCTGTTGGGGGCTGGTCTTGAGTCACTTCGAATTAGAGGACGCGCCAGATTATCTGGCGCAGTTCCCCGTTTTAAAAGGCAAGAAAGAGCTGGGGCGTGGTGAATTTTCCGTTGTGTTCGAAGGCTGCTGTCCGAATACCGTGCTCAAGCTGACCGTTGATACGACCACTGTAACCTGGCTTCTCGGTGGTCGGGTAAAAGGCTGTGATGGGATCGTGGAGTTTGTCGAGTATCACGGACAAATGAAGTCGTCTGAACACCCGGATGGGGTTCACCTGATCGAGCTGAAACGCCTGCAAGAGATTCACCCGTGTGATCATCGTCCACTCTATTACGAGCGCGATTCGATCATTGCGACAATCCGGCATCGTATGCTGGAGAGTGACCGTTTCGAGGGGATCATCCCTGCACAGGAACGATACGCTGGAGCTATTCAAGAGCTGGCTCTGTCGAACCTGTTCAGCCAGTCAATCTCCAAAGCTTTAACGTGGATCGCGGACTTCATGAAGACGAGCCAACTGGACCTTCTGCATGACCTCTGCAACCCAGCCAACTACATGACCGATGGCCGTCGTCTGATCATCACCGATCCTTTGGTTACTGTTCCGGCTGATTGAAGGAACCCAGGACTTCGCCAGATGCTGCCTGGATTTGCTCTGTAATATCGCAGTCTCTCAAGCGTCATTCAAACGCAACTTAATCAAACAGGGGTAACACTCAGATGGCCAAACTTCAACGTATCGAACAAGAAGCTCCAGAACAAGAATCTGGTGTGGATGAAATTGTGGTAGGTGCAGTAGGTCAGAGCGTATCTGACCTGGACGCGATGTTCGATGACCTCGAAGCTGGCCTGGGTGAAACCCTTGTCATCGAAGGCATGCAAACTGGCGTTGCAGAAGTCCCGAGCGAAGATCACATGATCGAAGCCGGCAAGGCTGTAACCAACGACGAGCTGCGCAAAATGGCTCTCGAAGAAATCAACGCGACATCCGAGCATCACCCAGAAGACGCGAAGATGCCGGAAGCTCAGACCAAGAAACGTGCAGCGCCACAAACCAAGCGCATCAGCACCGCTGGCATGGCCAAGAGCGAAGCCCTCGCAGTGTCGCTGGGTGACAAGCTCGACGACTTGCTGACCCTCGACACCACTGACCTGGCTCTGTCTGACGAAGAGCGGTTCGACAAGCGTCTGGCCCTGCTGGAGCTGATCGACACCAAGATGCCGAAGAAGATCGGTGAGAAGGCTATCAATCTGTTCGCACACGTCAGCAAAGGCGCTGCGCTGTCGAACTACACCCGGATCGCCATCAACTTTCTGCTGACCAACGGCGAAATGACCAGCAAGCAGCTCAAAGACACGTACCTCAGCCGGCCGTACAGCGAGGGTACTTCGTCGAGCCAGACCACCCAGCTCATGAACCTGCTTCCTACCCTGGGCATTGCCAAGAAAGAAGCCGGCAAGTTGGTCGTCAACCCGACTTCCACCCTGTTCCCCCTGCTGACCAGCATCAAGTCCGCAGAAGCTGGTGGCGTAGCGGAAGACGACGCCGAGTAATCCAAATCCCTAACCTCAGCCCGCTTCGGCGGGCTTTTTTGTGGAGACGTTTTTATGGCAAACACTGAAAGCTGCAACGACGAGGTGTACAAGAACGGCGAGAGTGTTGGTCTGTTCGACATGCCAAAAGCAGAAGCGGAAGCGATGTGCATCCGTCTGACCCAAGAAACTGGCTTTCTGCATGACTGGCACTACATCGGCGGTCGTGTTCACGTCAAAGCCCTATACAACCCGGAACCAAAACTTCAAGAGAGTCCCTGGGCATGAAACAGCTAACCGAAGCCAAACTGGCAGAAATGTTGAAGACAGCCTACATGATGGGCTTTCAGGATGGCGTCAGCGAAATGGTTGAAGATGCCGACCCGGATGAATTCGTCGACCTGGCAGGTCTGGATGTGCAGCTCACCAAATGGGTTGAGTCTGTATGAACTGCACCATCTGCAACAAGCCGATTATTCTCGTACCCAGCGCCGCTGAGCGTGCCAGAAATGATGTGACCGGCAAGACTGCGGCCTACTACACCAGTTTGTTTACGGAACACAGCGCTTGCGCTGTGGCTAAACGTGAGGCTGGCACCATCGATCTGATGCGGAGGCTCAAATGAACAATCCCTTTCATCCATACAACCCTCCGAAGCTGACCATCGAACTGGTGCCGGCCGCTCAATGGGGTGACAACCTCAGAAGCCACCTGAAACCGTCGCAATGGGACTATCTCCGCAACGCCTGCTACACCAGGGCGAATCATCGGTGTGAAGTCTGCGGTGATGTTGGCAAGAAACACCCTGTCGAGTGTCACGAAATCTGGGACTACAACGACAGCGCCCGGGTGCAGACGCTGGTAGGGCTGGTTTCCCTGTGCCCGGCCTGTCACCAGGTCAAGCATATGGGTCGTGCGGCTGCAACTGGGAACCTCGCAAGAGCGCTCCTACATCTGATGCAGGTGAACGAGTGGCCAGAGGACTTGGCCGAAGAGTACGTGATGCGGCAGTTCGAGATATACGGCATCAGAAGCTCCTTCGGATGGACCATTAACTTGGACTGGTTGAAGGGCGCTGAGCAGTACATCAAAGAGACTGCGGGAATTGTCAGGCAGCAGCGCTCAGAGCGCGCACAAGCGACGATTGCGAGCATGACGCGCAAGCATGACGCTTGAAAAGATCGAAGCTCACAGCGCGTTATAGAGCTTCGAACGCCACACGATGCCAATCATCAGTCTGTAAAATTGCAGTCTGTGAAAGGAGAAGTTTATGAGGAAGAACCGCGATATCAACTTCCAGAAGAAGATTCAGGAACAGAAGGCGAAAGCTGCAAGCGTCATGAGCCAGTTCACCACTGCTTGCGTCAAGTGTGGTGTGCTCAGCAGCAAAGCCAAGCTGTTCGATCTGGATGAAGGTCGACTCTGCTTGAAATGTCTCCCAGAAGGGATGACAGGGTTTGAGGCTCTGAATATTCACGAAGACAACCGCGTTCGACTCCAAGAGCAGCGCGACAACCCGGTGCGTCCAGAAGACTTTGGGGGTTGGGCATGACCAATGCTAACTACCGTCGTCTGTCAGTCGACCTGACAGACGAAGAGCTGGATGAGATTCAGGCTCAGAAGGCTGACATGCAGCGCCGGATCAACCTGCATATTCAGATGGCTGTGAAAGATGAGGCTGACCAGATCAAAGTCGTTCGCCGCCGAATCGAGCAGGCTGAACTGGATGCGATCGCCAAGCAGTTCGAAGAGGAAGAGCGCCAGGAGCGGCTCGAATCGATGGGCATGGGGAACTGGGCATGAAAGCCACCAGCACAGACCCCGAAGAGCTTGAAGAGCAGTTGGCCAGGCTTGTAGCCGAACGCGAAAAGCAGATGAAGGCTTCTGAGGAAGCCCAAGCTGCAAAGATCGCAGCCTGGGAGGCTCAAATGGCCGACAGAAAGGCTCGCGAAGAAGGTGAAGCAGAAGAGGCTGAAAAAGAAGCCGTCAAGTGGATGAAAATCTTCGACCTGCTTCATGAGCAGGGCTACGACCCAATAACGATCACGGACAGAATCAGGGCGTTCCAGGATACCAAATGGGGACCGGATACGATCCTTGCGGCCATACAGACAGCGTTGAGAAATGGTGATCGGCTCATGCCTTCACCACTCAAGAAAGAACCAAATCGCCCAGAAGCATACGGCACCTGGGCATAACCAAGAGGCAGTACCGATGAAAGCGTTTGCAAAAGAAATGTGGTATCTGATGGTCTTCGCAGCGGCACTCATTACGTTCAACACCAGCGCCGGCGTTCTGTTCAACAGTTGGGTCGAGTGGTACAGCGGTGAGTTGGCGTTGAAGTCCGCGCTGATCCTGTCAGTCATTCAGGTTGCTCTGGGCATGCTGACGCTCAAGACCTTCAGTTGGCTCGTTGACCACGCTGCCAAAGTTCTCGGCACCAAGCACGTCGATGCAGCCTTCAAGAAGGGAGAAGAGAAGCTATTGGCTCAACGAAAAGAAGTGGAAGGCCGAATCGTCGATCTGACCGAAGAAAATATACGGCTCACCAACGCCTTGAAGTTGGTGAACCAGCAACTTGCCCACATGATCAACCTCAATCAACCGAAGGCCAAGCCGAATATGGTAGAGGAACACTTCGACGATTGGGCCGGCCAGCGTTTCGTCAACCGTATGCGCGAGAAGATGGGGCGCAAGCTGATCAAGGGCTGCGCCGGTTGGTACGACGAGCAAAAAGTGACGGTCGAGCAGCTCAAGCGCGAACTGCAATCCCAGGCTCATCGTGGCGAGAAGCGGTTCGACCCTGTGGATGTGGCCAACTACGCCATGATGCTTTGGGCACGCGAGAACCACCCGGTTGAATGCGCCCAAGCGGTTGGTCAGCCAACTCGCCTGCGCGAGAAGATGGCGTAACACTGGCGCCCACACAAACCCACAGTGCGCTCTATAGACTGAGCGCACTCACAACGAAAGCGAGAGGCAACAATGAAGATCGTCGGGACTGCAAAGGGTAAAGCTCCAAAAGCCTGGTGCTTGATGAAAGACACCGTGACTGGTCACTACTACGTCGGCTGGGATGGTGAGTGGCCAATCAACGGCGGTCACGAAGCTGTGAACAAGGCCGCTCAAGAAGCACGCGACACTCTGGGCGACGAGCCTGATCTTGGTGTTGACGTAGCGTGGCCCGGCTTTCACGGAACATGCCGCCCTTCTCACATTCCGCAGTTGACTCAGGAACAGATCGACCAGTGGGCCGAGTACGAAGCCTCGAACAAGCGCAAGCACGCCCACAGTCAGTGGCTCAAGAAAAGGTTGATTAGCCAGATCGAAGCTCTGGATCACACGCCTATCTTCGAATCCGGGTTGCGCTTCATTGGCTACACACGCGGTCGCAGCTCTGTGACCATGCAGTTCGAAGCTGAGAATGGCCAGATCATCGAATTCGGCCCAAGTGGCATCAGCGGGCTGATCCAGGGCATCATCGACGGCCGTTGCCCGAGCGTCACGCTGACCGGCACCTATCTGTCTGAGGGTGACTGGAACGCCGAGAAGCAAGAGTACGAGAACCAGGAAGAAGTGCCACGCGGCAAGGGTATCCTGGCTCGCTTCAAGTTCGCGAAGAAAGGCGCGAATACCTACGCTGAGCTGGAGGGTTAAGCAATGCTCATCGCCATTGGCTGGTTCGTTATCTTCGGGATTGCTGCGTACTGCGTGGTTGTTGCAGCCGCTACTCTGTATGGTGGTCTGGGTTGGGCTGGCCGGGTGGTGGGCGAGTTCTACTTCATCGCAGCGATTGCCGCATTCTTCTGCTGGCTCTGCTGGTACACCTTCCCCTTTCATATCTCGGTCGCAGTAGGAGCTGGTTCATGATTTGGCTGTATCGACTGCGCAACCTGCCGATGTTGGTTGTGCTGCATTTTCAACACAGCACCCAGTATCTGCGTGTGGGTGATGCCCAGCGCAGACTGTACAAAGCCTGCGAAGCTCTCGATGGCTGTGAGAGCGACAAGAGCTTCATGGTTGAGTATCTCACCCACGATCTTCAAGAAAAGCTGGAAAAGATGGCTGACATCGACGAACGGATGATCAAACTATGGCAGCGCCATTGAAGTTCGAAACCCGGATGAAGGAAATCTGCATTGCGGAACTGATGCAGTTGTTGGTAGTCCGAGCAGATCACATCGAGCGAGCCGAAGAAATCCGGATCGCAGAAGAATTGGAACTGGAAGAAGCCATTCAGGTGGAATTCCAAGTTGAAAGCCGCAAATTTATGGGAGGTTGGGCATGAACATTTGGCCATTCACAGAAATGCAGAAACTCCGCGATACGTTGGCTATGGCCAACGAAACAACCAAGACCTCGATTGAGAACTTCAATCGTATCTACCAGGCCAACAAACAGAAGACCGCTGAAATCGAGCGTCTGACCAAGAAAGTCACCACGATTGCGGCCTGGTGTGAAACCGCAGAAGCCAACGAGAAGAAGCTGGCTGCTGAACTCGAAATCGAGCGCCAGCGTTTGGTTGCTTGTGGTGTCGCTGCGATGTGCAACACCCGGTATTCGGCCGAGCAACAGCGCCTCAGCAAAGACAGCCCGCTCTTCTGTCAGACCGTCAAAGATGTCCACGACGCGGTTGACCGTGAAATGGCTCTGCGTGCAGACCTTGAGCAAGCCAACGACCGTTCGTTCCGTGCAAGCGAAGCCCATGTCGTGACGATGGGGCATCTGACAGACGCACTTGATCGCCTTGAAGACATGCTCAAAGCGGACGATGGCCAGGCATGGAAGGAGGCTGAGAAGTTCCTGCTCCGGCATCGTGGTACGAAGGTCTGCATCAAGTGCGGCTGCGACATGATCCCCATGCACAGCGAAGACAAGAAGCTGTGCAGCAATGGCGCCTGCGGTCATGAGGTTGAGTGGAAGCTCAGCGAGGGTCAGCAGTACCAGTACAAGCGCAACGTCGAACCCTTTGTTGAAGATCGGTCGAACGCGCAAGAAGAGCTTGAGCCTCCACGCGCCAATCTCGAACGCTTATAATCACAACTGCTAACAGGAAGCTTTGTTATGCCTTCTATCGCTGTGTGCCCGAACGCTGATGTTCCGGTGGATCTGGTTAAGAACTTGAAAGGCTTCGACGACGAGCTGGGAGCAATCTCGTTCCTCGTCGAGCAGTATCTGGGCAAGGCAAAAAGCCGTTTGGATGCCAGTGCAAAGCTGAAAGAGGTCGATGAAGCTCTGCGCATTGGCAAGTGTGACTGCATCAACGAACACTTCGGTGACTGAATGGGCCGCATAAAGGCTTTCGTCGAAGAAGACCCGGACCTGGTGATCATTGTAGGCATTCTGCTCATAGTCACCGGTCTTATCATTGTCGCATTGGGGTAATACAACATGGCACTGCACGTAAAGGTCAATCTGCAAACCACCATCGTCAGCATCAACACCAACCCGGAGTTGTTCCACAACGACGGTGATATCGGCATGACTCTCGAAGGCATGCAGAAGCTGGTCGGTGGCTACATTCAGGTCGTGAATCTGCGCAAGCCTGTCGTCGTCGAAGGCATCACTTACCTGCACATGGTCATCAACGAAGAAGGCAAGCTGAGCGGTCTGCCTTTCAACGCCATCGCTACCAAGATCGCGAAGCTGGACAACAGCATCGACTTTAGTGACGTGATCGTTGGCGAAGCAATTCTGCTTCAACGTGGCGAAATCAACTAATGATCGCGCCGGTTCTCATGGTCAAGCTCAATCGCACTGTCAGTGGCTGGGAGGTTCTTTTCAACTACTCCAACCACAATGGCGGTGCGATTGAGGCTTACACCAAATACGTGAACCAGTGCTACCCAGATGAATGGGAGACTCGGTTCAAGATCGTCGACCTCGAAACCTTCGACAAGAGCCAGCTTGATTGGCTTCCACCTAAACCACTGTGGGATGACTGAATGATGGTCAAATCTGTGGCTCACAAGATCGACCCACGTTCGATTCTCCCGGTGCCTCAAACTTGCCCGTACTGCCACAGCAGCGTGACTTACACCAGTCACGCTGTTTTGTATGGGGGTCGTGAGTTCAGTGACTGGCCGTACATCTACCTATGTACGAATGAGGCTTGCAAAGCCTCTGTCGGCACGCATCAGGGAACCGAATACCCACTCGGCACGCTCGCAGACACCGCAACAAAGAACGCTCGCAAGGCTGCACACGCTGCGTTCGATCCCATCTGGAAGAACCAGCCCAACAAGTCCAAAGCCCGGGTCGAAGCCTACACCTGGCTCGCAAAAGAACTGGACCTTGATAAATGGCGCTGTCACATATCCTGGTTCGATATCTCGTATTGCCAGGCTGTCATCAAAGCGGTAGCACGCCGTTCTCCCAACTGAAAGTCCTGGGCTTCGCTCGAAGCCCAGTCTCACCTACTCTCTGAACTCGTATAATCGACGCTGAAAGTGAAGCGCAATGTCTGCGCGTCTACTACAGGGAAACGTCTCATATGAGCTTACAAGAGCTTTTCCGCACTGCTGCCGAGCTTGAACAGTTCGAACGCATTGCACTTCAAGCGGGCTACAAAAACTTCAACAAGACCGGCCGTTACTACAACCACGCTGATCTGAACACCTTCGCCCAGGGCTACGTCGCAGGCCGTGAAAGCCTGATCAAGCAGTCGGCAGTAGCATGAAGCGCTCGTCCGCTGAATACGCCCTGATCAAGCGCTGGTACGGCGATCAGCGTGCAAAGCGTAGCGGTCTGCCGTTGATCAATCACATCAACGAGGGTATCGACCTGCTTGTAGCAATGGGTGCGAGTGAGCGGGCAATCCAAGCATTCTGCCTGCACCCGCTGGCTCAGTCTGACAGCGATGTCGCCAAAGAAATGATTTGGAAGACTCCGGGCATAAGACGTGCTACGGCACAGTTGGCCATGATGTATGCCAAGCACGCAAACAGCTACCTGTGCCGGCCTGAAACCGATCACTACACGGTAGACAGTCTGAACGAACACGTAGGCTGGCTCTCGCAAGACCTCATTCACATGCTGGCAGCAGACAAGCTCCAGAATGAGAAAGATTTCAACCTGTATCACAAAGCCACACACCCTCGCAGCGAGCAGCTTGCCCGGTACTTCTGTATCTGGCTCGACTACCTGGATGAAGTGGAACTGATTCACAAAGCCAGCCCGGCCGTATAACTACCATCGAGAGATTCACCATGACCCTGCAAGCTACGCAATACCGCGTGTTCCTCTACAGCAGCGACGTTGGTCGGCTGACTCATGAGGCTGACTTCGCCACCGAAGAAGAGGCCAAAGTCTGCGTCGAAAACTGGATCGGTGATCGTGACTGGGACGAAGAGCTGGTCGCCGGCAACTTCGAGATTCAGACCCGCCTCAACGGTCACTTGAAGATGGCGTACAGCGCCTACGCTCACGCATATCCGATCCTGGAGAAGCCGAAGAGCGTCGAAGGTGAAAGCCTCGAAGCCTTTAACCAGCGCAGCATGAAGTACCAGACTGATATTCAGGTCAAAGCGAAGCCGATAATTCAGCACAAGTGCTTCCCAACTCGTGAGCTGGCCGAACAGGCAATCGACGAAGCAATCGACGAACTGGCTCAAGACCTGGACATTCGCCTGTACGGCCGTGTGACTCGCGCTCGCCGTGCTGCCGGCATTCACGAACGCTACCTGACTGACCTCACCGAGTTCGGCTACAAGGTCTATCGGGGTGAAGGGGCAAGGGCTCAGTACGCCGATAGCGTGACCATCGAAGACCTGAAAGCAATTCGCTTCCCAGAACCAGGCATCAAGATGGCCAAAGCACAAGGCTTCGAAGTCAAGTCCGGCGCGCTGCGTGTGACTGACCCTTGCTACAGCATGGATACCTGGTGTGCCGGCACAACCAACAACGTGCTGAACGGTCGCTGGCTCGCGCATGTCGGCCACTATCGTGAGTCGGTCGAGAGCTACACCAAAGAACGGTTCGAGAAAGAGATTGCCGAACTTGAAGCGCCTCAAGAACGCGAGCGCATCGCCTTGCTCGAAAAGAGCATGGAAGAGCTGCCTGAAGACCAGAAGGCTGAACATAAGGAAAAGCTGGACAAGCTTCTGAGCTACTACCGCAGTCACGGTCTGCGTGAGTTCGGCCGCATGTGGGGCAACCCTGATGACTGGACTGGTCGTGTAGCCTTTCTGCACATCCGGCATGAGTCTGTGCTGAATGAGCCGATCGACCCACTCTCCTTCGTACCCAACGACGACTTCCAGGTGGGCGTGGACAGCGGGCAAGCCGGGTTCTTTGACCTCGCACCGTTCGAGCTGGTCGCAGCGCAGAAGGAACACAAGGGCGATACGCCAGAGCATGAGCGGTTCTACGAAGCGTGTTGCGAGAACACCCTGGGCTCTGAGGGCTGGGGCGTTGTCCAGGGTATGGGTGCTGTCAGCAGCAGTGGCTACGGTGATGGTGGCTACAAGCTGGTCGAACGTCGCAACGAAGCTGGTGAGCTGATCGAGGCTCGCATTGTGTACCTACTCGAAGGCAGTGAGTCTTACCCAGGCATCGGCAGAGACGAGGAAGACGAGGAAGACATCGAAATGGAAGAGGGCGAATCCGTCGAGGATTATGCCAATCGTCTGGGCGCTATCGGAGAGAGCCAGTCGTAATGTCCACTCTCGCCAGCAAGCTGATAGCTAAGGCGCAACGTGCAATCGTGGCTTACTACCACCTTTGCACGAACGACGATGACTGGGGCACGCTCGACGAGCATTGGCTCCAAGTGGCGACTGACAACCCGGCCACCGGCTATCTCAATCGCTGGTTCGTCAGAGTCAAGAACACCAGGCGCTTCAAGATTCAGAAAGACCGAACTGACCTGACGTTCCATCGACGCGGGGTTATGTGTGTCACCTTCTACCAGGGCAACATCACAGACGTTGGCTGGCATATAAAGCCATCTGGTCGCCACGCACACCCTCGCGAAAACTATCAACATAGAGACGACGAAGCGCGTGCAGTCGAGCGCGCCAGCAAACCAGACGGATACGGAGCCTGGGAATGAGCGATATGAATACCGCAGACTGCAAAGAGCTGATCTGCCAGTTTATGGACAACCTGCTGGGTGGCGTGAGCAGCGCTGATCTACGGGAGTTCGAAAGCACGACCGGCGGTGATCTGGGTGATGTGGTCGACGAGAAGCTGTGGAAGCGTAAGAGCAAAAGCGGCAGAAAGGGCAACGTCAGTCGGGTGTTTGAGCACGACACTATTAAAGCCGTTGTCACGCTGATTGAGTCGACAAACCCGGACGGCACAGTGTCCATTGAAATGGACATGACCGAGCTGCCAGAAGCACTCCAGAACGCAACAGCGGTTGTTGCTGAGATAAGCCTACCAGATGGTGGGAGACTCGGTGCAGCGACGGCCATGCGCAACGATCCACCTGTCCCATCGATGACAGAGGGTCCGAAGCCAGCAGACTTTGGTGCATTCGCATGAGCAAGGAGCTGACCAAAGATCAACTCGAAGCCGGTCAGTTCTATCTGATGGTTTCACACACGGACAAGACGGCAGAGGTAATCCTGGTTGATCAGAAATGCCCGACTGTCTACTACCGCAACGGGCTTGCCCAGGACTTCGACCTCGAAAATCTCACAACTGAGGTGTTCTGGAAAATCCCACGACCAGAAGGGTACACAGCACAATGAAGCGCGTGGAACTGAAAGATGTGAAGCCGGGTTACTACTGGCTTAAAGACGCAGATGATGGCTCGTTTGATCCGGTTCGGGTCTATGAGGACCACACTGGCAAGCTTCAATACCTGTTCGTGGGTAGCGAGTGTGAGTCTCCGGTAGACAACAACGACCGCTTCTTTGAAATGGTCGTGCCAGTAGAAGGCGAAATCAACCTGCTGCGCAACGAGTACGACAGCGAGAGCATCGTTGATATGAGTCGTGACATCAGCGAGAGCCTGGACAGCGACTTCAACCCGAGCGTCAACCTGATCCCAGAAATGGAAGACTTCCCAGGGTTCTGGGCTGGCCGTTTCGTGGTCGACATCACCTGGAAGCCTGACGATGAGCAGTGATCGCAAGGTTATGGTTCGAGAAGATCAAGACGGGAAGATGTTCGTCAAGTACCGAACATTTCACGACCAGCACCTGATAATTCGCCCCAACTCTTCTCTCAAGGCCGGCAATCACACCTTCAAGAAGGGTGACAAGGTTCGAGTTCTCTGCATCAACGAGCGACTTGGCTATTTTCTGATCATCATGCAGAAGGATAGCGCCAAGCGCGATGTGTGGGCCGGCGCTTGCTGGGATCAAATTGCGGGAGAGTGGGTCGGTGAGCAGCTCAAAATTTAACCCTTACGCACTCAAGAAGCCTTGTGCCAACTGCCCCTTCTTGAAAGATCAGGCCAAAGCCATCGAGCTGCAACCCGGTCGTGTTGATGGGATCATCGAGAGCCTGCTCAACGGCAGCTCTTCAAGCTTCGCTTGCCACAAGACAACGCACTCGGGTGAGTGGGTCGAAACTGATGACGGTGAAGAAACGTACCAGTCCTCTGGCAAAGAGCAACAGTGTGCCGGCAGTCTGGCTGTACTTGAGAAGCTCGGCCGTCGCACACAGCTTATGCAGGTCATGGGCCGCATGGGTGCATACAACCCCGAGCAGTACATCCCACTCTTTGATCTGGTCATCGACTACGATCCCATCTGATCTGATATGGTGAACCCTCACAAACAAGAGGGATTCACCATGATCAAGACCTTCGAACCAGTCATGTTCACCTACAAAGCGGCCAGCAACGCTATCGTCGGCCGCATCTTGCTTGCCAACAAACAGCTTGTCGCCCAGATCGAGCTGAAAGACGGCCAAGTCCTGCTTCAAACCCGTGAGTACCAGAACAGCAATCTTGTGAGCCAGGCAATCTACCTGGGTGTAGAGAAAGGCCAAGAGCTGGACATTATCATCGGTCTTTCTTCTCGCGGCCTGTTGATCGTGGAAGTGAACAACGAGGTGTCAGTATCCCAATTGAATTGGCCATCGTACCGCGGCGAGCAGATGACCTTCAAAGCCGGCAAGACCAAGGCTGAGCCTGTAGAAAAGCAAGCCGAGTGACAGCCTCTGCGTGCTACTGGCACCCATGCTGGTAGCCACGCACTGCCATTCTGATATCGATAAAATGCTTGCACACGAACATAAACGAGAGTTGTACACATGAGCGATCATAACCACGACCACGAATGCGCCCACTGTGCCGCTATCGCTGCCGGCATGTCGGAAGAAGAGGCATGGGCAGAGGGCCGCAAGCACCTCATCGAGCTGATCAACGACAAAGGTATCGCCATTGTGTCGATCGGTGGTGACTTTGAAATGCCAAGCTTCGTGCACACAGTTGGCTTTCATAGCCTGGGCTTCCCCGAAGTCATCTTGTTCGGCATCAACGACAAGATGGCAGCGCACTTCATCAATATGTACCACGCTGAACTGCTTGCTGGCACGAAACAGCCGGGTCAGTCGGTCATCAGCGACTACTTCAATTTGCCGGTGCAGGTGATCGAGGTGGATACGGAACAGGTTGCTGATCTTGCATGGCAGACCTTCGACTACTACATGCACGGCCATCCCGAGAACGTCGAGATACCTCGCTTCGTTCAGTGGGTATTCTGTGACCGCAACGGCCGGTTCCCCTGGGAAGCCAGCTTCACCGCTCACTTCCGCCAGCCTGTACTGGGTGAACCTCCTGTGCCTGGCATGAACGCTGATCACGCCGTAACGAGGACTTTTCACTGATGAAGAAGGTAGTCGACGTTGTAACCGAAGTGCCGGCAATTTTCAGACAAGCTTTCCCCACGCTTGAAAGCCTGCAACAAGTTGTCGAGCAAGCTGTGATCGCCAGCAATCACACCAACGCTTTGATGGCCAAGATTCTGACGAACCTGACGACCGTCGAAGCTGCTGCCGTTCGCAAAGAGATTCACGAAATCGGCATCGAGCAGACCCGGATCATCGGTGAGCACTTGAAGAAAGAGCCGATGTTCGGTGTGCCGGTTATCTCCCAGCTCATGTTGTTCACCTTTGCCAAGATCATGAGCCAGATGATCGAAGAGTCTGACTACTCCACAACTCCCGAGCAGTTGGCCATGCTCAAGGGCACTGGCGCCTTCGACAAACTGCTGCGCGGCGAATCGCAATAACGCTTGCAAGCGCCAACACTCCCCAGATGCTCTCTCGTAAAATGCAAGTACAGCAGCGATGAACGCTGCGACTTACGAGAGAGCATTCACCATGCCCAGCAATCATGATGCAAGTAACAACCTAATCGCGGCCGCAGTTGCCGCAAACCCTGAGCTTGGCCAGTTCAAGCCCGGCAGTATGGGTGCCCGCATGCTCGAAAACGAGCGCTTCAACGAAGAGCAGAAAGCCAAATCGCCAGGCATGATCAGCCAGTTCGAGGCAGACGGCCTCATGTACAGCATCGTTCACAACTCGGCGTGCATCATGACTGTAGGTGGCAAGAGCACCATCAATCAAGAGTTCTACACCGCATACGTGCAAAACAGCAGCATCGAAGACCCTGATGAATGCCTCGTCACCACCGAGTCGTTCGACTCGCTGCTCGAAGCCACGATGTTCATTCGCAACCATATCGAAGAACGCTTGCTCAAAGCCTTCTTCCCAGCTCTAGCTATGAAATCGGAGTTTGTTCTCAAATGGCCATGACCGTCGCGCAACAAGCCGACAAGCTGATCCAGCTCGCCACGCTGATTCGCACCAGCACCAAGCATGCTGAGCCTGGAAACGAAAAACTGAGCCAGGCTATCGCTTTGCTCGCTCAAGTTGGTAGCGAGCAAATGGGGAGAGCGCGATGATCACCATTTTCAAATACCCCGTTCAGATGACCGAAGACTTCACCGTGCGCTTGCCCGCCGGCGCCAAAGTCATTCATGTCGATGTTCAACGTGGTCAGCCACAAATGTGGGTTCGTGTTGACACCGATCAGCCCGAGCGTCACCAAGCTTTCGGTGTATTTGGCACTGGCCACGACATGAGCAAGCACCCGGTCGCTGCTGCGCCACATCTGGGTACTTTCATGCTCGAAAATCTTGTGTTTCACCTGTTCGGAGGCATTTACGCATGACCGCTGTAAAATCTGTGACTGCGAAGCCAATCAGCGGTTTCGCACGCAAAAAGGCTCTCGAAGAGATTGGCTGCACCTTCGAGAAGCTGCCCAACAAGTTGGACCTCCACAGCAAAGACGTCACAACCTGGGAGTGGGTCTGCGTTTTCGACAACAAAGAAGTTGGTCGTCACCGTCTACAAGGCCCGTGTGTTGACGAGGCTATCGATCACTTTGGGGGTTTGTAATGCAATACGCCATCTACGTCACCAAAAACGGCAAGTTCTTGTTCAGCACCGAGAAGCAACCCGGCTCTTCTGCTGACAAAGAGGTCGAGCAAGTGATCCTCGAAATCACCTCTCGTTTCCGGCGTGAATTCGGCTTCCGGGTCGATTTGGTTGAGTGGCAAACTCAGCTTGGTAATGTCGCAGACGTGACCCAGTAATAACAGCAAACGCTTGCAAGAAAGCCTGCTCCCAAAAGCAGGCTTTTCTTTTGTGAACATGACGCCTTGGCACTGTGAACTTAACCGAACTTTGAACATAGCCATGTGCAACCTTTTGAGAGACAAAAGCCAACATGCACAAGGCTCTAGCAAGCGTTTACCTGTGTTTGCATGTTACTCGGTTGTTCAGCACCCGCTCAGACGTTCTTGCAGTCGCTCACAGACAGAAAATGATCGTCGGGAAGACGTCTGAGAGCTTCACAGAGACGAAAACCAGCTCACGATAAGTCAGCGTAGCGCTCAGACATTCGAGAGCGTCACAGAAGCTTATAGAGCTTCCCCATTTCGAAGCAGGCATCCGGGTTGACTACCTTGTTGAGCGCCGAGTCTTCCCTCTTAGAACAAGAGATAATTAGATAGCTTGAAGTATTAATAAGGGAAGAGTTGGAACGGCTTTTCACAACAAGACCTAACGAGAGGTAGCAGTATGAGTAACCCGGATCAAGACAAAGCTTTGGCCACAATCAGCAGCCTCGCCCACAGTTTGGATGGTCAAGTCTTGAGCGATATCCAGATCGACCTGCTGATGGTGGCTGAGCACTTGATGACCAACATCGCAGTTCAGTCCACCTTGCACGGCCGCCTGGCTTTGGACCCAAGTGAACCTAAACCACTTGAGTTCCAGATCGGTGAGCCTGTGATGATCGAGACTCCACCATCGATTGATTGCCAACCCTATTGGCAACGAACCACGATCATCGACAAGGTAGAAGGCCCGGCGCTTGAAGGTGGTTTCGAATACAAGACAGCGTTCACGGGTCGCGATATGTGGATCGGTGTACGGCGTCTCAAGAAGGCTGAGAAGCAATGAGCCAGATGCACCGCATTCGTTTCGACGAGGCTCTCATGAAGCAAGCCGGCTGGGACTTGGCTTGGGACTTAGACGGTCACATGAAGACCCTGGACAGACCGGATGTCCCACGTTTGCTGCCTTCGATCAGGTTCAAGGCGAATGGCTTCCCAGCATGTGCAATGGCTGAGGGCGACCCAAACGGTCGACCAGAACCCAAGACTCTGGCCAGCATCTATCTGCCCAAGCTAGATCGTGTGGTGAAGTGCATCTACGACCCGAATTACCGGGACGAAATCTATCGGTGGAGACTGATCGAGTACGACGTCCACACATCGGGATATGGCTCGACCCGGATGGTTGAAAAGCAGTTCGACACGTATCCCGATATGAGGAGGCTGTTCAACGACTTCGTGGACTTCTGGGTATCAAGGGGCAGCATCAATCCCCTCGATCACTACACCATCGAAACCGCTCAGTTCAAGCCTTCTGCCGAGATTCCGCAAGCGTACAAGGACAGAGGATTCGGGTCTTTCGCATAAGTCACTGGCGTTTGAGAAAGCCCTCTTGAACGCCAGCGTAATCCAGGACTTTCTCGATCATACTTACATCAAATCAACAGAACGCATTGATCATAAAAGCAAAGCGTTTGACCATTGGGAGCAGTAGATGTACCCCAGTCCATAAACTCAAGTGAGGTTCACAATCATGGCTAATGTAGCTCGCGTCACTACCGTAAACACAAACGTCCTGCCGCTGGGTCAAACCAACCGTGCCATCCTGACGTTCTCGAATCTGGTAGTCGGCGATCGTTTTCAACCCATCTACGCACAAGGCAAAGAGTACCCTGTTTACACCAAAACCCGGCATGACCAAGCTCGCTGCCACAGCATTGAAAGCATCAAGCTGAAAGCGAAGGGTCATGGTTATCTGGAAGACCCAATCGTAGCGGTAGAAGCCAATGAAAAGATCAAGTTCATCCCTGTCGATTTCAGGGACTGATAGCAGCACCAGCACCGCTGTGTAAAAACTCAAACCATTCTGCATGATGCCCGATGGTTTGAGTTTTGACATAGACACCCAAGGCACACCTTCCTGAGAGCCCATAGCATGAAGCCCATTACCACCACAGAAACTGAATACCGCATCGTCAAGCGTGAGGTAATCACAAACGCACCCTGGTTCCTTCTCTACGGCGGTGCAAGCGAAGACGGTCGTGGCCCAGCAACGTTCATTGCCAGAACGGTATTCCCAAGCACAGCTCTGACCCACTACCGCAAGCACATCAAGAACAACCCTCACAGCACCGGTTTCGTAGAGGCTGTGTTTCCAGATCGAACCATGCACGTAGAAGAAGACTGGCTCAAGAGAGAAGAAGCCAAGCAGCAGAAAATCCGGTATCCAAAGCCTGAAAAGAAAGCCACCCCCAAACCACAGAATTACGGTACGTTCGCATGAGCAAAGCAACCAAACTCGGAAAACTCCCATGTTCCTGTGGGAAAGGCATCAAATCCACACACGATCACCTGTGCAAGCTGTGTCGTACCGACAAGCAGCAGAAAGCCTTCACGAAAGAAATGCGGATCAGGCACAGCGACCTTCCCAGGTACGCCAAGATCAGACTGTCCCGTGAATTCGAACGCACCGGCAATCAAACCTATGGTCAGTTCTCATGACCAACCTACCGTATCTCACAGAAATCCCCGACATCATCGAGTACATGGAATCAGCCTACACAAGACACCAAGAAAACCAGCTCATGCACAGAGCAGGGATCAAAGGGAGATACCAGTACCTGAATCTTGAGTGGTCTGAGGAAATCCTCGAAGAAGCGGTAAAGAGAGACGGTGGCGGAATCACTGCTTACCTGAGAAAAATCTCTGAGGAACAGATAGAGGCAAGACGAGCCCGGTTAGAAAAATGGGGAATCTGGTAAATGGGAAAGACCTATTTCTACAGAAAGCAAACCAATGCCGAAAAGCTGGAGCACAGAGCAGGTCTGTGGCTGAGAAGGATCAAATTCTGGAGAGAACACAGACACCTGTTCGAAAACCATAGGGTCAAACGGAAACAGGTACAGAATCCGGAATGGGGTAGCTGGTAGAAGAAAGGGATCAAGGGAGAGCACAGGCACAGAGAACCATAGGTACATAGAGAGGTAGCCATAGAGACCTAACCTCATAGATGTGTAAGAACCAGGTGTCAGGATAACGTGGTCGTGTGTAATAGGCTCATCGTCTCTCCCGTACACCACAGGCTATCCCTACAGATGACGGTCCTTGAGATTCAGGCACACAGGTGACATACGCACGTACAAGGTCAACGGAAAGCTCAGGAAACCTCAACAAGCCCGGAAGACCTACAAGAACAGCCAGCGTTCTCTCTGTAGAATCGCTCTCACAGCAACAACGTAGCAGAGACAAGCAAGACAGCAGCGGGAAGCGCTCTGAGAGCTTCACAGAGCGACGAACCAGCTTCACAGTAGTGCTGACGCACAGAACGAACTAGAACAGCGTCAGAAGCAGCACAGCATTCAGCCTGGACAGGGCGCACATACTGTCCCTCTCGTCACTCCGCTTGAGGAGTGTTCAGACCTAGAGTTCTCCCCAACTCTAGGTCTTTTTTTGGTTAACGAGCTGGTGGTCCAAGGCACGCCGCGGTAAACCAACCCAAGGGCCACCACCTTGCCGCGGTCACTCTTCTCTCCTACAAGCCGTGGCATACCTTCTCTTCCCTCTCTATGGGAGAACCACCTATCACCGAGCCAAGGGATTTCTTGGGGTATGTTGTAGCCGCGGCAAACCAAGGCTTCCCGTGGTTCATCCCGGAAATTCCCTATGGCGGCCAATATAGGGACAGGACGCGCCTGCACATAGGGTATGAACCATGGGAAACCGCACCAATGTATGGGTAGCCTTGGCAAGCCAACAGGCACAGACGGTGTACCGCGGCTTTTAGGGGTGTTGGGATTGCCATGAATGTTCCACATGGAACACTCTGCCGCGGCTTCCCTACTCCCGGAATCCACTCAAATGAATGGATTTGTAAGGGGTAGAAGCAGCATAAAGTGCCTCCACGAGCCATTTGCAAGCGTTTATGCTTATAACAGATCGAGCAAGCAAGCTCGGCACATGAATACGAGAGAAGGGGAACACCATGATGAGAGAACTGGATGTCGACGAAACCATCGAGCGTTTCGAGGCCATGTGTGAAGGTGTGGGCAGTGATGCTACACCTGCACAGGTAGAGAGGCTTGTAACCTGGGCTGTTGAGCACTTCGGTACAGACCTGTATCGCACCGCTGGGAACATCGCACTGTATGCCGGTGTGACTGCTGTCTACACCGAATTCAGCATGCGCTGTGGGGAGATGGGCCAATGAAACGCATCTCTTGGGAAACAAGCTCGTACCTGAAAAACGAATGTGGCTGCTTGAAAGATGGTGTGGTCACAGTCGTACACGGTCACATGATGACCATGAGTGTCTGCTCGTATCTTGAAGGCCACCCTGATTCAACCTCTCTCTACGTGGTAGATGTACACACCGTAGAAGAGTATTACGGTACAGAGAGCAAAGAAGCTCTTGATGCCGCAGACTGGGTGACTGCCGTGTGCTTCGAAGACAAGAGTGAAGCCATGCTGTGGTTCACCAACAATATCCATAAACGCTTGCTGATGACCGAGTTGCATGACCAGGACTTGATCACGTTTCTGTCAACCATCCCGGAACAGACCGTATGAACAAGCAAGAACTCAGAGCCCACATCGAGGCACAGACACACCGGCATACTGTGATCTACGGGAATGAGATACCAGTACACGCACCGAAAGCCCCTGTAGACCACCAGCGTCGTGTATTCGCCAAGCAGCTTGAGACTCGTAAGAAGCCTGCACACCTTCTGCAAGAAGAGTGGGAGCAGTATCTGAGACAGGTAGAGCAAGGTACGTACAGACCACAGTACAAGCCGGAAACAGACCTCTACGACTACGACGGTCTGTAAGCCATAAGCAAGCGTTTATAAGATATTGGGAAACCTGTCTAGTAAACGCTTGCCAAGAGTTTACTAGATAGAATACCGCGGCTTGCAAGCGTTTACCTACATCTCCCATAAGCAAGCGTTTACACTGATAACAGATCGAGCGCACACAGACGCTCGACGTTACCGAGAGTGAACCAATGATCAACCTTGAACTGGTATACGCCCAAGTGGAGGGTCGTCCGCTTTCCCAGGACACCTACAACGAAATCCTGGGGCATGTGCTCATGAACCAGAAGATGTTCGAGCTGAAAAGCTGTGAGGGTGACTACGGTGTCTTGCTGCGCAACGATGACGGTTCGTACCACGTCTGGTTCATTGGCAAAGACATCAGAACCAGTCTTCTCTACGTAACCGAGTGTGGTGTGTGGCCTAAGCACCGTCTCAGTGACGCAATGGGAGACCTCATGCTCCAGATGAAAATCGACTGTGCCGGATTGATCGAACGTAACGGGGAGAAAATGCAATGAGCCTGTCAGCAACCGTAGCAGCCATGAAGATCACCTACCTGCTGATCGCAGGCTGCACAGGTACAGATATGGAAAGCGATGATGTTGGTGACTGTCCCACCAGTCAGTATGTGGAAAGCTGGAGTGGTCCCAACAGCAAGACTGAGTGTGACCAGTTCATCAACAGCAAAGACTTCGATCCAACCACATACATGCCGGGTTATCCCAGCTACATCGTGGGCTGCAAACCACAACCAAAGAGCGCCAAGATGTAAGCCAGGCAACTGGCTTCACCTACGTTACGGTCCACGGTACTCAGGCACACGCACACATGACGGTCCTTGGTTTCGTGGCACACACGCATGAGAGGGCTCCCACGGCTTCTAGGAGAGTAGAAACGGGGCTTACCCATCCCAACATACTGGTTTTCAGAGAACGTGCCTCCAAGAGCCTTGTAGGAGCTTGTAGAATGCACTTAGAGACAGCACAAGCTGTCCACTACCGAGAGAGCATCATGAAAGCCATCAAATTCAACACCGGGCGTCAGTACACAGCCGAAGGCCAAGTTATCGTAGCCTGGACAGTGGGTGAACCAGAGAAAGACCCTGATTTTGACTGTGAGTGGGTAACAGTACGTTTTGCAGACCTTTCTCGAATGGTAGAAGGTGAAATCGTTGTTATGGGTCTTACCGAGAAAAACGTGATGTCTCGGTACGATGCTACCGATTACAAGAACATCTGGATCACCAGAGAAGAGAAAGCCGAAGCTCTAGCAGCAGTCGCTTGACCAATGAGACCCGGATCACCGGGTTCTCTCAGAGCCAACTGAGCCGCGGTCAATGAAAAGTCAGCCAAGGTAAGCCGCGGCGTCCCAAAAATTCCCTATAGGAGCCGATATATGGACAGGCGGCCCTTGGTATGGGTAAAGCGCTACCGCGGGGCTTAAAAAGAAACGGCTCTATGGAGCCGCCTATGGTTGCCTGCGGGGTCGCCGGGTGCCTTGGGCCGTGGGATGGCCCGTGGGAGCTTGGGAGTCACATTGGGAGGGATTCAGGGCGGGCCAGCCTTTTGGTGGCCCT